CAACTTTACTCCTATCAAGGGTATCATGACACGTTACGCTAAGAAAATGGTTAACAACCGTTTCTACGGACGTATCACAGTTGATGGTGTTAGAACATTCAACTTGGACGAATTGAGATAATAATCTCAATTATTACACTAAGGGAGGGTAGTTTACCCTCCCTTTTTATTTTAACGGATATTTATAGGAAAAGTAAATAATGTCCACAGCTTGTGTTTGTAGAAGGGTAGGTATACAAAATTTGATGCCATCAAAAACTTTGGTGATCAACTATAGTCGTTGCTCAGATGAATTAGTGGTTTCTAATTACCCTATAAGACCAGGCGAAACAAGGGATATATGGTATATAGTCGGTACTTTTAGTACCGCATCACCACCATCATCCTACCAAGAAATTGACTACACGTTATGGCCTGAGGGTTGTGACGTTACACCTACACCTGAAGTCATTACCTATTTCATATTGTACGAAAATGGTAACATTATGACAGCGCAGAATAACAATGGTATAGAATACCAATATTAAAAATTATTATTACAATGGCAAACCAAAAAATTTCACAATTACCAATATATTCAGGAAGTACTGCCGGTACTTGGTTGGTTTTGAATGATTCTTCAGAAACAACCACCTACAAAGTTTTGACCACAGACATTGCTGGTACTTCAGGAACAAGTGGTACCTCAGGTTTGTCAGGTACCTCGGGTAGTTCTGGTACTTCAGGAACTTCGGGTATAAATGGTACTAATGGAACAAGTGGTTCTTCAGGTACTTCTGGTGTGTCAGGTACTTCAGGTAGTTCTGGCTCATCAGGTACTTCTGGCTCATCAGGTACATCAGGTGTGAATGGAACAAATGGGACAAGTGGTTCTTCAGGTACTAATGGTACTTCGGGTTCATCAGGTAGTTCAGGTACATCCGGTCTGTCAGGTACTTCAGGTAGTTCTGGATTTTCGGGTACTTCAGGTGTTAATGGTACGAATGGAACAAGTGGTTCTTCGGGTACTAACGGTACTTCGGGTTCATCGGGAACTTCAGGTTCTTCGGGTTCATCAGGAACGAATGGTACATCTGGATCAAGTGGAACATCTGGTTCGTCAGGTTCATCAGGGACAAATGGTACTTCTGGATCAAGTGGAACCTCTGGGTCTTCTGGCACATCTGGCTCTTCAGGTTCTTCAGGTTCTTCTGGTTCATCAGGTACAAATGGTACCTCCGGTTCTAGTGGGACATCGGGATCCAATGGTACTTCAGGATCTAGTGGGTCCTCTGGAACCAGTGGGACATCAGGATCTTCGGGTAGTAGTGGATCGTCAGGTACAAATGGTACTTCAGGTTCTTCAGGTTCATCAGGAACTTCAGGTTCTTCAGGTACTTCAGGATCATCAGGCATCAATGGTACTTCGGGATCAAGTGGTACATCAGGAAGTAGTGGTTCATCAGGTACAAATGGAACTTCAGGATCAAGTGGATCTTCAGGGACTTCAGGTTCATCAGGAACCTCAGGTTCCTCGGGTACTAATGGAGTGAATGGAACGAGTGGTTCATCTGGTACTTCAGGTTCGAGTGGTTCATCTGGAACTAATGGTACTTCTGGATCTAGTGGGACTTCAGGTTCTTCTGGATCATCAGGTTTGAGTGGAACTTCAGGTTCTTCTGGATCATCTGGAACATCGGGATCAAGTGGTTCGTCTGGAACTAATGGTACATCAGGTTCGAGTGGAACTTCAGGTTCATCAGGAACAAGTGGAACTAGCGGTTCATCAGGTATAAATGGTACCTCGGGTACATCCGGGTCTAGTGGTTCATCAGGAACCTCAGGTACTTCAGGATCAAATGGTTCTTCAGGTACATCAGGTTCATCTGGTGCTAATGGTACAAGTGGTACAAGTGGTTCATCAGGTGCAAATGGTACAAGTGGTACCAGTGGATCCTCAGGATCAAGTGGTTCTTCAGGTACATCAGGTTCATCTGGTGCTAATGGTACAAGTGGTACCAGTGGATCCTCAGGATCGAGTGGTTCTTCAGGTACATCAGGTTCATCTGGTGCTAATGGTACAAGTGGTACCAGTGGATCCTCAGGATCAAGTGGTTCTTCAGGTACATCAGGTTCATCTGGTTCTTCAGGATCTTCAGGATCTTCTGGAACATCAGGTTCAAGTGGAACAAGTGGATCGTCAGGTTCAAGTGGTTCTTCAGGAACATCAGGTTCAAGTGGTTCTTCGGGTGTGAACGGTGCAAATGGAACTTCGGGTTCTTCAGGGTCTAGTGGTTCCTCAGGGACTAGTGGTACATCGGGATCAAGTGGTTCTTCAGGGTCTAGTGGTTCCTCAGGTGTGAACGGTGCGAATGGAACTTCAGGTTCTTCAGGTTCTAGTGGATCGTCAGGTTCTAGCGGAACATCAGGATCGAGTGGATCTTCAGGATCCTCAGGTGTTAATGGTGCTAATGGAACTTCAGGTTCCTCAGGGTCTAGTGGGTCATCAGGTACAAGCGGAACATCAGGTATTAACGGTCAATTTGTGGGTAATCCATATGATGGAATTGCAATAAATGCAATACCAGCAACTAAAACTTATTCGAGTTTTATCACAAACAATTCAATTACCGATGCGTTTGTTGTAATTCCGAGCGATCTTGATGGTTGGTATGTTGTCTATGTTATCGCTTCATTCGGTGAGGGAGTTTCAAGCGTGAATTGTGACATGGAAATTGAACAAAGGAATCAAAGTTTTGCTGTAACGTCTTACATTCCTTATGTCCACACATCAGGTGATAGGGTAGTTGGTTTTGCTTGGCCACAAGGAGCAGAAAGTCCTTTTCAGGTTACAGTGGGAAATACTTTGAATGTAAATGTTCAACAAGGAGGTGTAGCACCTGGCGGTGAAGCTGCTGGATATACTGTTACATTAACTTTAGCTGAAAGTCCCTCTTGATTTTTATTGAGAAAACCCGAATATATATAATATGAGAACAGTATTTGCAAAAAACTTCATCCCACCAACACCATCGGTTACACCAACTCTGACGGTGACACAAACCCCTACACCTACAACACCCTTAGCACTGTATGAGATTGAGGTTTGTGGTAGCCGTACTACGTATGTTGTAAACAGTCCGTTTATCAATTTGGGACTTGGCGGAGGGGTTTATGCATTACAATTTGGTTTGGGTGTTGTACCGAATGGATGTTATACAATACTTGGTCCATCAGAATCTGCAACATATGATGCAACTGTAAGAGGTGCTACTGATTACAGTGATTCGGAGAATCCATGTCTTGATTGTCAAGGTGGTGCGACGCCCACACCAACACCAACAAGAACAGCTACACCAACTAGAACACCAACAGTTACACCCACCAAAACTGTCACACCAACAATTACTGTAACTAGAACAAAGACACCAACACCAACTCCAACTCCGACTGGTGCATGTAGTTGTAATAGTAGTATCCCATGTAACCCAGGGAGTGGATATAATTTTACCATCAAACAAGTGATTGGCGGTTCTACGTCAAATGCTTTGTGGCAGAATATTTCCGAATGGGAAACATGGCTTGGTTGGAGACCATGGAGTTTTGGTGGTGGTGAAATTTGTCCTAGCAATCCAGGTGGTATTGCGTTTATTAGTCAGAATAAACCAAATACAAATACTGCTAATGGAGTTGAAGAAATCACCTCATCAGGCACCTATTATAATAGATGTTTTCTTGTTGTTGTTGGGTTTAGATATGTACAAGCCGGTGCTACTCCAAGTAGTAACCTAAGACTTTCAGTTGGTACTGGTTATGGTGACTGTAGTTATGGAGTGTTTAACATCCCAACACCAGTTAGTGGTCAGTACTATTCATTCCAATGTCAGATACCTAACATGACAGCAGCTAATCTTGTAATCGGACTATATACACCTATTTATAGCCCATATAATCAATGTTTTTCGCCTGGTTCATTATCTTGTTGTTATACAACCGCTCAAGGTTCTACGAACTATGTTTGTCCTCCCGGTATATGTTTTACAAGCCCGACTGGTTGTGACCCAAATTGGCAAGGTTTTTGTCCTTTAGGTGACGGGTGTTAAGGTGGTAATATATTTATTGTTTATGAAAAAAATTTGGAATTTTATAAAAAAACTTTTTGGTCTAAAGTCAAAGATGACAACCACAACTACAACTCGTTGGATTGTATATCCTCAACCGACACCACCAACTTTGGATAAAGTATATTCACACAATGTCAATGGGGTTGAGGAAGATTTGGGTAAAATCTGTAGTACTGGTGTTATAAGTATTTATTCTGATTGTAAAACACTAAATATGGGTTGTTTCGTTTGTGCGGATCCACAGGCGAATGACTTTACAACTTTAGCAGGTAAGTATTTCCACGATTATTCAAATGACGTGGTTTACTACGTACAGGAAGTCGACGGAATGATTTTTAACGTAGGAAGTTGTAATTTATAATTTCCGAATAAGTCGAGAAACCATCTCACTTTCTAATAAATTCAGACATCCTCTCCTGTGTGCGGATGCTAATGCCAAAGTTGTAATATACTTTACTTGTTCAGGTGAAAGGTTGTCAAAAAGATTGTTAATATCTTCTTCGTTAGTAAATTGTATTGTGTCGAATAATTCTCCGATAATTTCTGTGTTTTTTTCTTGGTTTTCCATAACAATAAGGTCTGTTGCTCTATTTATAGCAAGTATCGTAAAAAAATGGAAAAAAACAACTTACAACAAAGAATAAAAGAAGATTTGGCGGTTTGGTTTGGTACCAAAAAGAAACCCAAAGGTAGTAAGCAACCTAAGGGTCCATGGGTTAATATTTGTCGTAAGGTAGATGGTAAACATCCACCATGTGGAAGAGATAACACCGATAAGGGCGGTTATCCAAAATGTCGTGCAGCAGGAGTTGCGGGTAAAATGTCCGATTCACAAAAAAAGGCCGCTTGTGCACAAAAAAGAAGAGCAGAGAAAAAAGATACCCAAACAGGTAAGGGTCAAAAACCTGTAATGACATCATATAAACCCAAGAAAAAAACTAACGAAGGAATGAGACAACTAATTAAGTCCATTCTCAAAGAAACTGTTGAAAAAAATGATATGATAGATTTAGGACGTTTGGTAGAATTGGAACATACCAACGATCCTAAAAAGGCAGAACAAATCGCTGCTGATCATCTTAGAGAAAATCCAAGATACTATTGTGTGTTATTTAGAATCGGACTAATCGATGAGAAGGACGCAGAACAACTAGCCTCTAAGATTTGCCCCTCAATCTAAATTTACTGAAATATCCCGTAGGGAATGTTTGATGTTGGAGGATATTTCATCCTCCATTTTTTTTCTTTGTTTTTCCACGGTGGAATTAAAAACGTCCGTAACATCTTTGATTGACTTATCGGACATTGGAACCACATAAGAATATTTGTGATTGATCACCTTAATTAGGTTACCCTCAATTGTAATGAAAATACCCATACTGTCATTTTTGATATATCTCTTGTTTGACAATGGTGTAAGTAAAAGTGTTGAATCTGAACGTTGAATGAGTTTTTTACAAATCTTCAAACAATCAAGTTCGTATTCACTTTGTTTTTCACGACCATAGTCAATTGCCTTGATAACGTAAATGACATACGACTGTAACCAACGACGGAATTTATGGGAGATAGATTTCATATTGCAAATATACAACTAATTCTGATTAATACAAATAAATAGATTATTTTCTATTTAGTAGTAACTCCAAAAAATTGGTCCACGTCTCAATATCATTTTCATTACGGCCAATATTAGCTGAATAAGATGATAAAACCACATTTCCTTTAATGTATCCCAAATTACGATCTAATCTATCTAATGATGGTTGTTGAGGATGTTTTTTATTTTGAGACACTACTAGTGGTACTTTATACCAATAGCATAGTCCATTTTGTTTTTTAAACATTTCATCAATATCTGACAGAGTCAAAGTATTTTCAAAACCTCGGTATTTTGAATCATGTAGTAAGGTGTTTTGCCACAGCCTAACCCTTCGTTCTTTTTGTTTTTTTGACTCTAATTGTCTGAATTCAGGATTTTTTCTACAATTTCTTTTATAGTCTCTCGTTTGTTGTAAAAAACATTGTTTACAAGTGTTACCCCTTTGACTTTTATAAAATTCATCTTCAGATTTCTCCAAACCACATTTATTACATTTTTTTTGTTTTCCCATACAAATAAATATACGGGAAAACTTAAAAATAAAAAAAGGTTTCCCTTTTTATTAACAATACGACCCTGAACAACGTTTTTTTCCGTCATTACCTGGCATCTTTCCTTTACAAACTTGTACGGCATACCCATTTGAATATGCTGAGGGATATACGTCATATTTGGCTTTTGCCGCCGCTACACCTCTTGCACAAAGTTTGTTTTTCTTTTTCTTTTTGGCTTCCTCTATCTCTTCAGATTCGGATAGTGTTTCTTCAGAGGATAGTTCATTCATGAAAAACTCGTAGACATGATCTAAATTTTCTTTAGCCTTTGAAATATGATCGTCAGCCCAATCGTGTCCATTTTGAATTAGTTGATCAATGTACTCAGGTTGAATACTCATCAAATCATCAATTTGTCTTTTCATCTGTTCCAAATTTCCAAAGAACATGTAGTTTTCGGTTTCTCTTTGTTCTACTAATTTTTGTTTGATCAATTCAAGTAGATCGGATTCTTTCAGTTTAATTACTTTTCTCATTTTGAATTTACTATTTGGAACATCAATACTCTCTTATAAGTATCTTTCTCACCACTGGAATTCACTTGAATGTCCACGTAGTATTGATTGGGAATCTTATCTCTTGTGTCAAATATGAAATAATACTCGTTTGGAGTTCTGTTAATTGGTGTCCAATCTTGGACAATTACCTCTGTTTGACCCTCTCTGACATAAACACGATAGAAGGCTTCAATATTCTGAAGAACAAACTGTGAAGTATATGCCTTCTTAATCGTAACCATTACCTTTCTTACATCAGTGTTGTATATCTTTTCATTTTGTTTGATACCACTGAAATCAAATCCGTAAAGGACAGGATCTTTAGATTGAATACCTATGGTATAATAAGACGAGCTGTTCTGTAGAATAAAGTTGTTCTCAACATCAGGTAAAGCATTTCCATCTTTTACTAATGATGTCCAAACATCTGAGAACTGACATGGAGTTGAGAAACCTGTTAAAGGAGGGACCGATACCTCATAAACTCCTTTGGTTCTAAGACAAGTAGTCAATCCTGTTGCATATGGAATTGGAAGTCCATCAGGGTCAAGAATATCAACCACGGGATTACTATCCAAATTTACAAAGTCTCCATTAGCAAAGGCGTATAAATAAAGTTTGTTTGTTCTGTTCACAACAAAAGTGTTACGATCATCCTCAATCAAATCATCGTAATCTGTTTGTAAGAAAGGTTGATAGAATGTTTGAGTATGTCTTGTAAAATATCCTACTGAGTAGGTCTCAGTCAAACCTGTAATATTTTCAATCTCAGGTACATAAGCAATACCCCACCCCGTAGTTCCCGTTAATCCACTGAATAGAATTGCGTTTATTTCGTTTGTCATGTCAAACTCAATGTCTTCATTACCAAACTCAAAATGTTTTCTGTCTACAATCGTAAGACCCGAATAGTTTAGTGATGAAGTTGGACTCAAGTTTCTATTACTGTAGGTACCAGGTTCAGGCCAATCTGTTATGGTAGTAGTTTGATACCAGTTAGAAGGTCTTGTACTAAAAGCTCTGTTATTTGAAAACTGAGCAATGGCTAAATCATCTACAAAATCATAGCCAACACCCTCATCCCATGTTTGTCCTGTCAAAGGAATACGATAAAGGACAAGATCAAATGATGTTGCTCTTCCTGAACCATCAGACGCGTTGGTGTTGAGTAACTCTTGATCAAAACTACTTGTGTTAGTCATGACCAAAGTGTGTGTCATACCTGATGTACAACCTGTAGCAATTTCAGTTGTCGCTAATTTTTGTCTTAGTAAACCCAAGTCCAAATCAAAGATAAAACGTGTAAAACCATTTGGGGTTGATATGTTTAAACCTTGACCGAAAAATAATTGTGTCACGGGGTTTCTCCCCGTGTTCACAAAACTGTTGAACTCAATAGTATTGTTCTTGCTAAAATATGACCTGAGTATAGACATTGATACTTTTAAATATAAATATCAATTCACACGAATATTTGTATTTAAGATTTTGTTCGCGGCATTTCGTATCTCAAACAATATTTGTTCGGATCTTACACCATCTAATCCTACAGGTATAGGTGCTGCGCCAGGAACGGGGTGGACGTGTGTTATAAGGAATCTAACGATCAAATTCAGTAGGTCTAATAGTTCTTCCCCTCTGACTGTAGATGATGTAAATGGAAGGATATTTTCCTGTATTTGTTGTTGAGTAAATCCATAAATTGAATTACTCAAATCTGTTTGTTTGTTTGACTTGTGCGAAAGTAAAAATATTTCAGTTCCACCAATCAAAACAGGTGTTGAAACTTCCTCTGTTACCTCTTTCGTGGTGATTTCTTGTAGATTTACCTTGATAGGTTTTCCTATTTGATCTTTGGTTCTTACCAATCCAAATTTGTAACTCGCAGGACCAAGTCCAGCATTCAATGTAATTGCATTCACAAACCTCAATCCATTGGAATATTGTGTCGCTAGAATGGATGACGGAGAGTTTGGATCTATACCACCACTTTCTAAAATTGTCCTAACAGACGCTACTGGTCTATATGCAAATGGAAACTGATCAGTAATTCTTGGACCATCGATAATTTTACCTGAGTTTACACCCTTGATGAAATTATTGATTTTTTCTACAGTCTGTTCAAATGTGAGACCGAAAAAGTCCTCATAATATTCAATATTGATGACGTTTGCCAAATCTGAGTCGTATTGGATACTATCAGTGAAAGTTGTATTCAAAGGCTTGAGACTATATAACCTAATTTGACCTGTGAAAGCATTCTGCGTATTCTCCAAGTTTTGTACATCCCATTCAATTAACTTTTTGGTGGGCACATTTACTTCCTCTGTTTGAATTGAAAGTTTTTTTGGACCTTCATTTATCTTGGTGTTGAAACCTGATATTTGAATAAAAGACCTTCTGTCATTTGGAATTGGAAACCTTTTGATGTTCAAGTCATTGGTTTTTGCGGCTCTGAGTAATACGGTATCTTTCTTTACTACAACATCGGCAAAACCACGACCCAAAAGTGCGTTGTCACCAGGTTGTGGGAATATTCCAAATGATTTGGAGTTTTTGAAACTACCATCATTGTTTTTGAGTCTCAACAAACCCTCAACTCTGTCACCTAAAGATGTAAATTTGTTTGATTCCTCAATGTTGGAATATGGTAAAGACATTGGGGATGGGAATGATCCTTGAACATAATAAACATCTTGGTAAGGATATTCATGGTTTTGATAAAAAAGATTTACTCGTTCTTTGGCTTCAGGTACCTGTGATATGAACTGAGGTAAAAGCGGTAAAACAACGAAAGGGTCTTTATCAGTCCAAGCGTCTTTTGGTTGGAAGGCAAAACCCTCTAACGTTGCACGAATATTTCTATCAAGAGGATGTGCTCTGATTCTACCCAAATTCATTGGGTCTTGATTGTCTATAACCTCTGCAGGATATATTATCTTACTTGCTAAACTGCCCATTTACCCTGTTTTCGTATTCTGTAAGAATTTTATTGTACAAACCTTCAATGTTGTCTAAATGGTTTGTTAGATCAATAATCATAGATTTTGTTTCGTTAAAATCGTCCGTTAAAAAATCCATGGCTTCCGACAAATCTTTGTTGGACGAGGAGTCAATATCTCTGATAATTGACTGTAATTGTTCCAATGTGAATTCTTTTTTTATCATGATGGTACTGAATCAAATCTTTCGGGCATCGTTATACCAATTGGTAATACTTTTAAGGCCGGAAGTATACCCTGATTTCTTCCATTTTCAGTGCGTTCTGCTTCAACACCTGTAATTTGAGATTGAATTGATAAAAGCCAAAGGTTTGGACTACCATCTGGCATCGGTCCAGTTGGTATTCCTTTCTTTTGTAATTCTTCAATTACACTCAACATTGCTCTCGTGTCAGAAAATCCGGCTCTAAACTTGGCAAAAAACAATGCCGTTGCGGGTGTATCGTATCTTGTACCCCTTAGTGATAATTGAATGAGATCCACAATTGAGTCAACAACGCTCTTACACTTTCTATAGTTAGGTATTACTTGAGTAACCAAAATACCCAAACTCAGAAGTGATTTAGTTTGAAGAAGTCTCTTATTCTGAGCTTCTTTTCTTAGATTACGGATAATACCCCTCAATAATTTTCTTAGATCTCTTTTTATTATCTCCGTAAGAATTCTAGTAAATTCTGCACCAATTAGAGAGATAACCTCAACATTGAAAGTTTTGAATGTTTTCATAAAACTTTCTAAGTTGTAAACTTTGTTCAGTATAGAGTTTTGAATATTTTGTTGATCGTTCTCCAAAGCTTTTACCATAATCATCATTGGTAGTAAAACTTTTGGACTATAAATGGCGGCAATCAAGGCTTTGGGTAAATTGTCAATGATATCATCATCAATCGCCAATCCCAACTGAAATTTAGGTCCCAAAGTTTTGTCTTTTACTGACTCTATAGCTTCGTTTAGAATTCTAGTGTTTTCTGCGACATTATCATCATCAACAAATAACATTTGATTCAAAGTATTTTGTACTTCGTTACTGTTGTAAGGTTGTTTAATCGTGGTACAATCCAAATACTCAAAAACACCTTGTTTGATAAGTGATATCTCAGATTCAATTTGTCTTAGATCAATATCAGTTAGTTCAAAAAAAGACTCTTCAATACCATCCAAAGGGGCTACTTTAGCAATACCACTCACGTCAATTTCTTCTCTTGCATCAAAACACAATCCCAAAATCCTTGCAATAATTTTGTCAAAATATCCGTTATCTTGAATGGAATCAACACCAGCATTTACTTGAATTGAAACGTGCCCAAACAGGTATTGAAATAACTGAATGTATATGTTTTTTGTGTCAACAATTCTGATTGTCTTTAGATAGTCAGTTATAAACTGTCCGACTAAGTTTTGGCTTTGTGTAAGACTACTATCTTGTCTATTCTTCAGAGAAACTTTGTAGAAACTTCCAGTGTTACCGGCACCGTCTTGTGTTACATATTCAAAGTCAAATAAAGGTTGTTTTGATTTTCCCAAATAACTTTGCCCATATTGTGATTGATAAGACAAGTTGGAATTTTGTGTTCGTTCGTACAGTTCCTTATTCATAGGGAACGGATCGTTCTGAATCGTAATAGTATTTGATTCATAGAAAAAGGCTGTAATAGGATTTGAGGGGGGTTCTTTTAGTAACCCAAATAAATCTATTGAGGATACAGGAATGTAAATTCCCGAGGTGTTATTCAAAACTGCATTATCGTAGGTCTGCTCTTGAGAACATCCCAACTCCTTCAACATTTGATCGGCAATTATTTGGGGTATCTTGCTTTTGATTTCGTTCAGAGCTTCGGAAAAGGAGTCTTTCACAAAATTTGACATACTTGTTGTGGTGTCTCCCGATCTTATTTCGTTTGAAATAAGTTTTGCTATTTGTAATAGTTTTTTTGTTTGACTGTTAGGTTGTCTTTGATACCTCTTTTTTTGTTTAGCTAAGTCAGTAGCTGGACTTACCGTATCAACTACATTTTCTTCTAATGATGATTGTTGTTGGTTAGTAAGTAACGGAGTAGCCGAACTTATCTCATTGAACGTGTCAATTGCTTTGAGATTGGCTGTAAGAAAATCATATTGTTCATTGAGATCAATTGCCATCCCATCACATTTTATATTTGTTATTTGATTCTACAGATTCAAGATCTTTTTGTATCAATGACTGTAGCATTTCATCATCAATATCTGTAAGATTCATATTATCCTCATTGACTTGTGACTTTTCCCAAATAGAAGATTGTAATTTGGCTAAGGTCAACTTTTTTTCTACAACGTCATTGATAATCTTTTGTTGTTTTTCTAACACAGGACCAATCTCTCTCATGTCTTGTGGATCCTTCAGAAGGGCTAACATCTTATTTTGTACTCTAAGAGCAGTTGATCTTTGTTCAACAAGTTCATTGTAAACTTCTTGAAGTAATGAAAGTATAGAATCTTTACTAAGATTTATCTCTTTTTTCTTCGGTCTTGACATACCTATAAATACTTTGGTATCAAAAATCAATCAATCATGTCATTTATAAGTGTGAAATACAATTTCTTGTATTTTTTCATAGCACTTCTAATTTCTTTAGTTGATAAATTGGTCATCTCTCTAATTGATAGAAGGATGATGTTTTTATTGAATTTATTATTATCGGTTCCCATGAATATTGTTTTGTAATTTTCAAACAACTCCATCAAGGCAATACCAAGTTTTCTTTCATTTGAATTCAGGTTTTCAGAATCCAAAGTTTGTTTGAGTTGTTTTATGAATTCCAATATGACAGTATCCGCATCTGTTTTTTCATGTTCAATATAATAAATCATATCAGGTCTTGATTCTAACTGAGATGTGATGTCTTCGTAAGAAATCTTTCGGTTAGTTTCCTTCTGATCTTTGATTATTTGACCCATCAAATAATTTTTACAAATGGTTCCAAAATATGAATATGCTTTTTTGTTTTTGTCAGGTTTGAACTTGTCTACCTTGGTCATCAAAAAAGAGTGTGTATCTGTATGAATATCCGAAAAATCCATGTCCTTTCTGTATAATTTATATCTTCTAATAATTGAAGATATCATCTTATCCAAAGGACCTCTCAGGAACTCATTGTAAATCTTATTTTTTTCTTCAAAAGTTGTGGCTGTGAGATATAATCTTACAGCGTTTTCTTCCGCAACATCAAAATAGTTTGTTTGTGTTGGTTTTCTCCCTCTTTTTAGAGTTGTGGAAGTAGTGGTTGTTGAAGAGAACGACATTAAGCATTTTCTACTTCATACTTTATGTTTCTGTCTTCGGTGAAAAAATACTCTTTCTTCGCGGTAGAAATCCAAAACTTTACTTCACTCTCGGTCATGACATCAGAACCATTTTTGTAGTTCCAAAAAATGGATCCTTCTCTTAGTGTAGTGTGTTTGTAACCTAACTTCGGTATAGTCATAATACGAAGTGAGTTGTAAGTCATTCTAAGAAGGAATTCGTAAACAAATGTAAGTTTCATAGAAGGTTTGAATGAGCCAAATTCTGTCAATCTCTCTTTTTTAATAATCATACCTGATGTTTGGAAGTTTTGGTAACTCAACAATGTTTCATGGGTTAGGAATCCCATCTCTTGAGTAAAGTTGGCGGCAAATGTGGCTTCGTTAGTAAACCCAACAAAAGTACCTTTTTCATCAACATCAACCACAATTGGTAAGAATGCGTCAATTTCAGGGTAATGTTCCATGTACGTTTTTACATTTTCAAACCAAATGTTCGCGTACTCATCATCAAATTCAAAAAACGATACCCAACTAGATGATGCACTTTCAATTCCAAGATTCATTTGTGTTTGAAAGTTTGCCTCACCTTCAAAGGGTACGAGTTTTACGTTCAATCCATCAAAATCTGTGGTATTCAATTTATTTACAAGGGTTTCTTCTAAAGTGTGTACGATGACAAGTTCGGAGAAACCAACTTTTTGACTTTTCAGTGATAAGATACAACGATCAAAATACTCACTAAAGTCTCGTGCTAAACCTGATTTTATAGGTAGAATTACGGATAGGTCTAAATTATTTTCCATTTTTTATACTGTTTCTGGATTCAATTGAGCTTCAAAAGCTTCTTTACGTTTATTTGAAAAGTCTGAGAAAATCTCTAAAACTTTGTTTTGGAATTTTTCTTTGTCTGAGTACTTTTCTGCGGTGTTTGCTGCTTCAACATACAATTCTTTAAGAATATTATCTTCTAACCAAGTTTGAATTAAGTCGGCAATAATGTCAACCATCATAATTTGGTTATCAACCCAAATACCATTTTTTTCTTCTAACCATTCGGGTTTAAGATTTGGTTTCAGACCCAAAACAGGAATTCCGACTTTCATACATTCTAATGGGAATGTACCAAATCCTGAGGTTGGATCAATCCAAACCCCCAAGAATGCGTCTTGTAGTGCACTTGAGAACTCATCCATAGACACACCACGTAGATCTCTAAAAGTGAAGAATCGGTATTGAGGGTATCTTAGGTAAAATTGTTTGATCAAGTTGATTCCATCACGTTGATCACGAGTGTGTACAGCAATAATTGGTTTTGCAGGATACTTCTGTTTTTCAAATTTTTCAGAAATTACAGGAGGTATTACGTCAATACTAACTCTTTTCATCAATCTTTCAATCTGAGCTTTTTGAGTCTCAGATGTTGTGATACATTTGTAAAAACCTAATTGTCCCCATGAAGTACCTGGTGTAAGTGTTTCCAAAACATGATCGTAAGCCTGAGTGATAACAATTTTACCACAAGGTAGGTTTTTGATTTGTTCCATGATGAAACCGAAAATTTCAGGAACCACCATAATATCTTCAGGTGCAACCTCAAGATTTGTACCCTCAATACACTGATGTGTGAGTTCGTCATATTTTAGATCACTCCACTCAGAAATTTTGGTGAAATCAGGTTTTTCATGTAACATAATTACTGTATATCCTTCCTTGTGTAGGGTGTAGGCCATGTCATAAAGATAGATCAGAGATGCTTTTGCATTTCCACGAGTATCTTGAACAAAGAAAAATATTTTATTTTTCTTATTCTCAATTCTTTCAATAGATTGAGAAATTTTTTCTTTTAATTCTGTATCCATTTTTTTATAGTTTTTCAATTAATTTATACCTCAACAAAGTGTTCCAAGCCAATTTGAATGGTATATTTAGTTTTTCGGCTCCTTTAGTACCTAATTTATCGTCAACATCCTCTGTTTCAGAAAAAACGACATCAATCATAATTTTTATCATTTCGTATTTGATTACAGAAATGTGTTGATTCTCCGTCTGACCTGATTCAGGTTCTAAATTGACAAATTTGTCAATATTTGGTAAGTTAAGGTGGTAATTTTCACCAAATACTTCTATCATCTTATATTATTTGTTTCAACGTTGATTCTAACTCTTTCAAATTAGTTATTGTATGATTTACATCAATATTTGAATTATAAGTTCTTTCGTATTTTATTGTAGGTTTGATATCACTATTACCTAATAAATTTGGTGAAGCCGCGATCAATATATCAAACTCATTCCAAATATTATCCAAGGTTTTTTTGTTGAAGAAAAGGACTTTGTCAACATCACAACCAAATTTAGAAATAAAAAATAGAGTTGCAGGTTTTGTCTTACCAATTTGTTCGGATATCAAAACCCACTCTATTTCATTTTGATATGTTATTTGAAGATCTTTAAGATCCATAAAGGTTGTCAACTCAGTTGAGGGTGAGTGTCCAAAAATTTCCATCGCAAATTCCTCAAAAACAAACGTGAAGTACTCATCTTCGGTTTTGAACACGAAGTGGTTTCTGAAATCTTTAGTATCGTATGGTTTTTTTATTTCAAATTTGAAATCCTCATCAACTAACTCAAGTTCATCTATCAAATACTTTTGATAAATTTGCTCTAGCTTAGTAAAAGTGTCCCTCAAGACACCATCTATTTCTATAGCGACACGTTTCATTCCTCGTACTTTTTCAAAATTTTACTAATGATTGGATTTCTGACAATGTCAGACTCTTCAAAAGAAAAAGTACCAATTCTATCTACATTTGTAAACTTTTCAATAGCGTCCCATAAACCTGAATGAGTTTTGTCTTTGTAACGATCTGTTTGTTCTAAGTCACCCGATATAAAAAACTTACTATTGAAACCTATTCTTGTAAGTAGTAATTTCATTTGTTTAGGTGAACAATTCTGAGCTTCCTCAAAGATCAATATTGAGTTGTCAATATTCATACCTCTCATGTAAGCTAAAGCGAAAACTTCTATCGCTTCAATTTCTTTCAGTTGTTCTCTTTTTTCTTTTCCAATAATCTTGTTCAAAAGATAGTAGGATGGGAAAATGTAAGGATCTAATTTTTCCTCAACATTACCGGGTAGAGATCCAAGTTTTTCCTCAGCTTCCACAGCTGGTCGTACAATGATAATTTTTTCATAAGGAGTTGTAGGATCCACTAACAAATCCACAGCGGCTTTCATTGCAACATAAGATTTACCAACACCCGCAGGACCCGAACAAATAGTTATTTCACTATCTCTAAGTAAATTATAATATTTTTTTTGATTTTCACTAAGGAATTTCTCTCTTGTTTTATTTGGTACTATTTGTGATATAATATTCTTCTTTGAAAGATTTCTTTGATTTGAATTTTCAGTAAGTCCTGAAATTTTCGGATTTTTTCTTGGCATTTTATATTAATTAGGGTGTTGAGACTCCTTTTTTTGATACGACAATTGATGACATTTCGTTAGCAAAAATCAGAGATTTTTCTATGTCGTTTGTTTCCAAATATTTGATTCCAAACGATGCGACAAACGTATCACCAGCACCTGACACGTCAATTGTTTCTTGGGGTCTTGGTGATGGGTAAATATTTCCATTATGTTTACACCCCTTAGATCCCAAAGTGATAAGGAACTTTTCAGGGTATTGTTCTACTAAATCTGTATTGTTTTGATATTCATATTCATTCAATTTTATAAAGGTAACATCCTTTATAACATCTTCAGTCAATTTTTTCTTGGTATCTAAGATTGTAAGTTTACCCATGTTTGAAATCTTGGATATCATCTCGGGTATCAAATAACCTTTGTCATAATCACTAAGAATGATCATGTCAGATTCTTGAATGGTGTCCACATTTCTCGGTGACAATAGTAATAAAGGACTGATCGGATTCAGTTCACCATCGTCAATTCTAACCAACATTTGATTACTACGATCCTCAACAATTCGTGTTTTGGTGATTACTTCGGGTTGGTGTAAGTGAACGATATCTGCTTGGGGGTCCAAAGCTTTGAGATTCTCAACCACATTTCCTGCCATACCGGGATTACGAACCTCTTTTACTGGGTTGAACACTGGTACGGGAGCTTCAGGGCAAATTCTTTTTACTTGACCATACACAAACACATCCTCACCTAACTCACCTATTACTAATATTTTTTTCATATTCTAAAATGTTTGTTGTGGAAAACCCATCAAGTTTATCAAAGAATAGAACCTGTTCAACCAAATGTGAACCTATTACTCTTTTATCTTTGTAATCACTTCCCACAATCAAATATTTGGGTTTCCATTCTCTGATTGCATCTTCTAATTCTTCGTCACTACCAAAAGGGACTACACTGTCCACATAAGTGATACTTTCCATCAAAAATTTTCTATCTGAAAATAAATTATAAGGACGGTTATCTCCCTTCAAAGATTTCACTCTCTCATCAGTATCAATACCCACTCTAAGTCTACCAAATTTAGAGGCGTACTTGAGTAGTTCAATATGTCCTCTGTGAAGAACATCAAAGGTCCCATTGACCCAAACCTTTACTTGGGCTGACTGTCTCCCCTCCATACTCGGTAAGAATCAGAATCAAAGTGTTGTGTTGATACCTCATAGATGGTTCCATCGGTTAGAGCTTCAAGTTGGTGTGGTTGACCTGGTAGTTGTCTTACAGAATCACCAACAACCAGTTTTTGTTCAATAACTTCAGCGGTTTCTGTGTCAATCCATCTATACAAAAACTCTCCCTCTTGTACATACCAAGTCTCATCCTTGATCATGTGGTAGTGCATGGAAAACTTACATCCCTTCTTGAAGACAAGCAATTTTCCACAATATAACTCGTTGTTCTCAAAGATGACCTCATGTCCCCAACCTTTGGGAACATTACAACTCGGGCACTCAAGTGCGTTTATAACAATTGGTTTTTCCATTATAGTAATACTCTTTCTTGTTTACCAAACTCACGTTTGTAGATTGTTTCTCCTTTGTCGGGACTTTCATAGATATAGACCTTTTCTGACTTGTCTTTTTCTACTTGTTCTTCAATCCATTTATATGTCTTTTCCATACCTTCTCTTAGAGTTAGTTTTGATTCCCAACCCACTTTTTCACGATATAATTTGTTATCGGAGTTTCTTCCTCTAACACCAAGTGGACAAGGGAATCCATATTTATTTAAGAATTCTTCACCCTCAATATTTTTGATTTTGATATCTTTTCCCGATAGATCGATTGCGATCTGAGCGAGTTCGTTGATGGTTACCATTTCTTCTGATCCGATATTCACAGGACCTGTGAAATCACTCTCCATGAGTCTTAGAACCGCCTCTACACACTCATCTACATATAAAAATGAACGTGTCTGTTGTCCATCACCCCAAACCTCTAATTGATATTCGGGTCTTGGTTGACCAGGTACTTTATCCCAATCGTTTACCTCGGCGGCTTTTCTACACATAGCGGCAGGTGATTTCTCTTTTCCACCCTTCCATGTACCTTGAGGTCCGAAGATATTGTGGAATCGTGCAATTCTCACATCCAACCCGTAGTTTCTATTGAATGCCAAGAATAATCTCTCAGAGAATAGTTTTTCCCAACCATACTCTGAGTCGGGGTTTGCCGGATATGCTGAGGACTCCTCACAGTTGGGGTTATCGGGGTTGAGTTGATTGTGTTCGGGGTACATACACGCAGAGGATGAGTAGAATACCTTACCAACTTTTTTCTTTACACACTCGTGAGAGACGTTGAGGTTTATCAACGCAGAATTGTGCATTACGTTGGCGTCATTCTCTCCCGTGAAGATATAACCAGCTCCACCCATATCGGCAGCCAATTGATAAACTTCATCAATGGTATCGTCAATAACTAAAGATACCACGTGTGGATCACGTAGATCTCCAACAATAAATTCATTACAGATCTCGTCTTGTGAGAAGTATTCGTGTCTTTTGATATCACAAACTCTAACCCAGTTACCTTCGGTTTTTAGTCTCTTGGCCAAATGTCCGCCAATAAAACCACCACCACCAAGAACAACAATTTTCTTCATAGTTTTTTTCTAATAATAATAAATCTAAACAAAGTTGTATAGATTATAAAGGGAGAACATAACCCTGAACTGAAGAACCTTTTTTGTAAAATTTGATTTGTTTTCCAAAATCTTTGGACATCTCCAAGGGATTTTTTCCCCTGATGAATTCCTCTTCCTCAAATACAATCACAGAGTATCCCAACGATATAATTTCTTTGATGACTTGGTATTTGTTGTAATCCACAAGATTGGATTCAGAATAACAAAGACCGTCGATAACAATATTGGTTGTCTTCGGGGTTTCAGATTTTAGGAATTCTTCCACCACAAAATCTGTGTTCTTTTGTTTTTCCATCACCACGTTTTTGGCTACATTATTTGGTAGTTTCTGTAGATCAATGTATTTGGATAGAACTTCGTTTCTCAGTACATCCTCTTTGTATTCAACTTGTGGTTTGTGATCCAAGAAAGATTCAAATAGTGAATATTCTTCCATAACTGAACCACGAATCAACGTATTCTTGTAGTTAACGAGAGATAAATTTTTAGATAACTTCTCTTGTGATAAACCCAAGTTCAATAATTCCACACTCAAAGAATTCATACTAAAAATGTGAACGTTTTTGAAGAAGAATTTATTCAGAAAATCCGATACCTGAGACACCACCCATGGGTTCAAAGTTCCGATCGGTATACGTGGGGGGATAATGTTGGTGTTGTGTATTGGTAAAAAACATACGTTGATATTCATGGGATTTAGAATCTCATGAATCTTTTTTGTCTGACCAGGATTTACGTCACAACAAATAACAAATATCTTATTATCTACAGAGATCCCATTTTCAAAACAGTATCCCCATAGTTCAACCATCTCATCCAACTTTTTGGTTTCAAACCATCCTTCCGAAGACAAAATGGAATCTTGAAAAAATAGAACAATATCGTTTTCTATTATTGAACTTTCAGTTTCGTGGAAGTTTACGGTATAACCTCTCTCAAGTAACTCAAAAACGTACTTTCCTTTGAGTGGGGAATCTCCCCAAATGACAACTTCCTTATTCATGTATTTTATTTCTGATAGTTGCGATTTTTTAGAACTGTAAGTCCGTTATTGTTCTTATAGATTTTGTGAATCTCCCAAGATTTACCCAAATCAGTTGTTAGGAAATCTTCAACGGCAGTCATAAGTCCTTGTTTTTCTGATTTTTTGGTTTTTATAATATCACTGGCGTGGTTATAGATATTTTCATCGGTTCTACCGAAGTATTCTGTGTCGTGTAATGCGATGTATTTTGAGACCTTTGATGAGTGTAATCTGAGTTCTTCAGTGAGTTGATCGTAGGTATGGAGTGTGTCAATAAAAAGAAACTCTGTGGGTTCAATTTCTAATTTTAGGACATCTCTTTCTTCAAATGTATAATTGATTGAATATTCTCTACAGAGATCTATGACTTCATTGATGTTTGGATTTGTTACAATATCGTAACTAATCACTTTGTTTGGTCGTGCGTTGACAAAAGCCCAAGTTGATGATACCCACCTTACACCCATTTCAGTTATGTGAGAACATTCCTGACTAAGTTCATAAAGGGTTATCAAGTGTTCATTTATGTCTGAAGCTTTTGATCTGTGACTATTGAATTTTTCTGTAATTTTTTGCATTTTAACTAACTTGTTTGTATTTTATTTCATGTATACGTTTCATAATCACAGTGTCTTGTATTCTCTCTGATTGTTTACATCTGTAATGGTACTGGTTCACGTCAACATTTTCTGTTACATTTAGGAATGTTTGTCTTGTTAGATCTCCGATTGGATTTACACCGATTTTATTCATCATTTGTCCCATTGCGACATCATCAATCATCCCGTGATTCCAAGAATCTTTATTGACTATAACGTGTTGAACCAAATCTTTGGATATAACATATCCAGCTCCACTAGCAAATTTTACTCCGTTGTCTAATCCTACAACACCATCGTATGTATACTTTTTTTGGTTAAGTTTTTCATATAATTTCGGTAAATCAACGTAGGAGGATAAATTGGTTCTGAAGATGTAATCAAACTCGTAATTATTTAATAAAAATTCAAAGGCTTGAATGGTTTTTCTACCGATACTATCTAATTTTTCTTCACCTTTTGCATAAAACTTATCACCGTCCAAATAAGGATGTTGTATGTCAGGTTTGGAATATAAATAAAAAATTTCCCAGTGTTCACTTTTCAATGAACCCCAAGTTTCACGGATAGTTTGTTCTAAAAATTGATACGTATCCGAATTTTCATCACTAATTACCAAAACTAAAAATTTCATTTCACTAAATCTTCAATCAATTTATCAATTATCTCTTTATACTTATCGTAAGGTCTGAGTAAGTGTGAATCAATGTAGTTATCCATTTCTTCTGTATCATATTCCCAAAAAATCCTATCAATTCTCCAATCAGCTTTCCCTGTTGACCATCCTCTGTTTAGTTTCACTATTCTGTGCTGATCTTTGAATTTGTTGACATATTCTCCAAAAAATAATTCATCAGTGTTCCACCCCTGACCTCTTTTGATCAAAGACCTACAAAAACTTTCAAAACTATTATACCGACTTAGTTGAAGCACCTCGTCAAAGGTTTTTCCTTTTGCTGAGATGTAACACATTGGATATCTGTTGATGTAAGGATTATAAGCATCTGCACTGTAAATCACCATGGAATTACCCTCAACATCTACCACATTATCTTTGAAGTATTTTTCACTCATAGGAAGCATGTCAATGTCTGAAATTAAACAAACCTTTTCTTCAAAAAATTTGGTGATCCACATCCTTGAAACTTGAGATTGAAATCCTGTGTCAATTCCTTCTACTTTCTTGATGTTGAATATAATATGGTCACCATAATCAACTACTTCATCCGAATCTCCTATGTTGATCAATATTGGTTTTATCTTTACATGGTTGATCCATACAGGTTTAACAACCTCCCAAAAATCTTTATAGGTCGGGTTGTCATTTGTACTAACGATAGCGTAATCAATAATCATAACTTATAAAACTGTTGAAGTGCTCTCCAATCTTCTGTTGTTGGAGTTCCATCAGGGTTTATACGTTCACCAACAAAACGGTAATTTGTACGGGGTGTTGGGAAGGGTTTCCCAGAGAAGAAATCATCATGTTCTAACATATCCTCTTGGAAGATTTGATAGATTGTCTTTAGGAAAGTTTGATCCAAACCATATTTGAATTCTTTATCCTTACAGAATCTTTCAATTTGTTGAGTAAATGGAATTACATTACCTTTTATTCCCCACATTCCAGCTAAAATCCCAATAGAGTTGTTACCGAAAGGTATTCTGTGTGCTGGGTGATCTCTCATCACGTGTAGAGACTTTTTAGATAGGATCCAATCATTTACGGCATCTACCTCACGTTGACTCAATCTTGAATCACAATCTCTAAAAATTACATACTCACAATCATCAATGTCAGCGGCAAAAAATCTCCAAAATGGACCGTATTTTACACCATCCATATTGAAGACTAAAGAACCATTATTCTGAATCTCATCAATAATTTCTTTCGGAACTGAATTATCGTAATAGAAAATACCTTGCCATTCAGGATAAAATTCTTTTATCTGAAGTGAATTTATAATTGCACCTTTAGTGTACAATTCGTTAGTTCCCCACAAACTATAACTAACGTATTTCATTTTACTTTGACATTAGGGTCCTCAATGAATCGTCCATGTTTACGGCATGTCCTTGGGTTTTATGTGAATCCAACTGAAGGTGTTTCAGTAATCCTTGTGTAATGAGTTGTTTTTTCTTTCTCATGTGAGCAAAGAAAGTGATTGATCTCTCATGAGCATGACCACAGGTTTTTGTATCCTTCAAGTAAGGAATCAAAGGTTCAAACCATTTCATATATTCCTCAAATACATCCGATCTAAAAGTTGTGTTAGATGTTGAGGACCAAATTGCCTGTGGGTTCTTCTGAACTAATTTGGTAAAATATTGTGGTAAGTCATGATTGTAGACTTCTTTGATTGCTGGTAAGATATACTCAACCCAATCTTTATTTGCAATAAATTGAAAATGGTTAATTGGAAATGCAACATATCCAATCATTTCTGTGTTTTGTTCGTAAAACTTTGCGTGTTGTTGGTCAATGTTTGGATCCAAAAGAACATCATATTCAAACATGTTTACATACTTGGTTTTGATAAGACCATTTTTCCATAGGGCGTACCAACCAGTAAATGATGTGAACAAGGGATATTCTTCTAAGTTGTGTTCCAAATCCCGTGCAACTATTAGATTCTGCAAGTGAGAAATCTCATCAACAGGTCGGTTACCCAAAAATACGTAAGTGTATTTGTATAAACCGTGAAATTTCTTGTTTTCTTCAAACTCCAAAATCAATTTTTGGTCGTGACAGAAAATGAATGTTTCATTTTGATCTTGTGGGAGAATATTGATTGGTAATACAGATTGATACTTGTTGGCAAAGTTTTGTCTGTTTATTTCCCATTGTTCGTTTGTTTGTCCTATAGAAAGGTGAGTCACTCTTACCATTGTTGTCACTCCAACTTTTACACCATCCAAATAATTTTTTAGGGTAAAACCCAAATCATAAAAGTGAAAACCTGGTATAGATTCATCAAAATTGTGTTTGATTTTTGTTTTATCCACCGCAATAAAAAGACCGTCAGTAATAACCACATCTTCAAACTTCTGTCCAAGATCATTTGAGTAACTACTCGTCCATTTTTTTCCATCTTTTTTGTGGTTCACAATACCGTACATAGTTGGTGAAACAGTCCACCATTTGGCCGATTCGGGAAGGAACTTTGTTCCGGCAAGTCCTACAATGCCATAGTCAGGGTTTTTTTGAAAACCTTTCAACAATTTTTCACCCCAATTTTTGGTATCAAACTCCAAGTCATCGTGTAATAAAACAACGATATTATTTGACGATTCATTCAGAATCTCATTGTAAACTTGTGATAAAGATTTATCTCCATTGTTTACCTTCTCAATAATTTCTACTTCTTTGAACATACAAGTCTTCTGTATGTAATCAATGTAGCTTTGATTATGTTCTCTTGTTGAAAATCCAATTGTAATCATTCAAAAACTTCTATGTTAAATTGTTTTTTAGTCATTTTGTTCCACCGACCCTCATATCTTGTTGCTCTAACAATATGATTGTCAATCCAATGATAGTTTCCTCCACGTGGTTTATTCATCAAAATATTGTGGTACTTGTACCCATGTTTTTCTAACCACTCTTGTGTGACCTGTCTGTGTGAATCTGTTCTTGAGGTAAAAAAAGTGATGATATGACCTTCGTCATACCATTTGTTGATCATTTCAACTGAACCCTCATATGGTAAACAAGTTTCCATTCTCCAAGGTTCTTCGTTCGGCACATCATCGGTTATAGTACCGTCAATATCAATAAGGTAATTTTTTACTCCATCAGGTAAGACTGGACTGATAGCATTTCCATTATATTCCTGTTGACCCAAATCCATTATCTCCACGTTCTTTTTTATTTATAGTTTCTACTTCCGATAGGTGAACCCACTTGCCAGCAACCACAGGTGTCAATACGGCTTGACCAATTTTTTGACCTTTGTTGATTTCCACAGGTGTTGCGTTTGTATTGAAGATAATAACTTTGATTTCACCATCATATCCTTGATCCACGGTACCAGGACTGTTGAGAACCATAAGTCCTTGATTAATTGCCAAACCACTTTTACTTCTTACTTGGATTTCATATCCTTCGGGTATATCAAATTTCAAACCAGTTGGGACTAATGATCTTCCAAAACCTGTGATCTTTACATCAGTGGTACTGTATAGGTCAAATCCTGAGTCTGACGAATAGTTGTATTTCGGATCAATTGCATTTTCCGAGATCTTTGTAAATTTCAATGGAATTTGATGATCTCCACTCATAATTGCTTCATCCATTTCTTGAATAGGAAGACCATCAAGTTCTTCCTCAAAAACTTCTTCTTCCAAGTTCTTGAGTAACAATTCTAAGTTTCTTGCTAATTCCTCGTTAGTTGACATTATTGTAGTTCTTTGAATTTTTTTATTACTTCTATTAGTACCAAGACATCTCGTTCACAATATTCTACGATTAAATCAAGTTGATCGTAATCATAAAATGCTTCGTGTACACGGTTTCCAGTGACTTCACCTTCTTTTGGGGATGGAACACCCATAGCAGCACACATAAGTTCTAATGATGCTAAACCATAATTGTTACCCATTCTCCAAATATCTAAGGTGTCAACCGCTTTGATCTCCCAAGGTTTAGTATCGTAGTTGGGTAATAGTGGTGATGGTTTGATTCCGTTGATAACCATACGTTTGAGTAACATAGGAATATCAAACATCTTGATGTTATGACCACACAACCAAAAATCCATTTTGAAAACCTTGTTCATCAATTCATTCACATCTCTTAAGAGTTTTTTTTCATCTTTGTCGGAGAATGTCTGTTTGTGAACTTTACCATCAGGAGTAACAAAAGCAAAACTGGCACAAACAATTCTTGAGAATTCAGGAACCAAAGCAGCTCTGTTCACAAATATTTGTTCGGGTGGTAAATCCTTATCTTCAGGAAAGCGTTTGATGAACCAATCAAAATAGTTTAAAAATTGCTTTTTCAATTCAGGGTATTCTTTCCCCAATTGTTCATAATCTTTAACAATTCCGATTGTCTCTAAATCAAAAAAGAGAATCTTGCTGATTTGTGGTTGGATCATTTTACTAAAGATTTATAATATTCAGCTCGTGCTTTGGTTACAATATTCAAATCGTAGATTGGTGCGACCGTTTCATAAAGTCGTTCACCTAAGTCCTGTGCAAAAGATGGGTTGTCAATTAGTTTTTTAGCGTACTTGAACCAATCCGAGTGGTTTCTACCTTCTTTTACCAACAAAGCGTTACCATCGGTGAAATTACCATTATCCAAGGAGTGTTTCAAATCAATAGTGTAAGGACCCAAATCAGAAGCAATCAAAGCTTTTTTATAAAAACCAGCCTCAATAACTTTGAGTTGTGATTTTACTCTGTTGAAAATGTGGTTCTTGATTGGTGCCATTGATACGTCAAACTTGGAGTAGTTTTTAGCATAACTTTGAATCGGACGTGTCCAAACTCTGTGATAAAATTCATCAGAGAATTGTGAATCATCAATCTCTTTGAATTGTAGCAAGTGATCTTTATACTCGGGTGAAATCAAAGAATACTTGTTGGTAAAAATTGTTTCGTATTTGTACCAAACAGTCTCCAATGGTTGAATTGGGCGTTGTTTTTGTTCACCTGTTCTCTGATTGATTTCAGTTACAGTACCTCTAAGGTCAAATCCACACAGAAAAACCTGTGCCTTATCCTTCAGTGGGTGGATTTTGGAAAATAGGTTATCCAAAATCATAAGGTCGTGCAAGTGTGAAGAACCACCAAGCCACCCGAATCTTAATTTATCTGATTGTTGTGTTGGTTCTTTGAACTGTGGTTCATCAGGGTTGATAGCGTTTGGAAATACCTCAACATTTTTATTGTATTTCTTAATTTCCTGAGCAAATATTGAAGTTGTGGTGGTAACATGTTGTACGTTTTTGATGTTTCGTACGATTTTCTCATGTAGTTTGTTATTCATGATAAGGTCATGAATTGGGTGTTCTTTACCAGGTAACCAATAGTCGTCCAAATCCATTATAGTTATAATACCCATGGATTTCAGTTTGGATAAAAGACCCTCAACTAACTCGTAGTTGGTACCAATAGTTCTGTGAAAATGTACTATTTGGTAACCTTTCCATAAATCATCATCATTTATATTGATATCATACATAATATCAACGTGAAAATCATCTGGATATAGGTTCTGTAGGAATACGTGTGGATCTAATGATCTAAATTTACCCACACCTGTTCTATCGGAGGGTAATACCAATACTTTAATTTTGGACATAAATTCTTTTTTCTAAAATATAGGAAAAAGAATTTCTAAAAAAAAGGTATTACTTAACTTTCTTGATTTTGGTGATCACTCCTTCAAAAACATGTTGTCCGACTCTGAATGAAACATGTTCTTTGGTTTTTTGAGATGATTCAGTAATAACACCTTGTTCGGCCAAAACCTCTCTTACAACTTCTTTTAACATAGTTCTAAGATCAGAGTTATTTGGTATTGACTCGGTGATTACTTGTTTTTTTTGGGTTTGTGGTGCTACCTTTCCACTTGCATCAGTCTTCATTAGTCTTGAAGCGGCTTCAACTATTTCATCACTCAAGATAGTCTCGGTTCCCATTGCCTTAGGTTGTTCTATTGGGTGTTCAATCATCAACCTCTTGATTTCATCAGGTAATTTTGAGTTAAGAATTCTATCTTTAGCGTTGAGGTTATTAGGAACCTGTTTTGGTTGTGGAGCTTCACCTAATAAATCTTGTGGGATATTGTACTTAGCATTTACAGGTTCAAAAGATTCTACCATAGATCTTCCACCATTTGATGAAGAACCTCTTCCCATGGAGTCTTGTCTCTCCATAATTTTTCTAGCGACAACTAATTTTTCTAATAATTCTTGATTCATTATACCGTTTCTCTTGTATCAAATTTAGCGATGGTAATGATACTTGTCATATCTTTATCACCATCAAAATTATAACCAGGTCTGGCTTTAGTAAAGTTCTTACGTAAAGGTTTGAACATTGTGGTACGATCAACACGGAATAATCTCCAACCTGGTTTTGGACTATGTGGGTCTTGTAAGTATGCGGTATGAGAAGCACCCGCTTGATCCCAAGCCCTGAAAATTAAATTACCTTTTTTTGATCTACCCAAAGCCACGGGCTCAATTTCTCTCAATCCTTTACCACCTGGCTCATCACCATCATAGTAAATTGAGCACACTTGTTTTTGGTCTATTGCTTTTCTAATGTCGTCAATAGATGCCGCCTCTGTGATGAGTTGAGTGAGAGCCTTGAGTAATTTCATATTAATCTTCTACTCTGTACGGTTTGTTTGGTTGATATGCGTTGAACTTGATATTCATCTTTCTTTCAAATACATCTGTAGATGTTCCTGCCGCTACGTTGTAGACATCCAAAAAACTACCAGTACCACGTCCTATTTCATCACCATCTCCAATTGCGTCAGGATTTGTTGATGAATAATTCTGTCCTTGTTGTGTATAGTCATTTTTCACAATGTTCTTTTTTCTTTCAAAATCTGCGATTTCGGTGAGTCTATTCTTTGGTTGTGAAAAATCTAAAGGTAATTGTTCCATTTTATATTCTTCTCATTAATTGGTTTATTCTCTCTAAACTTTCGGTTACTTGTAATCCGTGTTTTTCTAAAGAGTTTTTCTTTGAATCAAATTTTGAGATATTCATATTTTGATTCGGGCTTTTTGTTTTGAAATCCATATCTACCATACCAGTATCATTTTTGATTTTATTGGTACCATTTATGGATTGTCTCGCACCTGATAGAATGGAGTCAACAAAACTTTTCATTTTATTTTCCCCGTTCAAAATAAACGGTGCATCCGTTTGAGGTCCCTTGAAACTATCAAAAAAATTCTTAATTCGTTTCAATTCAGGATAACTCAAGCTTTGAGTGTTCTGTAACCTCAGGTTTCTATTATACCCCTCAACATTTGCATCAGCATTTTTAACCTTTTGAAAACAAACTTTCATGTGGTTACGCATATCTTGTGGGAAATCCCATCTTTTTCCGTAGAGATCTTTATTCATTTCTGAGTAATTTTATAAGATCAGAGGTTGTCAAACCTTCTTTATCGGCCATTTTTTTCAAAGACTTGATGTTTTTCATCAATACTGATGAAGTTTTAGAGTCTTTAGATTTGATGTCGTGGTCAGATGACTTTTTTACTAAAAGATCTTCTAACATTCCAATCATTTTTTTTCTCTGAATTTCTTTTACTTCTTTCTCAGTTAATCTTTCCTGTCCTTTTTCATCTAATTTTGGTGACTTACCAAATGCTTGACATCTTTCCTCAGGATTCTCAACTTCCATTTGTTTCATTTTATCAACACAATCTTCGTAAGTGTCACCTGAAACTACGTCATATCCAAAAGCACCAGTCAAATCTTCTTCTCTCATTACACTTTCTCCATAGTAAACTCGGTAACCTCTCATTACAGGATCGCCAGCTTGTCTTGTTGAGAATACAGTTTGATCCATAGTTTTTGTTGGAGACATCTTTGGATCGTGAATAGGAATTTTGGAATTCAACATTGAACCATCAAAGTCAATTAACTCATCAATTTCTTCTTTTTTGTCTTTCCCCAATTTTGATATCAATTTTTTGATATCATCCTTCTTAAACTTTTTCTTGGATTTCATAACTTTCTCCACCAATCTAAAAAGTGAGTTTTCTTTATTCACAGGTACGGAAATAATTTCATCCTCAGACCTTGCCTCTGATATGGTATTATTTACTGAATAATAAACATCAACATTTTCACCTTTGTTTTTAAGGTAGAAATACACATTATTTGAAAAATATTCGCGACCGTAACTTATCATAAAGAATTTTTACTTATAAATACCGCAGTAAAAGTATTTATCACATATGGCATATCAGAACATCAACCAATACGTCTATAACAAGTGGTATCTAAAACCAGTACAAGAAGTTTCTGACCTTAGTTTGGCATCGGATGAGAGACAATATAATGAGGAAGTTGTCTTTTCACCAAACCTAATAGGTGAGTTTAATGGTGATGTAATGCCAATCAAGATTGATCTAAATTTTTCAGGATCAAACCAGGGATTTGTGTTGAATTATCAGAATTATAATCAACAAAACATTCTTATTTCAGAAAATTACTTCAATCCACTTGATCCTAATTTGGATTGTTATTCCTCAAGAACGATATGTGATATAGGACTGACAGGAACTGACAATGGACTTTTAGAGTGTATGAGTGGTCAAAGTATTGAGTACACCATGGGTCTTCTACCTGATTCTCAGAAATTTGACAGGTACAAGTATGACCGAAGATTCAAGATGTTCCAAGTCACTGGGCACACATGGTCCCCAAACCACAGATTTTCAGGGGTCACTGCCGGTACTTTGTACAATATTGTATCGTACAACTCACAACAAATAGGACAATACCACGAGTTATACGGTGGTTTTTATCAAGGTTTTTACAAACTATTTGGATACGACTATGAGGTATTACCGACAAGATATCCTAAAGGTTGGACTGTTGAAATGACTTTGAAACCAAGACTTGGTAACATATATACACCTCAATCTGGTCAGACTACACTAAACGACTACTATCCCGATAATGCAGGTATTTTCTTTTACATGGGTACTCGTGCTGAAAACAAATTTTGGCACGACGCAAATGGTAAAAATTTTGGTGATCCAAATTATGTAAGAGTCACGGAATCACTTACAGGGTTAAGTTCTTGTATGTGTGAAATCCTTAATTCAGGATATACAACAACCTCGTACACCAACATTCCAATTAGAGTTTCAGGGGCAACAATTATAGTTGAACCAAATCTTTTATGGCAAGCGGGTGATGACGTTTTAGTTTATCATGATTTGTTACAATATATTGAGGGTGTGGTTGAAAGTTATGATCCTGTAGGAGGTCAACTCAAATTTGTTTCAACAAAAAATGTTGGTGAAGGTAATTTTCCATATTGGAGAGTTGACAAACCAAACTATTTGGAATATGCCGAATCTTATTGTGTTAAGGTTTACCCTGAAACAGGTTACACAAGTGGTAATAGTATAACTTATTGTAGTTGTTGCGTTCCTCCACCTCCAACACCAAAACCAGAACACAATCCTTTATTGGATTCTATGTCTAATGCCTTAGCCATCAAGTTTAGTGGGGATCCTGCCAATCCAAAAATTTGTGTCAGAACTCTTACCTTCACTGGTGACTGTGCAACAACAGGTGCGTGTGAAACAATTGGATTTGAAAGTCAGACGGGTTATTCAATAAATAATTACTGTTCTACAAGAGGGATTTATGATGATTGTTTGGGTACCGAATATTTTGGTAAAGAACATTGGGTTCTCATTGATGCGGTTTTTGAACGATATACTTGGTTGGATTTTTGTGATCTTTATTACCGAGGTGGTTTAGGTGTCATATCTAATTTGGTGTATACTGCAACTACCGCAAACAATTCAGTATCTCTTATACAACCACCTCTAACCCATAATCAAACTATTCCTGTACAAGAGGAAATTGTTGAACTGAATTACGATTGGTTACTTGAGGAGTTCTACAGACGTGGTAAATTGAAGTTATACGTAAACGGTAGACATTTTGAGACTTTTGATAATTTTGAAGAAATTATTCCAAGAGGACTCTATGGACACAAAGAAACACAAGTTGGTGTACCGTTCAACATATCTTGGGGTGGGGGTACTCAAGGATTACACGAAAACCTAATATTTTCAGCCATTCCTCAAACATTTTGTGGTGAATATATTCAGGATCCCGAACTATTTCCTGATAATATTCTCAGTGGTACATCGGTGAGTGGATTAACCACAAATATTCTTTTGGAAAAATACTTTGCAGGTACTTTTGATGGTGGAATATCAACATTCCACATGTATTCTAAGCCACTTTCGGTACCTGAAATACAACACAATGCCAGATTGTTATACAATGTATATGACCTTTTGAATCCATATTGTTTGGATTGTAATATAATTGATAATTGTGACTTAGATTGGGAATTTATTGAGGTTACCAACACACCAACTCCAACAACAAATCCGACCCAAACGCCGACACCAACTCAAACAGTTACACCGTCAGCAACTTTATTACCAAGTCTTTGTCTTTATACCCAATTGTTTGAAACAACTCCTCAAACTCTGCCACCAAGTGGGTATATAAATTCAAGACCTTATTATGTTTATACCGATAGTATTTGTGGAAATGTCTATAAGATTTTCTATGATGGGACACAATGGATAACTGAAAATTTCTTTGACAACACAATTTGTGCTACTTTGAATTATCAGGGTTTATATCCTGATACAAATTTTGCCTCTTGGGTAATAACTACAGGACTTCCATTGTGTGAATGTGATTGGGTTAGAACCACAACATATCCAGTACCGTGTACAACACCACCACCTACACCAACACCTTCAACAACAGCTGGTTGTTGTGAAAGCGTTGAATTCACTCTTCCAGATGACATATGTAGTATGGAGATACTTTATTTGGATTGTGACAATAATCTTCAAACAACAGTAATTTCAGGGACAACACCGGTCACTATTTGTATGAAAAACGTGTATTCCAACTTTGAAATATTATCTACTGATTGTCTATCTTACGATATTCTTGAACTCGGTAATTGTGATTGTGGGTTGGTACCTACACCAACACCAACTTTGACACAAAGTGTAACACCAACCCAAAGTATTACACCAACGATAACCTCAACACCATCTTTGACTCCAACTCAAACACCCTCACCAACATCAGATCCTTGTTGTAGAACTCACGAGGTCAACGTGTTGAGTGGGTCTTGTACTGGTGCAACGATTACTTACGTAGATTGTGATGATGATACTCAAACAATTTCACTTGTGTTGGGTTCAAGCACCCTGATATGTGCTCGTCCAAATTCAATTACTCTAGTACCATCAGAAACATCATGTGATATTGAAATAATTGAAACTATAAACTGTGATTGTACCATTCCTGAAACACCAACACCAACTCCAACACCTACTATAACAAGTACGGTAACTCCGACTATAACGTTGACTCAGACTCCATCTACAACACCTGATTTTACGCCAACACAAACACCAACCACTACGGTAACACCATCAGCAACACCACCGTGTTGTTCAACATATAATTTGTATTCAATGGTACCTGAAACTTACACAATTGTCAATTGCGACGGTACTGTTGATGTTGTTAGTCATCCGGCATTTTATGCGTTCACAGTATGTGCTTTGAGCGTTACACCATTACAAGGTTACATCTTCCCTGAGTGTGAATGTTGTCTAACTGTTACAGGAACATCAATTACCGCAAATGTTTTGGATATTCCGAATGCTAGCTCATATTCACGAGGAAGTGCGACTGTTGGATATTGGAATGGTTCATCATTATTCAATCCTACTGGTAGTGCCACTAAAGCAACAGGAAATACTTTAGTTACTGTTGGTGGTGATTTAGGTAATGATGATAACTGTCAGAGAGGTGCTATTGAGGTTACTGCATTTGTTCCAAGTAGTATTGCTGGAGCGACAGGTTATAGAACACAAATTACAATCACTAAGAATTCTTTACCGATTGGAGTTGTAACAAGTGGACCTAACCCTACGGGAAGTAACGTGACTCAAACTTTTGATTTTGATAGAAACAACAACGATGTGATTAACGTACAATTCAATAGTATTTTATAATATGAGTCAATTAGGTATTATAATCAGTAGCGATAACTTCAGCGGACAAACAGGTAGTGTTTTATATAAAAACACCCAAAACCAAGTAATTAGTTTGGGTGATCAAACTTTACCTTTTGTTTACTCACCTGCCGACGGTGAAGTTCAAGGGTTTTATTTTATATACTTTTCTGCCTCAAGTGAAACATGTGTTGTATTGGTTGATTCACCTGATCCCACACCAACTCAGACACCAACACCGACAGTAACACCATCGCCAAGTCCTGATTCAGGAATAGTTTATGCTTACATCGGACCAGGTTCCGTTGTGATAGATTATGTGGTTGTGTTGGAAAAGGTTGTACCTGGTGACGTATCGTTCGGTTTATCACAACAATTATTTTTTGAACCGAATACAAGTGAATTTATTGTCACCAACTTTGATTTATTGTCAGGTGCAACTTCTGGTACAACACAAGAAACTTTATCTGAAAAAGATTTCAATCTTATAAAAAGGAATACAAACTTTACCTTCTTTGATAAAAACCCAAGTGGTATTATTTTACAAGCCACTCCAATTTTTGCATCAGCAACTCCAACTGTAACACCAAGTCCTACACCTACTCTGACCCCAACTATTTCAGAGACTCCGACACAGACTCCAACACCTACTATAACAGAGACTCCCACTGTTACTCCAACGGCTACTCTCACGGAGACACCAACCCCGACAGCAACGCTTACGCCAACACCAACAATTACCGAAAGTTTAACTCCAACAGTAACTCCTACTGAAACTCCTACTCCTACTGTAACACCAAGCCCAACTCAGTCTGAAACTCCAACTCAAACACCTACGAATACACCTACTCAAACTCCGACTGAGACACCTACGCCAACTATTTCAGAAACTCCAACACTTACTCCGACACCAACAATTTCTGAAACTCCTACTCAGACTCCAACTGAAACTCCTACTAATACACCCACGACAACCCCTACTCCTACTGAATGGTGTATTTTTGAAGATTGTTATCAATCTTTGATAGTTACATTCACAGCAGAAACTTCAATCGGTGGATATTACTGTACTCCAACTGGACCTGAATATTACTCTACAATTATAAGTGAAGCAACATATCCGGCAACACAAACATTGACCGCAGAATTTTGTTTTTCAGGTGGAACTTGGAGCGAGCTCTCAGGTAGTTCTATTACATCTTTAACTTATAGTGGTAGTTGTTGTAATATAACTCCAACACCTACACCGACTATTTCAGAAACACCAACTCAGACACCTACACCATCGGTGACTGAGACACCTACGCAGACCCCTACTCCAACAATTTCAGAAACTCCTACACAAACTCCGACACCGACTATTACTGAAACACCAACAGTTACGCCAACGGCAACATTGACTGAAACTCCAACACCAACGTCAACTTTGACTCCAACTGTTACCCCGACACAAACTTTGACACCTACTCAAACTGAAACGCCAACCTTGACCCCTACGCCTACTATAACTGAATCACAAACTCCAACACCAACAATTTCTGAAACGCCAACTCAAACTCCAACACCTTCATCAACAGAAGGAGTTTTCTTGGCACAAGAATCATTGGAGGGTGGTATACATCCTTTGATTCTACAAGAAGATAACTTCAAGATTATTGTAGAGTTGCCAACTTCAACTCCGACGCCAACTATCACTACAACACCAACAGTTACACCAACAAATACAATTACGCCAACTACAACTGTAACACCAACATTTACACCCACAAGTACGATTACTCCGACCATCACACCAACAACAGCTCCTATTACGTCAGGTCTTATTATAGAACTTGATGCATATAATAGTTCAAGTTATCCTGGTACTGGTACTACAGTTGTAAACTTACAATCACCGGGAACATATAACCATACACTGACAAACGCACCTTACACCGAACTAAACACAATAAAATGTTTTGATTGTAATGGTGGTGTCAACACTTTTGTAAGAGTAAATGGTACTGGTCCTACCTTACCAACGTCGGGATATACCTACATTACTTGGGCGAGAGTAAGAACAAGTTCAGCCGATTATAGAACATTGTTTAGAACTGCACCGAATGACCACCCAATATTAGTGGATGTTGCTACTGATAACTTAGGTTTTTATGATAATGATACACCAGCGTTCTTTGATTCGGGGTACGATGTAACCCCTGTTGAGGATGTTTGGGTACAGTACACCGTGGTCGGAGATAATGTAAGTAGTATATTTTACATAAATGGTACGCAAGTTGGAACAACCGCAAAAGGTGCGGGTGGAAATAGACATGATTATTGGGGTTCAATTCCAGGTCAACCATTCGGTTATGTTGCAAACATGTATTACTACAATAGAAAGTTGTCGTTATCTGAAATCCAACAACAATATACTTTCTTAGCACCGAGATTCATTGAACCATCACCAACTCCAACGACAACACCTACCTCAACAGTAACTCCGACTTTGACTACAACACCAACTCCGACGTCAACTCCCGCAGTCCCTGTCACAAGTAATTTAATTTTATATTATGATCCAAGTAACCCATCAAGTTATTCGGGAAGTGGTACAGCCCTAAATGATTTGTCGGGAAATGGGTTAAACGGTTCCATGTCCAACATAACATTTACATCACCATACTTTTCATATAACGGAAGTTCTTCACAAGTCACAAGATTGGATAACGTGCTATTAGAACCAGGTGCTGGTGATTGGACCATGGAGGTTTGGGTAAACCAAACAAATGCCACTGGTAGTCAGGTGATTTTAGGTAAATTTGACCCAGGTGGTGGGTCTCAAGATGTCTCTTACGCCATTCGTGTTATTGGGGGAAATGTTAGAGCTGACTTTGGGAATGGATCAACAGCAATGAGTACTGCAAACTATTTGATCACAACTGGTACTTCTTATCAATTAGTATATGTGTTCAATAACGTTGCAAATAATAATGTAATCACATATGTAAATGGGATACAAGTTGCCACAACGACACACAGTTTTGCCAGTATATTGAACACCACAACAGCACTTTACTTGGGTAGTTACAATGGTGGAGAATATTCACAATGGTTCAATGGTAAAATTGGAATCACAAGACTTTATAACGCAGCACTGACTTCATCCCAAGTCTTACAAAACTATAATGCCAATAAATCCAAATATGGATTATAAACAACATATTTATAAAATAAAATGCCAAATTTACCCATATCCCAATTACCAAATATTTCAGGTTCAACTTTAGGTTATCTTGGACCTGACGGAGAGTTTGCCGTTGCACAGGACGGTGTAACTTACAAGGCTAAATTATCACAAATTCACCCATCAGGATTTTGGGGTAGTTTTGTTTCGTTAGAAAACCAGTATGTTACAAGCACAACTACGGCCTACTCTATGACAGCAGATACACAAACCTCAGGTAACGGTGTAATTGTTTCTGCGGATACAAGATTTGTAGTTGAATATGCTGGAACTTATAATGTACAGTTCTCGAGTCAAATTGAATCAACAGGTGGTGGTAATGCACAAACTATGGATATTTGGTTGGCAATAAATGGTGACAATGTACCATATAGTAATACCCAAGTTGTTGGTAATTCAAATAACGGAAGGAGTGTTGCTGCTTGGAATTTTGTAGAACCGATGAATGCTGGTGACTATTTTGAAATAAAATTCAGAGTAAGTGATATACGTTTAGGTTTTGCATACGACGCAGGTCCTTTTATTAACCCACCGAGACCCGACATACCTTCGGTGATTGTCACAGTAACACAGGTCTAAACAAATATTTTGTATCTTGTTTTTTTTCGACTTCAATAAATTTACTAAAATATAGAAAATGTAATTCTAACCCTCCACTTTTACAGAGGGTTTTTTATTTTAGTAAAAAACTGTTTTTATGAAGATATTTGTGCAAATTGCATCTTATAGGGATCCACAACTTATCCCAACAATCAAGAACATGTTGGAAAATGCAAAAAGACCAAAAAATTTGAGAATTGGTATTGCAAGACAATTCCACCCTGAAGATAAATTTGACGATCTATCAGAATTTGAAAATGACAACAGATTCAGAATCTTAAACATTCCATATCAAGAGGCTGAAGGCGTATGTTGGGCAAGAAACTTAGTTCAACAACTTTATCAGGGTGAGGAATATACACTACAGATTGATTCTCACATGAGATTTGCACCCAATTGGGATGACGAAATGATTAAGATGATCAAACAACTTCAGAAGAAAGGACATGCTAAACCATTGTTGACAGGATACGTATCATCATTTGATCCCGATAACGACCCACAGGGTAGAGTTCAGGAACCTTGGAGAATGGTTTTTGATAGATTTATTCCCGAAGGTGCGGTGTTTTTCCTACCTGAAACTATACCTGGTTGGAGAGATATGAAACAACCTGTACCCGCGAGATTCTATTCAGCTCACTACGCTTTTACATTAGGACAGTTCTCAACAGAAGTTCAACACAATCCTGAATACTATTTCCACGGTGAAGAAATTTCTATTTCAGCAAGAGCTTACACATGGGGATATGATTTATTTCACCCACATAAGGTTTTGATTTGGCACGAATACACTAGAAAAGGTAGAACCAAACAATGGGATGATGATAAAAAGTGGGTTGATAGAAATAACAAATCACACTTGATGAACAGAAAGTTGTTTGGTATGGATGGTTTAGAACAAGAAGGACATGATGGACTTTATGGATTTGGACCTGAAAGAACTCTACGTGACTATGAAAAGTATGCAGGTCTGTTGTTTGAAAAAAGGGCGGTACAACAATATACCTTAGATAAGAACTATCCACCTAACCCTTACAATTACGAGAGCGAAGAAGAATGGAAAAAGAATTTTGCTTCAGTATTCAAACATTGTATTGATATCAATTACAGTTCCGTACCTGAAAAGGATTACGAGTTTTGGGTTGTTGCATTCCACGGACCTAACGATGAAACATTGTTCAGAAAGGATGCGGACAAGAATGAAATCCAACGTATCATGAACGATCCAGATGGGTATGGTAAAGTTTGGAGAGAATTCCAAACAGAATCTAAACCAACTTATTGGGTTGTATGGCCATACTCAACATCTAAGGGATGGTGTGAGAGAATTACAGGAAACTTATAAAAATGGTTACATTTGATGGTAAAAAAATTGCGGACATTGGTTATTTTATCAATTTGGATGAAAGAACCGATAGACGTGAAAAGTTAGAATCACAACTTACTAAATTTAACATTCAGGGTGTAGAAAGGGTCTCAGCAAATAAAACTACCGATTCAGGACCAACAAACTGTAAAAGAAGTCACTTTGACTTGTTACAGAAATTAGTTGATTCAGAACATGAGACCTTATTGGTTTTGGAGGATGATTGTTTGTTTTTGGATTTTCTATTGGAAGAATCTGATGAAATTTTTGATAACATCAACAAAACTCAATGGGATCTATTTTGGTTGGGTTGTAGAAACAGAAGAACTCCCTTACTGAAAGAAAATAATTGTTATACGGTTTCTTCAGTTTCCCACGCACAGTCTTATTTGATCAAAAAAGATTTTGCTAAACACATCTTGGAAAGATATCCAATATACCCCCACGATAATCATAACAACGTTCCGATTGATGAATTGTTGACTCTGTGTGTTTATGGATACGATGTTGTTGCCAATCCAAATAGTGTGAATTTTTACAATTTAGATCAACCTTTGGATGTTCTACCAACACATTACACCGCACTTTGTTATGAGAAGTCTCTAACGACCCAATACTCCTCATATAGTAATCTTTGGCATTACGAAACCCATTGGGAGGAGTATATAATCAAATCGTTCCCTAAGTGGTAAAGTATGAAATTAGTTAGTGTTACTTGGTCTTATGGAGATGAATCTAATGTGAAGGATACTATCCTTTATAAAAGTTTTATCAAACACAATGATGAGAGTGATTTTGTGAATATTCACTTCAACAGATCAAAATATGCGGAATTGGAAAGTGAATTTCAATCTAAATTCGGATATCAATATGAGTTTCTATTGTATAGAATCTTTTTATTATCAGATTGGGTAAAATTGATAGATGATGATGTTCTGATTTTTTCTGATACCACTGATGTTGTTTGTCTTGGTAAGTTGAGTGACATTGAATTTAATGGCGGTATTGTTTTCTCAGCCGAGAGACATCAATATCCAAATGACATTTCAAGTTGGGGACCAGTCAATCGTTACCCACAGGAGAATTTGGATAAGTCTAACTTCCTAAATGCGGGTCTTCAGATCTCTGAAAAAGGTTTATATTTGGAACTTCTAAGGTCTGTCATTGAGAACGTATTTCCTTTGGAATACAAAACATTTGGTGGTGATCAAGGTGTTTATATCTACTATCTTATCAATGAAATTTCACCAAAAATTACTTTAGATATAGACCGTAAAGTGTTTGTTAGTACTTATCTAACAAGCCCTGATTGGTATAGAGTAGAGAATGAGAAATTATTATATAATCCCACAAACTCACACCCACTTTTTGTTCATGATAATGGTTGGAATTATGGAAGTCCTAAAATAATTGAGAGATATAGATTGATATGAAAAATGCTATAATTTCCACCTATTATTGTCTTGGTTGTCAAGAACCCTCAAAGGATGAATGTAGATCACGATTTGCATATGATGTTGATGATAACGACTTCTATTTGAACTTCAGTAATGATTTCAATCCGTTTGATTTTTCCAACATATCTAATGTTGGTGTGAGTAAACGGAAGGATCTTGTATTCGGTAAGATATTCCGATTGAAAACTTTTATGGAAGAAAATATCTTGGGTAAGTACGATAATATTCTTCACATAGACTATTCAGATACGAAGTTTGCAAGGAGTAGTACGGAGTTGTTTGAGGACTTTATCAAGACAGGTAAAGATATTGTTATATCAACCGAAAAAAACTGTTGGCCATATCTTCACGCAGTATCAAACTGGTTTGGCACTGAATTACCTCAGAAAGAATTTTTCTATGTAAATTCAGGAGCCGTTATATCCAAGACAGAAAAGTTTTACGAAATAATAAAAGAACTTGAATGGATATGTTTGAATTCTAACATAGACTTTTGGGACGACCAAGGTGTTTGGCAATATTACAACATAAAAGAAAATAACCTCAGTAAGGACCTCAACTCAGAATATTTCTTTTCAACCGCTGAGTTGGATGAGACTTACTATAAATTTGAAGACGGAGTTATCACTACAAAGTTCGGTACTCAACCTTACTTGATTCATGATAATTCAAGTTTTTCACTAAACCTAATAAGAAAAATTTAAGATGAGTGTTTCGGGACATTTTGTTTATAAGGGATTGACTATCATGCAACATCCCAACGTAGAGAAAGCTTTTGAGGAGCTTTTGATTGATCTAAAACCAACAAAAGTGTTGGAAATCGGTACTTCATCAGGAGGACTTACCCTGATGATTAGAGACATTTTGGATAGAGTTGGTCTATCAGAAACTCGTTTGGTTACCTATGACGTGTATGAACCACAATATCTGAGATATCATGTAAATGATGGTGCAAATATTGAAATCAAAGTAGAAAACGTATTCAATCACCAATATTCTGACTTGGAGAACGGTCAAGAAATAATTGATTTCATTACTTCAGAGGGAACAACTTTGGTTTTGTGTGATGGTGGAAGTAAGAAAAACGAATTCAGAATCTTGTCCAACTTCTTGAAAGTCGGTGATGTAATTATGGCTCACGACTATTCTCCTAACGAACCATATTTTAGAGAGTTTGTTCATGACACTATTTGGAGTTGGTTGGAAATCCAAGACAGTGATATTGAAGCACCCTGTCAACTCAATAATTTGGAAGGATACTTTGAAGAAACGTTTAAGAATGTCGTATGGGCATGTAGAAAAAAAATGAAATAAAATGAAAGTTACTTTTGTTACAGGTCTTTGGAATATAAAACGTGATACCTTAGGTGAAGGTTGGTCAAGGTCATTTGAACATTATTTACAGAAGTTTGAACAACTGTTACAGGCGGATGTGAACTTAATAATTTTCGGTGAAAGTGATTTAGAAGAATTCGTTTGGAATCGTCGCAGCCGAGAGAACACTCAATTTATCGTAAGAGATCAAAGTTGGTTCAAATCGGAGTTTTATGACAAGATTCAATCCATAAGGACTAACCCTGATTGGTACGGACAAGTAGGATGGTTATCCGAATCAACACAAGCAAAACTTGAGATGTATAATCCTTTGGTGATGTCCAAAGTGTACTTACTACATGATGCGAAGTTGATGGATCAATTCAATTCTGACTATATGTTTTGGATTGATGCTGGTCTAACTAACACGGTACACCCAGGTTATTTCACTCACGATAAAGTGCAGGAAAAATTACCAAAGTATTTTGAAAAATTATCTTTCATTTGTTTTCCTTATGAAGCCAACACTGAGATACACGGATTCAACTTTGCCAAAATAAATCAACTTGCCGGGTCAAAAGTGGATATGGTGGCTCGTGGTGGGTTTTTCGGAGGTCCAAAACACGCAATATCAGATCTCAACAGTCTCTATTACAACCTTATGAGTTCTACTTTGAACTCAAATTTGATGGGAACCGAGGAATCTTTGTTTACGATCCTGTGTTACAAACACCCTGATCTAATCAATTATTTTGAAATTGAATATAATGGTTTGGTCGGTAAGTTTTTTGAAGATTTGAAAAACGAGACCTTGGTGAAAAAATCAAAAGCGCCCGTACAACCCAAAAATACAAATTTGGATACCAATAACACGGCATTGTATGTAATAACCTTCAATAGTCCAAAACAATTTGAAACATTGATCACTTCAATGTTGGAGTATGATGATGATTTTATCAACAAACCAAAGAAATTTTTGCTGGATAATTCATCAGATCTCTCAACTACTGAAAAATATAAAGAACTTTGTGATCAACATGGGTTTGAACATATCAAAAAGGATAATTTGGGAATTTGTGGAGGTAGACAATGGATTGCCGAACATGCTGATGAAAATAACTTTGATTTTTATTGGTTCTTTGAAGATGATATGTTCTTTTACCCTAAAGAAGGTTCTGTATGTAAAAACGGATTCAATAGATATGTGAAGGGATTATATAAAATTTCTATAGAAATTGCCAAGAATAATAACTTTGATTTCTTGAAGTTGAATTATACCGAATTCTTTGGTGATAACGGTACACAATGGTCTTGGTACAACGTTCCACAATCATTCAGGGAAACAAGATGGCCCGAAAAGAGTCAATTACCTGTACACGGACAAGATCCAAATGCTCCGAGAACTCTGTTCAAGAACATCAGAAGTTATAAAGGTGTACCATTTATAAGTGGTGAAATTTATTACTGTAACTGGCCTCAGGTGGTCACCAAAGAGGGAAATGTAAAAATGTTTCTTACTGAGAAGTGGGCGCATCCATTTGAACAGACTTGGATGAGTTACATGTATCAAGAAACAGTTGCGGGTAACTTGAACCCTGGTATGTTACTTATGACACCAACAGAACACGATAGATTTGAATTTTATGATGGTAAATTGAGAAAAGAATCCTAACGGGTATTTATAATAAAATACTATCTATGGATTTTTTCATCAAAAAAAATGCGACCTTACCTCTACTGAAGATGCAAGTAGTGCAAGACGGTAGAAGTGAGTATCAATCATTTATGGAATCGTTGGCAGATGCTACAATTTCATTCACTATGATAAATGAGGCGACAGGTATCCCCAAGATCGTTTCTAAACCCGCATACATTGTTGAACTCATCGGACTTGATCCAAATGCTTTACCCGAATATTACGTATATTACAGATTCACCAAAAGAGATACCAACACGGTTGGTAGGTATGTTGGTCAATTTTTGATCAAATACAATCAAGCATTGTTGGGTGGTCCACAAGGGGATTTGATAGTACCCCTAAGGGATGAACTTTTCATCAATATCCAAGAAAGTTTCATATCTGATTCACCCTGTTGTTGACGGGACTATCCCAAACTTGTATATTTATAGTTGAATGAGGAAGACTAATTCCACACTACGTGGAAGAGAATGTGTCACTCGGTAAATTATACATACAATGATCACAAACGAAGAAATTGAAACGTTTTTACAGGGCAATGACCCCGAAGAGTTTATAGTCGCAATAGAATTTGACTACGTAACAGACTCAATATATAAAATCAAAGAAATTCCTGGTAAAGGTAAGGCAATCATCAAAGATCACTTTGTACCATTCGCATGGGTGGGTGATCTACGTGGTTTGAATTTTTACAATGGTTCCAAATTGGAACAGAAAGCCGCAATGTCAAAACATAAGATTGTCATTGAGAAGTTGGAAACTCACGGTAACGAACGATTAGAGAATGGTTTGACCTATTTGGTAAAGTGTTTAGCAGGTTATAGAGCACTCACTCAATTTTTCCGTGAAGGTGGAATTGATCCTTGGGGTGATAAAGTCCGTGACTTATTTCTCATGTTACCACCCGTAGAACAATATCTCATTCAAAAAGAAAAACGACTTTTCAAAGGTTATGAAGAATACAATGATATAACCCGATTTGTATTTGACTTGGAGACCACTTCGTTAGAACCCAAAGATGGTAGAATCTTCATGATTGGAATGAAAACTAATACAGGTTTTCACGAAGTTATTGAATGTGATACTGAAGAGAAAGAACGTATTGGTCTAATCAAGTTTTTTGACACAATTGATCATTTGAAACCATCTATTATCGGTGGTTATAACTCATTCAACTTTGACTGGTACTGGATTTTTGAACGATGTAAAGCACTTGGATTGGACGTGAAGAAGATATGTAAGTCACTCAATCCACAGAGAACTATTACACAGAAGGAACAAATGCTCAAACTTGCTAACGAAGTTGAGAAGTATCCACAGGTTTCTATTTGGGGATATAACGTTATTGATATTCTCCATTCAGTAAGACGTGCACAGGCAATCAACTCCAACATCAAGAGTGCTGGTTTGAAATACATTACCCAATATCTTGAGATTGAAGACAATAACCGTATCTACATTGATCACACAGATATTGGTCCTTTCTATGCCAACAAAGAAGAGTTTTGGTTGAATACTGAAAACGGTAAATATAAAAAGGCCGATAATCCCAAGTTTGTTGACCTTGATAAGAGATTTCCAAACGTATATGAAAAGGTTACAGGTGATAAGTTAGTTGAGATGTATCTTGACGATGACTTGGAGGAAACCCTCAAAGTAGACGATGAGTTCAACCAAGGTTCGTTCCTATTGGCTTCGTTAGTTCCAACAACATATGAACGAGTAAGTACGATGGGTACCGCAACTTTGTGGAAAATGATTATGTTGGCATGGTCTTACAAACACAATTTGGCTATTCCCGCTAAGGAAACAAAAACAGATTTCGTAGGAGGTCTTTCTCGTCTAATCAAGGTAGGTTACTCAACCAATGTATTGAAGTTGGACTTCTCTTCTCTGTATCCATCTATTCAGTTGGTTCACGATGTATTCCCAACCTGTGATGTAACAGGTGCAATGAAGGGATTACTTAAGTATTTCCGTGACACACGTATTTTGTACAAACAATTAGCTGAGGAGTTTTCTGAATCCGACCCCAAAAAGTCTAAGTCATACGATAGAAAACAATTACCTATTAAGATCTTCATCAACTCCATGTTCGGTGCATTATCGGCTCCACAGGTATATCATTGGGGTGATATGTATATGGGTGAACAAATTACCTGTACGGGACGACAATATCTTCGTCAGATGATTTCATTCTTTATGAGTAGAGGATATGAACCTTTAGTTATGGATACGGACGGTGTCAACTTCTCAGCACCTAAGGATGTTGAGAACCGAAAGTATATCGGACGTGGTTTGAACTGGAAGGTAAAAGAAGGTAAGGAATACACAGGTGCTGCTGCCGATATTGCTGAATACAATGACATCTTTATGAGGGGTGAGATGGCTTTGGATAATGATGGTGTATGGCCATCATGTATCAACTTGGCTCGTAAAAACTATGCTCTTATGACTGACTCAGGTAAAATCAAGTTGGTTGGTAATACAATCAAATCAAAGAAGTTACCTGGTTATATTGAAGATTTCCTTGATAAGGGTATCAAGATGTTGTTGAAAGGTCAGGGTAAGGAATTCGTAGAATACTACTACGAATATTTGGAGAAAATTTACGATCAACAGATTCCACTTATCAAGATTGCTCAAAGAGCCAAGGTAAAACAAAGTTTGGAGGAGTATAAACTAAGATGTACTCAAAAGACAAAGTCAGGTTCTTTGATGGCAAGACAAGCTCACATGGAACTTGCAATCCAACACAACTTGGCAGTAAACTTGGGTGATATCATCATGTATGTAAATAACGGTGAGAAAGCATCACACGGTGATGTTCAAAAAGTACCAGCAAAGAAATACAGTGAACTCCAAAGAGAAAGACATTTCAAAAAGACCGGTGAAGTACTAGAGGATACTGAATCAAGAATCCAACTGAATTGTTATTTGTTGAATCAAAGTGAACTTGAAACAAACCCTGATATGACAGGTGATTACAACGTGGCAAGGGCAATCTCAACATTCAACAAACGAATTGAACCACTTATGGTTGTTTTCCAAGATGAGGTTAGAGGTAACTTACTTGTAGATAATCCTGAAAAACGAGGTATTTTCACATCAAAACAGTGTGAGTTGATCAACGGACATCCATTGTCAGATGGTGACCAAGATGATTTGGGAGATGTACTTACGGTGTCTGACCAAGAATTGAACTATTGGGGAAGACGAGGTCTAAATCCGACTTATATGTATGATATTGCTGAAGAAGGTTGGGAAAATAAGGTAACCCAATTACCAAATTTTCAATCCATCAGAGGAGAGGATGTACCAACCCTTGTTGATGCTGACTAATTCAATACAAGCACCTCTTTCCAAACTAATTTCATCCCATTCTTCATCAATTCTACCTGAATCAGGTCGGATGATGACATTAGTCATGGCTTTGATTTTAACTCTGTCAGTTGTATTTGAATTTAATTGAAGATCACAGGAATCAACTCCCCTTACCACTATAGCATACTCACCATTTGTGGTATATTTTCTTTCAGAAACAATTGCGGACTCGGATGTTCTTACTCTGTTTCCGTTTATAATTTTTTCTACGGGGATTGTTTTGATTATTGACATTATACAACAGTGATTGGAATGGTCATCGGCCTATACTTCAACTGAGTATTCAAGTTGGTTGCGATTTCAGCCTCTTTTTTCATTTGGTTTTCAGGACGAAGTCTCTCTAATCTCTGTTGTAATTCAGTTACAAGAGTTACTTTTTCATCCTTGGCTTCGGTTTGTAGTGATTGGTAATCCATTTGAACTTCACTATCAGGAGTTTTCAGGTTACCACTAAATTTACCACGAACACGGGCTAGTGTTTCTTTACAATATGCGGTGAACCATCTTCTTACCCAAACTCTTGCCGGTTCGTTCAAGTCAACCCACATTATTTCACTCAAAGGTACATCTGATGGAAGTTTTACGATATCAGGATTATCTTTCAAACAAAGATCTCTTTCATCACCACAAACCTCGTAATACCAATACCAAACTTTACCTCTTGTAAGTTCAGAATCTCCAAAATCAAATTTACCACCAGGTGTATTGAACAACCATACAGCCTTTTTACCATCAGGTAATGCGGTTACTTGGTATTGTAAGTCAGGTTGAATCAATCGTCTTTTTACGTTGATATCCTGAAGTCTTGACATAACGTCATACGATGAGAAGAAGAAGTATCCACCACCACCGTAACCTGTTTGTGCAAAACCACCAGGTCCACCCAAACCACCAGGTCCCCCTAAAGCACCGAAAGCCCAAGGGTCAAACAACATATTGTTTTCTTCAGCTGGTGAATACCACAAAAGTTGGTTGATTTCTCTACAAGCCGGAATCTCATATATTTGTTGGTTAGGTACCAGTTCAAAATAGTCCCTTTTCAAAACATATGGACCCGCATTTTGAAGACCGGCAATTTTTGAATAAGCATAGGTATATTGAGTTTCCCAATCCAAAGTTCTTCTGATCAAAGCGTTTGCCAATGATTCAGTTTCTAAGTTTAGTCCATATAAAGAAGTCCATTGAGATTCAATTAACCAATCTTGTACATACTGTGAATAATCTCCAATTGATAATTCTAATAAAGAATCCATCATCTCATATTCCAATTCTACAGCTCTGAGAGGTGCTCCCAACAAATTTAAAATTCTATTGTAGAATCTACTTCTTTCTGGTTCAGGGATAACTGCCATGTCCGTTTTTTATATATAAATATCCAATTATCAGAATTGGTACAAAATAGAAGATTCGGGGAAGTAATATGCCCCATCTTTTATTTGGGAATCTTTGTTATCAAAAACTACAATATCTTTTCCTCTTTTGACAAAAACCATCCAATCGGTGTTGTATTTTTTGACGTTAGCACTACCCTCTATTTTGAGTTCACCATCTTCATTGATGATTGAATTGAATGGTTTGATTTGTGCGGTATACACTTTTCCATCAATTCTGATTTTCATATCTACACCCATCATATCTTCCTTACTACCCAATTCACCTATCCTGTTGATATTTTCAGGACCAAATTTTTCTTTGAATTTCTTCTCAACAAGATCTTCTGTTTTGTTACCTTTCTCTGAGGTTTTTACCAAAATATTGAAAATCGTTTGAAATGTTTTTGAATTTGGATCAAAGATTCTAAATTTCAGTTGATTCATGAATCCCAACATTCTAGCCATTTCATTAATTTGTTCTTGTTCGTTTTTTCCCACGAAGTTGATTGGTTCCATATTTGCCCTGACCAAAACCAAATTCAGATCACGCATTAGTGGACAAAAAGCACTATAATTCGTGTTCAAATAATTGATTATTGATCTACCCGGCTTTTCAAAGTCATACACACCACTACTGGTTCTTGGTGCGTATTCGTTTCTTTCATAATGCTTATCGGCAAACACCTCGGCCAAAAATTTCATAATAGCGTCTTGATACATTGTCAAAACTGTGAGATTATTGTTGAACATTTCTCTGATTTTAGCCCTTTCTTGGTCGGAACAAGCTTGAACTTTAGTCTGTTCTTTCATAATTCTTTTGATGGAATTACTCTCTTGAATATTTTTCTTGGTCAGTCTTTCCAATTCCTCTTCAACAAATTCCCAATTCACGACTTTCCAAAAGTTTTTGATGTACTCATCTCTTTTGTTTCTGTACTTTAGATAATAGGCGTGTTCCCATAGATCCAATCCCAACAATGGATGACCACCTTGTTTTATAACATTCATAAGTGGGTTGTCCTGATTGGCGGTTGTCATAATTTTGAGTGTACCTCTTTTGGTTAGTACAAGCCAAACCCAACCTGATCCGAATCTTTTCTTGGCGTATTCTTCAAACTTCTTTTTGAAATTCGCGTAGGATCCAAAGTTGGAATTGATCTTCTTTAGGATACCTTCTTTGGGTTCCATCTCTGTTGGAGACAACATTTTCCAAAATATCGCGTGGTTGTAAGCCCCACCCGCATTATCCCTTACAGACTTGGAAAACCTTTCAATTGTTTTGATAATTTCTTCCAACGAAAGATCACCATAATTTTTTCCTTCTAATGCGTCATTGAGTTTGGAGATGTATCCTTTATAGTGTTTGTTATAATGGATGTTCATTGTCTCGGGGTCAATGAACTGACGTAAGGCTGAATATCCGTAGGGTAATTTCTCTGCTCTGATTTTTTTGGCTTCGTGAAGTTGTTCTTGGTTTTGACGGATACGTTCTTCTAAGAGTTGTATTTTGTTTTTTATATTTCTCATATCTCGGGTACTATCATTTATTGATTATAAATACCCCCACTTTTTATCTTCTGCTATTAATTGACTTGAGAATTTCTTCTACATAGTCACCACTTGATTCCTTATCACCCATGATAGTTTCAAAAATATCCTTTTTCTTTTTTAGAATATCGTAAATAATTCCTTCAATTGTGTTGTCAAAAATCGGGTAATAAACCAATACATTGTTTTTTTGTCCGTATCGGTATGCTCTGTCCTCAGCTTGTGAGTGGTCTGATGGAAGGAACGATAAATCGTTCATCACCACCGCTTCTCCTGAGGTCAGGGTAATACCAGTACCTGCCGCTTTGATGTTTCCAACAAATACTTTTACTGACTCATCATTTTGGAACTTGTCAACGGATTCTTGACGTTCTCTTTGGTTCATTGAACCATCAAGTCTCACCGCCTTTTTTCCAAAGTGTTCCAATATCATCTCAAGGGTTTTGGTAAAGTTGGTAAAGACAATAACCTTCTTGTCTTGTTCAATAATGTTCTCACACAGTTCAATGGTTGAGGATACTTTCTCTTGGGCGATACATTGGCGAACTTGGGTTAGTTTGGTGAACTGAAGGGTCAGGGAGTCCGCCTCACCACTTTTATCATACCAATCGTAATAGTCCCCCATAAGTTCCTCATATTGTCGTGAGCGAAGTCTCAGGTATACTGGAGTGATGATTTTATCGGGTAGATCAAGTACGTTTTCTTTTAGTCTACGTAAAACCTGTGGTTTTGTTCTGTCACGGAGTTCTTCCAAATTGGATGATCCACTGACGTTCCACACTTTTCTTTTTCCCGCTCTGAATTGGAATCCGTTACAGTATCTTTTTACATAAGCCATCCAGTTCACCGCAACGGGTGAGTCAATCAGGTTCAGAAGATTGTAATAATTGATAGGACGACTTGTGATGGGGGTACCAGTGAGTAACCACAAGCGTTCTACTTTTGAAGCAAAATCATTTATGAGTTTGGTTCTTTGGGCTTGTTTGTTTTGAATATAATGAGCCTCGTCAATAATAACCAAGTCAAACCCAGAATTAAGAATAATTGAATCTTTCCGATTTTTCTCATCGTGGAAATTTTTAATGATATCGTAGTTTATAATTACAAAGTCGGCGTCCTCCCATTTCTTACCTTCAATGATTGAAGTGGTACGATCGGTGTAATTTTCAATTTCTCTTTGCCAGTTGATCTTCAGAGATGCTGGACAAATGATGAGGATTTTCTTTGACTTTGTCTCAAGTGCCGCTATGATGGTTGAGGTTGTCTTACCCAATCCCATGTCGTCAGCCAAAATCATTTTTTTGTTCTCACACAACTTTTGGATTGCCTCCTTTTGGTGTTCAAGTGGCGGACGGTGTGAATAGTTTGAATAGTCAATCTCAACATTCTTTACCGTATTGTCTTTGATAAGGGCAACTTTTGGTAACCAAAAGTCGTGAACAAAATCTTTTTCAAAAAACTTACCCCAAATATGATATGAGGTATCTTTTTCCACCAATAACTTTTCAATGTAAACTTGTTGGGGTATTGAGGTGAACAGTTTGTCATCGGCAATCTTCTGTGCGAAATATGGGTCCAAGTCAACCCACTTTTTGGCTACTTTGGGAACCCTTGAATGGAAGTTGATGATGTATTCTGACTGTGCACGGGTGGGGTAAAACTTTGGATTGTCCAACATTTTGGTTTTCAAACGCAAGATATAATTGTTGGCACCTTCGTATTTTTCCAACAGTTCCAATGCTTTACGCTCCAAAACGCCTACAGCTGATATGTTTGTCTGTTCTTCCAATACGTAAAAAGATAATGTTTATTGGTATATTTATCAAGTAAGATGATGCAGAAACTCGTTCCAATTACAAGATTAGGTAAATTCTTCGGTAGTGAAGATTTTGGTTTGGACATATCCATGGGTCGTGAATGGCTTGATGGGGATATGAATTTCCAAGTGGTTCTATATAGAGTAGACAGAACTAAAAGTATCAACGATGACGTTTATGGTGAAGTAGTAAAAGATGGAATTCAATTCCTTCCACCTATCTCTATAAATGCCTATGTAAGAATTGAAGAAGCAACAGAACAATTCTTGGGTACCAGTAAAGTCATTCAAAACGAACCTGGTGTTCTGAAGTTTAGTGTATATCAAAAAGAACTTGAAGACTTGGAAGTCAACATCCAACTTGGTGATTATATCGGTTATTGGATTACTGAAGATCAGGTGAGATACTACTCAATCGTGGATGCGGGTTCACCGAACTATGATAATAAACACACCTATGGAGGTTATAAGAAATTCTACTTCTCTTATACGGCAACCCCTGTTAGTGAAAATGAATTTAGAGGTCTATAATGGCACTTCCAAAAAAACAAATAATTCCAAATATCAATCTTACCCCTGAAAAGATTCTTTATCAGAGGAGAGAACAACTATTGGATTATATCAAAGATGACGGAACTTATCTTCCAAAGAGTTTATTACACGCTGATTTGGATAAGGGGTTCTTGGATTTTGTAAAAGAAGATTTACGAACGGTAGTTGAAGGGTCTGTTATTCAAACCGTTGATATAATTATCACCACACAAAATTGGGCTCAGTTGACTGAGACTTGGAATTTTTCGGATTTAAATGGAAATCCTGAATTACCTTTTATTACAACAGTAAGAAATCCTGATGTAAAATATGGTAGTAATCCAGCCATCATTTATAACATACCCAATCGTAGAGAATATTTTTATGCCGCGGTTCCTTCGTGGAATGGTAACGTAAAAGGTTTGGATATTTACAAAATCCCACAACCTGTTCCTGTGGATATCACTTATAACGTGAAAATATTGAGTAATCGTATGAGGGAACTCAATGAATTCAATAAAAACGTTATTCAGACTTTTGCCTCAAGACAAGCCTACAGACAAATCAACGGACATTACATTCCTATTATTATGAATAATATTACAGATGAGTCTGTCGTTGATATAGGGAGACGTAGATTTTACATCCAAAACTATGAGTTCACGATGTTAGCATTTCTTTTGGATGAGGACGAGTTTGAAGTTGCTCCCGCAGTCTCAAGAGTATTCAACACCTTTGAGTTAGTGAACAACGTAAGACCTAGTAAGAAAAAATCCTTTCCCGAAAACCCTGACACATTTGAATACTCAATGATCTACCCCCCAAGTGGATTGACTAAATCAATAGTCGTGGATTATACGGGTGACTTATCAATTAACAGAACTGTTAACGTGTCAACCTATGACGTGTATATCAACGATGATTTTTACGGGTCTGATGTCAGTTTGATTCAGGTAAATACTAATGAAACTCTAAGGGTTGATATAACCCCCACTGACTTGACTCAACCATCTGAGATAGTCTACGGGGTCAAGTTAGTATGAGTCTCCGTAGATGTCCCTTTTTTCCTGACATTTTTCCAAAATAAGGTTCTCTAAAAACTTATACATTTTCAAACCGTTCTTGTCACAATATTTTTTCAGAACAGAATGCGTCTGAGATGATATCTTTAGATTTTTGATTTCTTTTTTCATAGTGAGAAAAAAGGCAGAAAAAAAACTGCCCATTTTATAAATAGAAAAGATTAAGTAAAGTTTTTGGGTTTTTGCCGAATATTTATGTAATAAAAATAAATTTTATTGAACCTAAAACAAAATGGCAGTATCAAATAAAATATTCGTATCTCCTGGAGTCTATACTTCTGAAAGAGATTTGAGTTTTGTAGCTCAAAGTGTGGGTGTAACAACTTTGGGTCTGGTTGGTGAAACACAAATCGGTCCCGCATTTGAGCCAATCTTTATAACAAATTACGATGAGTTCGAAGCTTTCTTCGGTGGAACTCTTCCGGAAAAATTTGAAAACACACAAATTCCTAAATATGAATTGGCGTACATCGCCAAATCTTACCTACAACAGTCTAACCAATTGTTTGTTACTCGTGTACTTGGTCTATCAGGTTATGATGCGGGTCCTTCTTGGTCTTTATTGACTGTTGCGAACGTTGATTCTGCCACTGTTGCTTTGAATGGTTTGTCAACATCTTTCTCTGTAGGATTCACAGGATGTACTAATGGAACAGGTGTTACTTTTACAGGTGGTGCTTTCGCTCCTCAGATCTTAGGAAATCTAAACAGTCCTTACCCTATGTTGAATGGTGGTGAGAGTACTATCGCAACTGACGTATCTGATTTCCTTCAAGGAATCATTGACCTACCAGCATCTTCAGGTTACACCGCAGCTTACTTCGGTACTATTCCTGACGCTAACTTCAATGCTTTGTCACCAACTTATACTGCATCAACAAACGTATTCGGAGTATCAGGTCTTTCTGAATCAACCGCTGACTACACTTCACCAAACAACGACTCTTGGTACTACTCTAACTTTGATTTGACAGGTGGAACAGGATATTCAGGTTACTCATTCTTTGGAGTGGTAACTCAATTGGATGCTTTTGGTCCTTCAGGATGTTTCTCAGGAACAGTATCAGGTACGGTATTCAACTACGCAGGTACTGCATATGATGGTTGGGGAGACTTGGTTGTTGCAACTTGGAGATCTCGTGGTATTTCTCTTTATGGTACTGGTCAAGACGGTCCATCTTATGTTGTGACAGGAACTACCGATGTTATCATTGACTGTTCAGGAATTTACTCAGGTATCACATTCAATCCATATGCTACTTTCAACCTTTCAGGTGTTACTGCAGACGGTACTGATTTCGCATTTACAACTTCTATGAACTCAGGTGATCCAAACTACATCACCAAGGTATTCGGTATAACTAACTTTGGTAAACCAAGAAATGAGGTTCCGTTGTTCGTTGAAGAACAATTCCAAAATATGTTGAACTACGGTTACAACCAAGGATTCATTCGCGGTCTACAATGTGCACCATTGGCACTTCCTGGTTTGAGATATTCTCCTAACACAGCAACTATTGCTAACTACGTTGAAAAATACCAAGACGCTGAATCACCATGGGTGGTTTCTGAATTGGAAGGCACAACTGTTGACAGATTGTTCAGAGTTATCACTATTGCTGACGGTAATGGAGCAAACGCTCAAATCAAAGTAACAATTGAAAACATCTCTTTCAACAGTGCATCATTTGACGTTGGTGTAAGAAGTTTCTTTGACACTGACTCAAACCCTGTTTACTTGGAGAAATTTACTCAGTGTACTATGGATCCATCAAGCAACAGTTACATCGGTGTGAAAATCGGTACTGCTGATGGTGAGTACGCACTTCTTTCTAAGTACATCATGTTGGAGTTGAACGACAAAGCTAACCCTGATTCAGTACCTTGTGGTTTTGAAGGTTATGTTATTCGTTCATACGGATCTGCTCAACCACCATACCCTGTTTACAAAACAGCATATAACTACCCTGGTGAAGTTGTAGGTAACCCACCTTTCAACATTCCTTTCGGTCCAAACCAAATCTTGTCACCTGGTGACAACGTAAGACGTACCTTCTTGGGAATTTCTTCACAAATAGGTTATGACCCTGATTTCTTCCAATACAAGGGAAGACAAGCACCAATTAATTTGTGTAACGTTGATTCACTTCCATGGAATTACATCACAAAAGGATTCCACATGGATTCAGGAGCAACTGTTGTAACAATCACCTCAGGTCCTACCGCAGGTACACCAGCATTTGATTGTGGTGATGCTTCCTTCCAATCTAATCCTACAGATCCAGCTAACCCATACTACACAATCCAAGCTCGTAAATTTGCATTCTTGGTACAAGGTGGATTTGATGGTTGGGACATTTACCGTGAGTACAGAACTAACGATGACAGATACCAAATTGGTGGTTCATTGTGGCAGAGAGGTGCTTGTCCATCAACTCGTTACCCACTAGCAGATGGTTGGGGAGCATTCAAATTGATTGACCAAGATGGTTTCTCTGAGTTCTCAACTTCTGACTACTACGCATACCTATTGGGTATTTCAACTTTCAGTAACCCTGAAGCGGTAAACATCAACGTGTTCGCTACTCCTGGTATTGACTACATCAACAACTCTAACTTGGTTGAACAAGCAATTGATATGGTTACATATCAGAGAGCTGACTCACTTTACATCGTGACAACTCCTGACTGTAACGTTCTTATCCCAACAAACACGGATAACATTGTTCCTCCAACTGAAGCTGTTGATAACTTGAATAACACAGGTATTGATTCTAACTACACAGCAACATACTACCCATGGATCTTGGTTAGAGATACTGTAAACAACACCCAAATCTACATCCCACCAACAAATGAGGTTTGTAGAAACTTGGCTCTTACAGATAACATATCATTCCCATGGTTCGCAACCGCGGGTTACACAAGAGGTTTGGTAAATGCTGTCAAGGCACGTATCAAACTAACACAAGACCAAAGAGATACTCTTTACCAAGGTCGTATCAACCCAATTGCTACCTTCTCTGACGTAGGTACTGTAATTTGGGGTAACAAGACTCTTCAAATCGCTGACACTGCTCTAAACAGAATCAACGTAAGAAGATTGTTACTACAGGCTCGTAAGTTGATCTCAGCAGTTGCGGTTAGATTGTTGTTTGAACAAAATGACGCTAAAGTACGTCAAGACTTCCTTGACTCAGTAAACCCAATCCTTGACGCAATCAGAAGAGACCGTGGTCTATACGATTTCCGTGTAACAGTTTCTAATGATCCTGCTGATTTGGATAGAAATACTTTGACAGGTAAGATCTACTTGAAACCTACCAAGGCTCTTGAATTCATTGATATTGAGTTCTTGATCACTCCGACAGGTGCATCGTTTGAGAATATCTAATATAAACAAATGGTGGGGGGAAACCCCCACCTTAGCCTTTAAAATAATTTATGAGTAAAATAATAGAAGAAGGATTTGATGATTTGGGGATGCCAACTCTCAAATACTATGCTTTTGACTGGGATGACAATTTGATGTTCATGCCGACCAAGATTATTGTTCAGGATGAAGACGGAAAAGAAATCGGTATGTCTACCGAAGATTTCGCGGAACACAGAACAAAGATCGGCAAGGAACCATTCAAATACGAAGGTAAGACCATTACTGGTTTTGCATCCGATCCGTTCAGAAACTTCACTACAAAGGGTGACAAACAGTTTTTGATTGACAGTATGAAGGCAAAACCCGGACCGGCTTGGGCGGATTTCGTAGAGGCGGTAAATAACGGGTCTATCTTCTCAATTATCACGGCAAGAGGACACAATCCAAACACACTAAAAGAAGCGGTTTACAATATGATTGTGTCTGACCATATGGGTCTGAATAAAGATTTATTGATTAAGAATCTTAAAAAATTCCGTGACTTTGTGGGTGATGGAAAAAAAGGGAAACAAGATATGATCCGTGAATATATGGACCTTCTCAAGTTCTATCCTGTAACCTATGGTGAGGGTTCGGCTTCTAATCCTGAAGAACTAAAAGTTCAAGCAATGAAAGAATTCATTTCCTATGTAAAGCAACAAGCAAAAGAACTAGGACAGAATGTATTCTTAAAGGACGATGTAAAGAACAGATTTATACCTCAAATAGGATTTTCAGATGATGATATAAGAAATGTAGAAGTAATGAAGAAGCATTTTGAAGATGAACCAGTTCTTAAGACTTATTCTACTGCTGGAGGTGTTAAGACTAGATATTAGAGAGAATAAATTTTTGAAAAACAAAGTAAAGTCAAAAAATTTTAAACGGCAGTATTTATAATAAACTAAAATAAAAAAACAAAAAAAATAACATACCATGGCAGACTTATTAATGAAAATGCCGGTTCCTTATGAACCAAAAAGAACCAACAGGTTTATCCTACGTTTTGATTCCACGTTGGGTATTAACGAATGGTTCGTTGAATCAACGGGTCGTCCAAGTATTGACATCAACCCTGTTGAGATTCCATTCTTGAACACTTCTACATTTGTTGCAGGAAGATTCAAATGGAATTCTATAAATGTTAAATTCCGTGACCCAATCGGTCCATCAGCAACTCAGGCTCTTATGGAGTGGGTTCGTCTACACGCTGAATCAGTGACTGGTCGTATGGGTTACGCTGCGGGATATAAGAAAAACGTTGACCTTGAAATGTTGGACCCAACAGGAGTTGTTGTGGAAAAATGGATTTTGGAAGGAACGATGATTACAAAAACAGCTTGGTCTGAAGCTAACTACTCTCAGGACTCATTGGCTACTTTGGATGCAACTCTCCAAATGGATCGTTGTATCTTGGTTTACTAAGGTGTTTACTTTTTATTGTTGATTAATAAGCAACTCATGGTATAATTAACACAGGGACAAACTCCCTGTGTTTTTTTTTATGGAAAATGATGTAAAAATGTACGGACAACAAGATTTTTCACTTCCACACGATGTGGTGAAACTTCCGTCTGAAGGAAAATTTTATAAGAATAAAAAGAAGAGTGTCAAAGTCGGATACCTCACAGCTGCGGATGAAAACATCATTATGGCGGCAAAAGCTGAAGATATGATTATGACACTCCTTAGAGCAAAGGTCTACGAACCTGACCTTCGTCCCGATGATATGTTGAATGGAGACATTGAGGCAATCCTCATTTTCTTGAGAAACACATCATTTGGTTCTGAATACAAAATTCAAGTAACCGACCCCGAGACAGGGAAAAGATTTGCAAGTGAAATCCAATTGGATGAGTTGGATATCAAAAGAGGAGAAGTAGAACCTCAAGAAGATGGTACATTTTTGGTTGAGTTACCAAAGTCAGGTGTCCAAGTAAAAATTCGTCCTCTAACCTATAAGGAGATTATGGAGATTAACAAACAGGCTGAATCATATCCTGTTGGAAGAGTTGCACCAAAAGTAACTTGGAAACTTCAAAAACAAATTGTCTCTGTCGGTGGTGATGAAAACCCATCAACAATTGTCAAATTTATTGAGGGTCTACCCATAATGGATTCAAAATTCATCCGAAACTTTTTGGATGCCAACGAACCAAGATTGGATCTAAGAAGATCTGTAACCGCCCCGTCAGGAGAAAGAGTGACCGTTGATGTCACTTTCGGGGCTGAATTTTTTCGCGTTTTCTTCTGATTATTCCAAGTACCAATTAGACGAATTCTTTGTCTTGGCAAAACAATTGGGTATTTCGTGGACGGAATACCACAAAATACCGACATATGCTCGGAGATATTTGATTGACAAAGTTTTGGAGACAACTAAAAAAGATTGATGATTCTATTTATTAGAATCAGATAAGATCGCATGCAAGCACCAAATCCGAACCCAAATCCTACACCAAACCAAAACCCTAGTCAGATTGCTCAAATTGTTGAGAAGTTAAGACAGGGTGTTGAGGATGCCTTTTCCACATTGAGTGCCCGTACAGTTGAATTGGAGAGGGACTTTACGACTTTTAATGCAAAGTTTGCCGGTGAAATAGGACAAACACAAAAAGCAATTATCGGATTACGCGAGGAGATTGCTGTTGCTACACCTGGTATATCGGGTTTGGGTGGTGATTTACAAGATGTGTTGAATATTGAGTTATCAATAGCTCGAGCCTTAGGTACAAACATTATCACATTAGGTGAGACAGTAGAAGACCTGTTCGTGGCGGGTAAAGCTGTTGGTGTTGCCTCTGATGAAGTTGGTGCCATGGTTGGATACTTCAAAGATGCGGGTATTGAAGCCGGTCTTCTAAGAGACAGAATCCAAGAGACTGTGGATATTTCACGAAGTATTGGTGTCAACACCACCGCGGTTTTTGAACTCGTACAGAAAAATTTAGGACAACTAAATGAATACGGATTTGAAAACGGTGTTGCGGGATTATCATCTATGGCAGCAAAAGCGGTAATGATGAGAACCGACATGAGTAGAATATTCACGTTTGCTGAAAGAGTATTCTCCCCCGACAGTGCCATCAACACCGTTGCCGCATTCCAGAGGTTAGGAGTGGCTGTTGGTGATTTAGCGGATCCGTTCAGATTGATGTATTTGGCATCCGAAGACGTAGGTGAACTACAGAATCAGGTAATCAAGATGACATCAACGATGACATACTTTGACGAGAAAACAAAAGAATTCAAAGTATTCCCAAATGCTAAGAGAGATCTTCGTGAAATCGCTCAAGAAACTGGACTTGCTTATGACGATTTGGTGAAGTTCTCAATAGGACAACAAAAACTCAACATGATTGCCAAGGATTTCAGAATTCAAGGTATTGATGAAGAGTCAAAAATGTTTATCTCAAACTTAGCGACCTACAGTAAAGATAGAGGAGGTTTTGTTGTCAAGATCGGAAAGGATGAAAAACTTGTCACGGAACTTACACAAGCCGATATTGACCAATTACAACAAGAACCTGTTACTTTGGAGGAACTTGCTAAAGCATCTCTTACTGAGGACGAACTACAAACCGCTTTATTACAACAGTTGGTGGATACATTTGCAGCCCCAACCGCGGCTTCAAGACTTGCCACTGACCCAAGAGAAGTTGCTCGTGGGATAATGATGGGGGTAAGTACTACAATGGATACTGCCATCGGAAACCAAAGAGCTGGTATTGATGCAGTGAACAAATTTGTTGAAAATTCATCCAAAAGTATTATGGACTTATTGAGTGGAGAGGGATCTCTTTCAGAGTTGTCCCAAGTAATTGGTAAAACCACGATGGATATTGAAGGTGGTTTTACAAGAATTGCTGACACAATAACTAATATGAATTTGGGTGAAGTTGTGTCTAAGTATACCTCATCAGGAAACATCATTTATGAAGGTGCTGTAAAAGCCTACGAAGGGTTGAATAATCTATATCAAAAGGTAAATAATTTTACAGTTGATAATGTAATTACACCAACTGAAAAATTACAAGCGGCACCCACAAAAACTGTAGTAGAATTTGCCGATGTCAAATATCAAGGTAATTTGAATGTTGTATTATCAACTCCGACAGGAACACCACAGGCAGTTGCCATCACAGATCAGATGGCATATGACTTATTCCAAAACCCGACATTCCAAAAACAAAACCAAGCCGCAATACAACAAGCATTAGCACAAAACAATTATGCGGCATTACCCAACACAGCGTCATAAAAAAAAATATAACTTATCCTATTTATAGTAATAAGTAAAAAGGATGCCAAGTAGCTTATCATTTCTAGCCACCAAAGCGATACGAGAAAAGTTATTGCTGAGAAACCTGAAGCCATACTCCAAACCTGGAGTATTCGCTCCACAGTCTCAGCCAGCTAGTGGTGAACTTATTCAGAACGATTATAACGTAATTGATTCACCTGATGTTCTGATTGACGCTAACCCATATGCTAATGTATTGGGGGTAAAAAACGAGTTTGGACCTAATGGGGGTTATAACTTGGACATCTCAGGACTTATATCAACAGCACAAAACACTCCAAACCGAGGACCCTATGGTCCATATCCACCCTATACGGATGCCTTGGAAGTATATTCAACCACCTTCCAAAAAAGACAATACATCAAAAACGAGTATGTACCTCAATTTGGGTATCTAAGATATTACGAAATTGGTGACATTATCAAACCTCAAAGGAATCAAACCTATTGGGAGCCACCAAGTTTCAGACCTTCTATATACTCACCATACTCAATCTTGATCCAAGAAGACCCAGCCGGTGACGCTGGTGTTGTTTCCCAGGACTCCAGAATGATGCAGATTGCTGCCGAGAGAGCCAAGTACAGTTTCCAACAAAGAGTAAATCAGAATGTAAGAACCCAAACTATAGGTAGAGTAAACATTCTAAATGGTCTACAAGATCCAGTCAACTTGTCACAAATCCTTGCTGGACGTAGACCAATCATTGATAGAGACTGGCAGATCACTACAGGTGGAGGAAATATCCTATCACAAGGACAGGATATTGTTCAAAGAATTGCGGGGTTCACTCTACCGTTCTCACCTATTCCTGGTGACTACTTTGAACAAGATAATCTACAAAGAGATTTTGATACTACACAATCTTTAGGTGCAGCCGAAGGAGGACTGGCGGCGAGAATTGTTGGAGGATTATTTGGACTTCGTGGATCAAGACCGAAGTCACCATCACAGGTATTCTTAGATTATACAGGTGCTGGACAAAGAGCACAGTTGACATCCAATTTGGACCTCAACAGATACCGTCCTCAATACAACACCGGTGGGACAGGAATTATTTCAGCACTCGGAAATGCCATCAGAGCGGCATTCGCTGCCGACAACGGGGCGGGATTCTACTATGTAGGAAGTCCCGAACGTGAACCACAATACTTGGTATCACCTCCTGGTGAAGTACCTATTGATCCATTTGGATCTCAAATTTTAGCACCTGTTTATGGGCCTGACGTTCTTGGTAAAGAATACGAAGGACCTGAACAAAATTTCCAATTTGGTTTAGCCGGTAGAGCATTTGAAGACGATGGTAGTCTATCGGGTGGTTTTACATGGGTAAATGGTAAATGGGCTCCCAACTCAGGTAGAAGACAAAAACCTGGTGGGGATTACACAACCGAAGATCCCGATTTCCAACTTATTGCTGGTCCATTTGAGGGTACACAGTCAATTAATTATGAATTCAAACCAGGATCCATACTGGATGATACCCAACGTCTTATTGACTCTGTACCAAACACAGGAGCAAGATTCGGACATGTTGGTAACGCCATTGATCAAACATCCAAAGTATTCTTTGACGGTTACAAAGAAATCACCAAAGGTTCTCAAGTCATCAAATACACCGATGGACAAGAGAACGTTGGGATTGAATATTGTAGAGTCTTTACAAAAGATACTCCATATTACACATTCACTGACCTTCAGAAATACGAGGGTAACATCAGAAAGTTCAAATACTCAATTCTTGACTCTACATTCAATCTGAACATAACCCCAACCAAAGGGGAGGATTCTACAAACATCATTGATGGACAAGTAACCAAATACATGTTCTCAATTGAAAACTTGGCTTGGAGAACAGGTAGTCGTCCTGGATTTAGATACAATGACCTTCCTGTGTGTGAGAAGGGACCAAACGGTGGTAGAATTATGTGGTTCCCACCATATGACCTTACATTCAGTGAGGATACAACTCCATCATTCAATGAGACGTCATTCTTGGGTAGACCCGAGCCAATTTACACTTACAAGTCAACACAAAGAAGTGGAACCCTAAAGTGGAAGATCATTGTGGACCACCCATCTATTTTGAATTTGATAGTACAGAAGGTGTTGGCTAACGAGGGGGACAGACCAAAAGTAGATTCTATTGTAAACTCATTCTTTGCGGGTTGTAAGAAGTACGACTTGTATGAATTAGCAAAAATTTATAACACGGTTCCACTCACTGAATTACAGGCTTGGCAAGAAGTTATCAATAACCCAAACACAACAAACGAACAGTATAAAGATGCGGTGAATTTCTTACAGGGAAATGAAACTGTTGCTCCAACTGGTGGGGGAACGGGACCATCTTCATCTGAAGCGATTTCTGCTGATTTCTTGTCATCGTATGAAAAAAATGGATTTTATTTTGATAATGATATTCCTGGCACAAACCCTAATTTGACGACATCAACAAGTTTTGAAGTATTCTATAATTCTTATACATCGGCGGCAAACAAACAAGAATATCAGGCTAAAGCCATACAAAAAACTAATGTTGATTTATTTTTCCAAGACACCGTTGAGAGTAATTACACTCAAATTCAAGAACTTGGGAAAAAAATATATGATATTTTACAACAACCCCAAGCCTCAAAAGTTGTTATTGATTTAGTGGGTAGTGCTTCATCACCACAAGAAGTGGCTTACAATAAGAAACTTTCATCAAGAAGAATAAGTTCGGTAGAAAATTTCTTTAAGAGTTTTAATTTTCCTGGTGGTGTTTCCCTAAGTAAATTTATTTCGGAGGGTAAAGTTGTGTTTACTGCAAATCCACAAGGTGAACAAAGTACGGCAACACCAAGAGCAGGTACTACTGCTTTGGGACCATTTTCTTGTACAGAAAATCTTACTGGTGCAAACAAAATATATTCGGTTCAAGCCATGGCGTGTAGAGCGGTAATAATCAACAAGATTACTATTGAACCAATTGTAGAACAACCTACACCAAACAACGTTGGGGTAAATGCACAATTACAACAAGATGGTCAAAAACCACAACCAGTCAAACCAGGAACTGGTAATACACAAGCATTACAACAACCGACACAGTACCTATACAAAGGGGCTTCTAAGAAGTTGTTGAGATATCTTTTAAGTGAATGTGATTACTTTGAGGTTATGAAAGCGTCAAATCCGTTTATTTACGACTCAATCAAAGAAAAAATCAAATACTTCCAACCATCATTCCACTCTATGACACCTGAGGGATTGAATTCAAGATTGACCTTTTTACAACAATGTACAAGACCTGGTGATACAATTCCTACTATTGGTGCTAATGGTCAGAAATTATATAATGACGCTACAAATACATCATTTGGGGCACCACCTGTTTTGGTACTAAGAATTGGTGACTTTTACAACACTAAGATTATACCAAAGAGTATCAACTTTACTTACGATAAGACATTTGACATAAATCCAGAAGGTATTGGATTTCAACCAATGATAGTGGATGTACAAATGAGTTTCAATTTTGTTGGTGGAATGGGGCTTAAAAATCCAATTGACACGTTACAAAATGCATTATCATTCAACTACTACGCCAACACTGAAATGTATGACGAAAGGGCTGAAGCAACAGAAGATACGACAAAACTTGATAGAGAAATAATACAGGCAATCCAAAACCAAACTCCTGTTGTTGGTGCTAAGAATGTTCAAAACAACCTTACAACTGATGGAGGAAATACCATTGGAGTTCAGGTTGTCACAGGACAGACTTCTTCAGGTGTTACAGGAACAATTGAATATAAAACATTTATGAACTCATTGGTTGACCAAACCAAGGACTACTTCAATGGTGGATTAACTTATTTTGAGAACCTTCTGAATAATTATAACTATGGTATTCTGTCGTTGGTAAACGATACATCAGGAAACAACGTTGGATATAACACAGGTGTAATCAACAGTAATACAACATCAATTATTGGTAAGAGTTTACAAGTCCAAAAGAATTTGGATAACTCATTCTCAAAACTAATCTCGGCAATCAATGATGATGATCTTCCAATATTTAGTAGTCAAGCCTTTGTCAATCCATTGATAACAAACGCCCAAAAGAGATTGTTCAAGAAAAACTACAAGGATTTTGTGAACACATACAAGAATAATTTTGCGGATGGAATATCTGAAAACATTTCTACTATTGTACAAATCCAACAAAACTTGGTTTTCAATTTTGATAGATTAAACTTTGTATTAGCAGGACCATCTGCGGGAAGTGGGTATGATGGAAAGATCAACAAACAAAATATTGCGGAGATTTTCATCACAAGTGGAACAACAGAAACATTCAACGGGAACCCTATTAATACCTATGTTCAGTTAGGTTTGGATGCTACCACGCTATCCATAAACATAAATAACTATGTGACACAATTACAAGGAAAACAAATATATGTCGGGACTGCTTATAATAAAACCAGCGGGGCATACACACCACCAACTTCTGATACTATTACCAACACTTTGTTACCAACTGACTTTGCAAAACTTGAGTTTATGTTGATGTCAAAAGCCATGTTGAAAGACAACAAACAAATTTTCTTGAATGCTTTGAAACAAGGATTGGATCAAGCCACTACAAATGCGATTGATTTCTATTATGATGGAATTGGTAATGCATCTTCAAGATATAATGTTTGGAAACAAATTTATGATCAAAATAAAACTTTGATTACAACCTTCAAAACTTCCACAGTTGGACTATCTTTTGTTGAATACACTCCACCTTTTGGTAAAACTCAAGAAAGGATTACAGTTTTTGAGACAACCCTAACACCGCCGAACAATATCAAGAATACATTACAGAATATCTATTTACCTAAAAACGATTCATCTCAGATAAACCCATATAACTTCAAGAGAAAGTTTAACTAATATGCAAACATACTACAATAGATATCAACAATTTTTCGTGAATGGAGAACAAACCGTGGTTCCTTTTATTCCATTACCATCAAAAACAACTGATCAGAGGTATGTCTATAGAGTTGGTGTTAGTAGGTTAGATAAAGTTTCCCAAGAATACTATGGATCACCATTTTTCGGATGGTTAATCCTTCAAGCCAATCCTGAATTCGGTGGTTTGGAATGGAACATACCTAATAACTCTGTGTTGACTATTCCATTCCCACTTGTATCATCATTACAAGATTATAAAAATGGTGTAGACAACTACTTCTTCTATTATGGCAGATAATTTAGGAAATAACGATAATATATTTGTAGATTTTGATTGTCAAAACATCATATTGGTTGACCCCAATAAAACTCAAAATGATGATGGTACAGTTTCAGAAAGAAAACTAGCGCACGAAGATTTGGTTATGTATGCCAACTTGGAGGCGAGAGTTATCCCAAGAACAAAATTGGCTGTTGGAGCACCAATTTCGGACGCTGTTAGAAATATACCTTTGGCCTCCATGAATTTTCTCAGACCTGGTGGAAGAACACAACTGAGAAATGATTATTTAGATGAGATTACGGGATTGAATTCCCAAAGTGGTAAAGGTACTAACCAACCTAGTAGGAATAGTATCCAACAAGAAAACAAAACTGACGAATTCTACATTTCAGAAAATGTCATCAACCCGTTAGACACAGGTCTTTTGGGTATTGAATCCATCAGAATTCAAAACAACAGGAGCGTTACACCGACTGTACAAATGGTTTTGATAGATACACAAGGTAGGGCACTATTTGAAAAAGGAGAGAACTCTGAATATGCTGCATTCTTTAATCTACCATATCCTATATTTTATTTGACGCTAAAAGGATACTACGGGAAGGCTATCAGATATCAGTTAATACTGACAAATTTTTCAGCGGCTTTTGAAGGTAACACAGGTAATTACAGAATAAACCTAACTTTTTACTCTTACAAATATACCATTTTAGCTGAGACACAAGTTGGTGCTTTGTTTGCGTTACCATACATGTATGCTAGTGATTTTAGAGTACAATCAACGGGGTTAGAGCCAGCTGCAGTCCAAGCCGCCCGAGCCTCATTAGGGAATGACAAAACTACAACTCAAGTCATACGATCAACCAAAGGGTATTCCAATATCCGAAACATGTATGCAAAATACAAAGCTCTTGGATTGATACCAAAAGATTTACCTGAATTATCAATACCGGAATTGCTAGCCAGACTTGAGTTATTACAAAGAAATATAATTCAAGGATTCGGACAGGCTGACTTTAGTCCATTGTCGGACATACAGAATTACAACAAACTTCTCACTGATTTTTACAATGATGTTTATTCTTCTAACGAAAATTCTTGGTTTTCAAGGTACATAGACCGAGAAAATATTTTTGTATTCAAATCAAAGGTTGAAGACACCCCACCTAACGAAGAACCTGAATTACAGTATGTTTATTTGTATAAGAATAACATCGGTTCAGATACTCAAGCAAGTTTGGATGCCTACACACAATTGAAACAGATTGTAGACTCATACAAATCCGCCTTAGCAAAAAACCCAACATTAGGTTTGAACGGGTCGTATACAATAGATGGTGTAAAAGATGACTCAACTAAAATAACGGCAATCAATAAAATCAATGTAATCAATCCATCCAAGAGTTTGGATCAGAGTAAGGTTCTCATTGAGGATACTTTCAGAAAGGCAATTGGACTCAATGATATTGATTGGGAAGCGACATATGTGGCACGGAACAAACGAGAGGGTACCGCCTTTGAAGTATTGGAGTTACAAACCAAATCCGCAAATTTATTCAGACCTACTCAAACAAACGTAGGTGGATTGGCAATATTCTACCCCACTTACAATTTTATTTTTGAGGGTAAAAATCAATTTACAGGAATTTACCAACAAATTTTCAATGATGTAAACAAACAGAAAGAAAAAATTGTTTTGGCTCTTGGTGCCTTTTTAGAAAAGAAAATTGAAGGTCCAAATGGATTAGGGTTTAGACCATCACTGAGAAACATTATGGCCATGATATTCGCATCTATTGAAGGTTTCTATCTTCTATTAGATGATGTACACACGGACGCTTGGTCTCAAAGACTCAATAAAAAAAGAAAACAGGCCATATTCAACCCAACCATTTCTTCAGCAAATCCTGACACATATCAAAATACACCAACAACAACTGCTCCTAATTTGGGGGATATACCGGTTTACCCATGGCCTCAATACTTGGTTGACACCAACGCTGAGGATGATGAACCGTTTGAAATAAGATATCCTGGTGAACCAAGTCAAATCGCAAGGACAGGCGCGAACGATTTTGTTGCTTGGCCTGAAGTAGAATTTGTTGAGGAATATATCAAAGGATTATCTAAAACTTTGGATGCACCACCGTCTCCAAATGGAAATGCCAATCTATCAAGAACTATATCAAGGATTTCAGTAAATGCCGTTGAATTCCCAATGACAAATATTCCATATTCTGATTACCAAGCAGTAAAGTTTTTGTATGAAATATACGAGCGTGTTTTATTGGCGGCATATTGGGACCGACTATCAAAAGGAGGACAAGAAAATTTTGAAATTTACAAAACACTATCCGACTTAGAAAACGTAAACATACAAACATCATTACTTGGGGCTAGCCCACAATTGACTAAAATCCTTAAAAATGTTGCTTTATCACCTATAAATTATTTGGACGTTTTGAGAAATTCTTCCAACGATGGTACAGGACCAAGTTGGCAACAACTTATTCGTGGTATTTTCACCTCTGAGTATCTAAGGGGTATCACGACTAAGGATTATGGTATTCTCCCTAATACAACATTTTCTAACTCGTCTGAATCAACTAATCAAAGTGTTGATTCATTAGGTAAGATTCAACAATTTATTAAGGACACAAAATCCAATCAAACTGACATTGCAGATTTATATCCTTTTGTTGATACCAATTGGACTAAATTCAATTTGTCTTCCTTTGTTAGTACGGAGAATACATATTTGACAACCAAGAGCCTGTATGTCAACGACACAAAAAAGTTCATCACCAATTTCCAAGACGGTCTATCTCAGAATGAAAATAGGCCTTTCACAAGTGGTGAATTTTTGATTGTAAATCTTCCTGAACTTGACAACTCAAATGGGCAGAACAAAAGTTTTGATACGTTCTACTTGGAGAGAACTCTATCGGGTAATTACTTGGTAACAGAAGGACCTGTCAATTATCAAAATAAAACAGGTAAAGTTATTGCGGAACAAACAACCTCAATGATGAATACACCGTTTTTTATCAACGCAATTGATGATGCGGTAACAAGACAAAAATCCGCAGATTTAAATCCATATATACTTCCAGCGTATTTGTTTTTGAACTCACTACCTTTGAGTACACTTAGAGAAAAATACAAAAACGTTAGTCCAACACAAAATACAGATTTAGATTACATATTTGCAACGATGACCAAGTTTGGTGGTATTCACAAAGTACCATATGCTTGGGTTCTAAAATATGGTTCTATTTGGCACAGATATAAAAAGTGGATTGAGACAAGTACTGACATACTGAATCCTATTTGGAGTAACATCAATTACTTTGATCTGTATGATCCTATCACTCAGAACCTACAGAAATTTTATTCCTTCCAAAACCAACAGAACAAAAATGTTGATATTGTTGCTCAAAATAATGTGAACATTGTTGGAGTAACAATCTCCACAATGAACGTAGGTTTCTATCCTAAGTTGATCAACGATTACTATTATATTTTTACAGGTCAAGATTTGTTTACTACCTATTCGGACTCTGAATTCCAAAGTGCGGTAACACAGGGACTGAATTTGGGTAATATACAGAAGAGTTCTATCGAACTTCCATTGGGTTTTGATAATTCACAACCAGGTAGAGTCCTGAACTACCGTACTTGGTTTACAAGTTTTGACTCAAAAGATTCACCGAAGTTTACACCGTCGTTACAAAATCAAACAATTGTAATACCATCTTTTGGTAGTAATTTCAGTCAGGTGACCGATGAGTGTTTTGTGAACACTCCAACTGGTAAAACACTTAGCCAAGAGGTATTCAATAACACTGCGATTTATGACGGATCCGCAAGACCATTTTGGGCGGCACCTAACTTTGGATATTTTGAATTACCAAGTATAACCAAACCAAGATATGATGAATACTTCAAGGAGATCAATCCAAATGGATTCAATCCTGAAGCCTTTGAACTACAAAACGAATATAGTAACATTGAAGAAATATTCGGTGTTCTCAAAAAAGAAATATTGGATGAGTTTGAAACTGAGTTCTTAAATTTTTGTGCCCCACAGACAGATAGTTCTTTGGATTTTTCAATTTTGGTAAACAAGAATTTCCAAACATTACTTCAAGAACTCATGTCAATCAATGTTGTTGACAATCAAAAAACATACGAAAATTACGTAAAAGATGTTTCTGTAGCTCAAGCCGAAAAAGTTACCAACACAATAAGAACATTCCTAAATTACGATGTTGCGTTGAAGATTGGTAACCCAAGTAATTTTGATAGAAGATTGTGGGGTAGTTTCACTACAAATCCTTCAAACGAAATAGTTGATGGATTTACATGGAATGCTTATATAAACAATTCATTACCATCATCCACGGGATCAACGACTTTGGCGCTATCTATTGCCCAATATCCTCAAGCGTGGCAGAACATGTACACTTACGTTGGATTTGCATCACAAACAGGATTGACATACAGTAATAGTGGAAGTTATTATACTGATTTTTTTGTTGACTTGAATATTGAATTCACCCCAACAAATGTTCAAAACTTTGCACCACTAATTAAGATCTATGGAACACAAAAATTGTTGGCTAACGGATCATATAATTCAGTCAACTTTACACAAGATATAAATGAGTATTACACAAATAACGATAAGTTCATAAGTCTAATTTTGACTCAGTTATTTTTTAGTCTTCAGAAACAACTTCCGAATGTAGAACAAAGTAATGAAAAACCAATTCTTAGTGGGTTAGACGGTAATCAACAAAAAATTGATTATTGGGAGACATTCAAAGCCTTCAACGACAAATGGATTGCTGGTGGAGAATTTAGAGAAAAAACATTATTCCAAGACGTTCTATTCTTGGATCGTGCCAACCGAGATATTGGTAATGACGTACTGATGGATGTGATAAAACTAAAAGATTTCCTATCAGGAAGTACGGTAACTAATGCCAGGGTAATTGATTTTGTTAGCAAAATCTTTATTGATAACAAGTTTCAAATGATGCCGATGCCTGCCTATATCAACTTTTGGGGTGTTGGAGAAGTTGTCAACGGACAACGACCAAGAACTGAAACAAGTCAGGATATGGCTAACTCATTGTTCGGAACCTTCTTGGATGTAGACTACAGAGAAGCTTCACCGAAGTTAGTTTGTTATTATGTTGGTAAACCATCGGAACATTTGAACCTCAAAGGTAATGAAAACTACAGATGGAAGACAGATTCCTTTGACTTTAATTGTGGTGGGGATCAACCCCTAGCGAGTGACTTGAAGAATAAGACTGACTTTGCCCTTTCAAATAGAGTTGTTGGATTCAACGTAGATTTTGGTACAAGAAATCAAGGGGTATTTTACAGTATACAATTAGATCAGAACGGAGCTGCTGCGACATCCGAAGCTAACCGAGTAGTCACAGATATTGCATTACAGGCCGGAGGTAAAAGGGCTCAATCTCAAAGTGTATCGTTATACAATTATTATAAAGTAAGGAGCTATGAATGTAGAGTAGAAGCACTTGGAAATATGATGATTCAACCTACGATGTACTTCAATTTACAGAGAGTACCAATGTTTTATGGTCCTTATATGGTTCAGTCCGTGGAACACGTAATCCAACCCGGAGATTTCAAAACTTATTTTACGGGAATCAGAATGCCTGTTGCGTCAATACCGAAACTGACACAACAACTTGTGAGTTTGAATGAAAATTTGTTGAGTGAATTAGTACAACAAGTACAGAGACTTAAGGAGACTGAATCTCAGTCAGTTACTAACAACGTGATTTCGGTTGGAAATTCAATAAGAAGTAACCAAGTGTTTACGGCGGCTTCGCCAGCACGTTGTGTTGCGGACATGCAAGTTGCAAACGTTAGATATAGAAATTACCAAGGTATTGAAACAACAAAGAGAGAAATTACTTTTTCTGAGTTATCTACAAAAATCAAATCTAAAATCTCAGATAACGCTCTGAAAGGTATTGTATTCTTCACTGCATACTTGAATGGACATACGGATAATAAATTCATCACTTGGGATTATGATTTGGGTGGAACACCGTTCGGTGGAACAATCTACAGTGGGATTTCATATAGTGAAAGAAGAGTTTTCTTCAGACCTGAGTATGGATGTAGAACTAGTAGTGATGGTGTGTCAGTTCCATATGCGGTATTTGATTCATTTGAAAAGTCTATTGATTTTATAAATGATTATTTCAAAACCTTATACCTTAGTACAAACTCAGTCACACAGACAAAACTAAATTGGACTACCAAGTCAGAGTACATTGCCAGTTTGGTGATACTTTGGACGGAGTGGTGGCCAACCAAAAAATTCCAAACTCCACAGCAATACCTTGGTTGGTTAAATTCCAACAAAAGTGTTGTTGAAAGTTTGAAAAAACAAGCGGAAGAAGCGGTTGAAAAAGCCATTTCTTTAGGACTTATTAACTTTTAAGGATATTTATAGATAAAAAACCATGGACATCAAGAAACATTTGGATAACTATCTTGGAAAAAACACAAGATTTTCCGAAAAAGCCACAGGGAACGGATACACAGAAGTGTGTGATCTAGATACAGGTGATTGCTACACAGTCAGAGATCGTGACGGTCTCATTGAAAGAGTAGATAACACCATGAGAACTAATAGAAGAGTTCAAGTTGAAACACCACATGGAGTTAAACAATTATTAAACGGATAAGTGATGAGTAACGTTGACAACAAAATAATGGAAGAATTGAAAAGATACAATTCTATCAACAAATATATTACAGAACAAGAAGCTGTTGCTCCTGATGTTGATTTGGCTGCGGCTACAGCTGATGCGGCACCTGAAGCTGATCCAACTATTGCGGATGCACCACCCGCAACACCTGAAGTGATTGATGTAAGTCAGGATTCTGAAGTTGAGAAAATTTCTGATACAGGTGAGACTGAATCAGAGGAATCTTCATCAGAGGAATTGGAAATTACCGATTTGGTAAATTCCCAAAAATCAATTGAAGAAAAACAAGCACAATACTTTGATTCAATGTTCCAACAATTGAACCAACTTCAAAGTAAGTTGAGTGAAATGGATGGTTTGGTTCAGAAACTAAATGACATTGAAACCAAAATTGAAAAATACAGACCTAAAACCCCTGAAGAAAAACTTGAACTAAGAAGTTTGGATTCAGGACCATATCATCAGAAACTATCTGATTTCTTTCAAGACAAACAGGAAGATATGAGAAAGGCAGGAAAGAATGAATACGTTCTAACCGCTGATGAGGTAGAACAATTCACACCGTCAGAAATCTCTAAAACTTTTGATGACTACGGTGCTGAACCAACCGGTTCCAAATTCAAAATGTATTGATTCATGAACAAAATGAATTATATTAAAGGGGTCACATTGTGACCCTTTTTATTTGGCGAATGATTTGACGGAACAATAAACTTGGCGTATACTTTCTATGTCTAACAATTAATTTTTTTTACAACTATGGCTAGTCCACTTGACGCAGTTCTCGCTCAATACGAGAAAAACACCCAATCCTATGACAACTCAGGTAAGATGTCACAGGAAGAACGAATGAAGAAATACTTCGCTTGTATCCTACCGCAAGGTCAGGCTCAAGGTCAACGAAGAGTCCGAATTCTCCCCACTAAAGACGGATCATCACCTTTCGTAGAGGTCTACTACCACGAACTACAGGTTGGTGGTAAATGGCAGAAATTCTATGATCCGGGAAAGAATGACAACGAGCGTTCACCCTTGAATGAAGTTTATGAAGAACTCATGGCTACAGGAAAAGAGGCTGATAAAGAATTAGCTCGTCAGTACAAATCACGCAAATTTTACATCGCTAAGGTCGTTGACCGTGACGCTGAAGAAGAAGGTGTAAAATTCTGGCGTTTCAAACACAACTACAAGAACGAAGGTATTCTTGATAAAATCATTCCTATTTGGAGACAAAAGGGTGATATCACCGATCCCGAAAAAGGTCGTGACCTTATCATCCAATTGGTAAAGCAAAAGACTCCAGGTGGTAAAGATTACACTTCAATCCAAACTATTATGCATGACGATCCTTCAGCACTTCACACTGATGAGGCGGTTATGAAAGAATGGTTGGCAGATGAATTGACATGGCAAGATGTCTACTCTAAAAAACCTGTTGAGTACTTGGAAGCTATCGCTCGTGGTGAGGAACCTCGTTGGGATTCTGAGACAGGTAAATATGTTTATGGTGATGATGCCCTTCTATCTATGGGAGGCGGTAAATCAACCCCATTGGCAGATCCACAAGCAGGTGCAGATCCTGACGAAGATCTACCATTCTAAATTTCGGATGGTGCAGGCGTTGTCTGCACCATTCTTTTTTTTTATAACATGGCAAGAATTGTAAAAATATCACCAGTTTATCGTTACTACGAATTACAACTCACTGAAGAACAACAAAAAATCTATGAAGAATCTCCAAATGAATTCTTGAATGATATTGTAAAAGACGAGGATTGGGTTTATATTGAAAGTACTGTCGGAGCCGACGAATACGAATTTAAGAAATAATATGGCACTAAAGAAAAATGATTTCTCATCACTGAAGAAGAAATTCTCTACTTCAGCAAAATACAAACCCCAACGTTTCTTTGACTTGGGTAAAGAGTTCTTGGAGGCGGTCGGTCTACCAGGACCTGCAATCGGACACATCAATATGTTCTTGGGACATAGTGATACCGGTAAAACCACTGCTTTGGTAAAATCTGCGGTGAGTGCTCAAAAACAAGGAGTACTTCCTGTCTTTATCATCACCGAACAGAAATGGAGTTTTGAACACGCTCAGTTGATGGGATTTGAGTGTCAAGAAGCCGTTGACGAAGAGACTGGCGAAATTGATTGGGACGGATTTTTCATCTTTAACAACAACTTCAGTTACATTGAACAAATCACTGATTACATCAATGAATTGTTGGATGCTCAAGAGAAGGGTGAGTTGGAGTATGACTTGTTGTTCCTTTGGGATTCTATTGGTTCTATTCCATCGAAAATGACTTATGAAGGTAAGGGTGGTAAGCAACACAACGCAGCCACACTTGCTGACAAGATTGGTATGGGAATCAACCAAAGAATTTCAGGTTCACGTAAGGCTGACTCAAAGTTTGAGAATACCCTTGTAATTGTGAACCAACCTTGGGTTGAACTTCCCGATAATCCATTCGGTCAACCTAAAATCAAAGCTAAGGGTGGTGAGTCAGTTTGGCTCAACTCATCATTAGTGTTCTTGTTCGGTAATCAAAAAGGTGCTGGCACCACGAAGATCACCGCAACAAAGGACAAGAGAACGGTAAAGTTTGCAACCCGTTCAAAAATCTCCGTCATGAAAAACCACATCAATGGATTGGGTTATGAAGATGGGAAGATCATTGTTACCCCTCACGGTTTCTTGGCAGGAAAAGATACCACCGAGGAGAAGGCTTCTATTGAATCATACAAGAAAGAATATTCTGACTACTGGAAGGGTATTATCGGTTCAGACGGGGACTTTTCCCTTCACGAGGAGAAAGACCCTGAAACACTCTAATATGATGCTTGCTGTAGGTTATTTTCTCATGGGTTTTGGTCTTGCAGGACTTCTGCGCAACATTTATGAAATTTATACTTTGTTGAACCCTTCAACAGGTAACAAGTGAAAACTCTCTTAGTAGATGGAGATAATTTATTTAAAATCGGATTCCACGGAGTCCGCGAATTCTTCGTTGATGGAAATCACATCGGCGGAGTCTTCCACTTTCTCAACACACTTAGAAAACAGTTGGATGAGCACAACTACGACAAAGTCATTGTCTTTTGGGACGGTGACGGCAACTCATCCCAACGACGTGAAATATACCCCAAGTACAAACTGAACCGGCGTCAGGATATGAACGAATTCAAATTTGAATCGTATCTTATCCAAAAACAACGAGTCAAGGAATATTTGGAGGAATGTTTTGTGCGTCAACTTCGTGTTGATAACAACGAATCAGATGACCTTATAGCATATTATTGTCAGGTGGCCAAAGATGAGGATAAAACCATCTTTACCGCCGACAAGGATCTGCTACAACTCATTGATTCAACCACATCCATCTATTCACCGATGATCAAAGTGATGTATAAGATGGGGGACAAAGTATCCATTATGGGTACCCAAATCCCTCATCAGAACATCCTGACACTCAAGGTGATAATGGGTGACAAGAGCGATAATATTGATGGGATTGAAAGACTCGGTGAAAAGACTTTTCTAAAGTTTTTTCCTGAGGTCCTTGACAGGGGGGTTTCAGTAGATGATATTTTATCTAAAACCAATCAACTTCTTCAAGAAAATGGAACCAACAAAGCACTTCAAAATTTGGTCAATGGAAAGACTAAAGAGGGGGAACTCGGTATGGAATTTTTCAAGATCAATAAGAAAATCGTGGATTTGTCGGATCCAATGATTACTGAAGAAGGTAAAGAACTTGTCCAACTTTATTATCGTGAAACAATAGACCCCGAGGGTAGGGGGTCAAAGAATCTTATCAGAATGATGACAGACGATGGTTTCTTTAAGTTCCTACCCAAAACCGATGAAGCTTTTCTAAACTTCGTCAGACCGTTTACAAAACTAACAAGAAAAGAAAAAAGACAATTCAAACAATCAAATTAATTTATTATGAAAGAACAAGATATTGTTAAAATGGAGTTTTTGATCACATTGAATAACAACATAGTTATTCAACGATACTTCAATGTACGAGGATACAACTCCACCGCGAGAGTTTCTGTTGACCTTTATGAATATGTAAAAGGATTGGTGGAAGCATTTGAACAAACTCAAAAAATGAGAACTGTTGTGTACATGCTTGACAACCAATTTGACATTATGGAAGATTCAACAATTTTGGACACTGACAATACCGACGGACCAGAAATTTTCAATTTCTACATCAAAATCGGCGAACAGACAATTTGTCATAGAACTCTGGATGCAAAAAATTTCCCACCTAAAATAAGATACACCGTAGACATACGCCAAGAGGCAAAAAGTATACTTCGGGACCTAACTGACATCTTTTCAGGACGAGAATTTAACACTCAGTACCTGAACTATACATTGGCTTGAGCGTATTTATAACTTACAGAAAAGGGAATAAAAATTATGTCAAATAGGAACTTCGAATATCTCGGGAATACATTTCAATTACAACTACTCAACCAACTTATTTTAGATAAGGATTTTTCGCATTCAATTATTGACGTAATAGAACCCTCTCACTTTGAGAACAAGTACTTCAAGACCCTGATTCAGTTGATCAAGGAGTATTATGTAAAATACGACTGTACACCATCATACGAAACATTATCGCAGATTGTCAAAAGTGAGTTCCCACAGGAGCTCATGTTGAAAATCCTGAACGATACAATCAAACAAATTCAAGACGCACCAATTGATGGTGCTAGTTTTGTCCAAGAAAAAGCACTCAAGTTCTGTAAACAACAAGAGTTACAAAAAGCTATTTCCAAGTCACAAAAAATCTTGGATAACGGTGATTTTGAGAACTACGATAAATTGGAGGAATTGTTCAGAACTGCTATTCAAATTGGAGAGAACAACAACAAAATTGAGGACGTATTCACTAACTTAGATGATGTCCTAAATGAGGACTTCAGACACCCTATTCCCATGGGAATTGCTGGTATTGACCGACTTCTCAAAGGAGGATTGGCAAAGGGTGAGTTGGGGGTAATCTTGGCACCAACTGGTGTAGGTAAAACTACTATCCTATCTAAGATTGCCAACAGTGCATTCAACACAGGATATAACGTTCTACAATTGTTTTTTGAGGACAACCCAAAGGTTATCCAAAGAAAACACTTTACTATGTGGACAGGAATAGCTCCTGACGAATTGCCCAATCATCGTGAAGAAGTTCTTGAAAAAGCACGTCAAGTAAAAGAGGAGATGACAAACAAGTTATACTTGAAGAAACTTCCCTCTGATACACACACCATGACTCAAATCAAAAATATGATCCGTAAAATGATTGCTGATGGACATAAGATTGATATGATATTGGTTGACTACATTGACTGTATCGTGCCCGATAAAAACTTGGGTGATGAATGGAAAAGTGAAGGTTCTGTCATGAGAGGTTTTGAAGCTCTCTGTCATGAATTGAATGTTGTAGGTTGGACCGCAACACAGGGTAACAGAAGCTCTATATCTTCTGAGGTAGTCACCACCGACCAGATGGGTGGTAGTATTAAGAAGGCTCAAGTAGGTCACGTTATCATTTCCGTGGCAAAGACCTTACAACAAAAAGAAATGAACTTGGCAACCATCGCCATAACCAAATCTCGTATTGGTAAAGATGGTGTTGTTTTTGAGAACTGTAAGTTTGATAACGAAATGTTAGATATTGACACGGAGAGTTCAGTAACCTTCTTAGGATTTGAAGAGAAGAAGGAAGAACAGAAACGTGATCGTATCAAAGAACTGATGGAGAAACGAAAACAACGTGAACAACAAAACTAAATTATAAAAATTATAAGCAATGGAAGAGTTATTAGATATTATATCTAGTGATACCCGATATGTGATCAAACGTAGCGGTGATAGAGTTTTATTTGAGTCTGATAAAATCAAAAATGCGGTTATGAAAGCTATGTTCAGCGTTGGTAAAGTTGACGAAGAAATGGCTGAAAAAATTGCAAGACTTACCAAGAAAAGTCTCTACAGAGGTGATAAACTCAGAGTACCACATGTTGATGAAATCCACGATATGGTGGAAAATAAATTGATGGATAACGGTTTGAATGATGTTGCTAAGGAATACATTATCTATCGTTCAGTTCATCGTCCAAATATTTTTTCAAAACGAGTGAACTTGAAACCTTACGAGTATCCCGAGTTAGTTGAATATGTTGACGCAATTCGTCACTCATACTGGGTTCACACCGAGTTCAACTTTACATCTGATATTCAAGATTTCAAAGTACACTTGAATGAAAAAGAGAAGTCAGCGGTTCAGAGAGCTATGTTGGCAATCTCACAGATTGAAATCGCAGTTAAAACCTTTTGGGGGGACATCTACAAAAGAATGCCCAAACCCGAAATCGGTAATGTGGGTGCAACGTTTGCAGAGTCTGAAGTAAGACACGCAGATGCTTACTCTCACTTGATTCAATTGTTGGGACTGAATTCTGAATTTCAGAACTTGTTGGAAGTACCGGCAATTAGAAGAAGAATCAAATATTTGGAAAAAACTATTGCAAACTCTAAGACGGTAGAAAACCAAGATTACTTTGAATCAGTAGTCCTATTCTCAATGTTTGTAGAAAACGTTTCGTTGTTCTCACAATTCTTGGTTATTATGTCCTTCAACAAACACAAGAATGTTTTGAAAGGTATTAGTAACGCTGTGGAAGCAACTTCAAAAGAAGAAAACATTCACGCAGAATTTGGATTTGATTTGGTGAATACAATCAAAAAAGAGAATCCTAATTGGTGGACACCACAGTTGGTTGAAGACATCTTAGATGCTACCATTGAAGCGTACGAAGCTGAGGCTGAGATTGTGGATTGGATCTTTGAGTTGGGTGATATGGATTTCCTTACAAAAGCTCAAACCTTGGAGTTTATTAAACACAGATTCAACCTATCATTGAATTCTATCGGTATTGAGGACGCGTTCAAAGTTGATAAGAAATTGTTGGAGACCACCGAGTGGTTTGACGATGAAATCCTAACAACGAAACACACAGATTTCTTCAATAAGAGAAGTATCAATTACAGTAAAAAATCAAAATCAATTACGTTAAACGACTTATTTTAATATATAAAAAAACAAACATGGAAAATAGAAAACCTTTTGACTGGATAAATGAGGAATCAATCACATTTCTTCGTAGAGGATATTTGAGTGAGGGTGAACAACCTTTGGAAAGAATCAAAGTCATTGCTGATCATGCAGAAAAACTATTGGGAATTGAAGGATTCGCTGATAAGTTTTACGATTATATGGGTAAAGGATGGTATTCTTTATCATCACCTGTATGGGCTAACTTTGGTAAAAAAAGAGGACTACCTGTAAGTTGTTTCGGATCAAATGTCGGAGACAATATTGAATCAATTCTTTACACACAAGCTGAAGTAGGAGAGATGAGTAAAATGGGTGGTGGAACCTCAGGATATTTTGGTAACATCCGTGGACGTGGTGCTAAAATCACTGACAACGGACACGCACCAGGAGCGGTTCACTTTATGAACTTATTCCAAAGTGTTGTGGACAATATATCTCAAGGATCAACTCGTAGAGGTCGTTTTTCACCATATCTTCCAGTTGAACACCCTGACATCATGGAATTCTTGGAAATCGGTACAGAAGGTTTCCCAATTCAGGACCTTACACACGCTGTAACAGTTACCGATGAATTTATGAAGGAAATGATTGCAGGTGATGAGGATAAGAGAGCGGTGTGGGCAAAAGTTATTCAACGTAGAGGTGAGATCGGATATCCTTATATCATGTTCACCGATACTATGAACAACGGAGCTCCTGAGGTATACAAGGACAAGGATATGAAAATTTACAATTCAAACCTCTGTTCTGAAATCGCTCTACATAATTCAGAAGAAGAGTCGTTCGTTTGTGTTCTTTCATCTATGAATCTACTTCACTACGATGAGTGGAAAGACACCGATGCTGTTGAAACCATGATTTATTTCTTGGATGCGGTTGTAACTGAATTCGTTAGTAAAATTGATGATATTCGTAACAGTGGTACCTTGGAAGGTCAAAGAGCTTTCTTCTACTTGGAAAAAGCTTACAACTTCGCTAAAAGACAAAGAGCACTTGGACTTGGAGTCTTGGGTTGGCACTCTCTATTACAATCAAAGAATTTACCTTTTGATAGTAAGGACACTGCAAGATTGAACGTTGAGGTATTCAAACTCATCAAAGATAAGTCATACAAAGCATCTGCAGAATTGGCGGAAATGTTTGGTGAACCCGAAACCTTGATTGGTTACGGAAGACGTAATGTTACTTTGAATGCGATTGCACCAACAACATCTTCAGCTTTTATTTTGGGACAGGTGTCACAGTCAATTGAACCTATTTGGTCAAATGCTTATGTGAAGGACGTTGCTAAATTGAAAGTTACAATCAAGAACCCAGTCTTGAAGAAACTTTTGTCTGAGATGGGTAAAGATACCAAAGAGGTATGGGATAGTATCAAGAAATACGATGGTTCCGTACAACACTTGGAATTTTTGACTGATGAACAAAAAGACGTTTTCAGAACTTTTGCTGAAGTCAATCAATCATCAATTATCAACCAAGCGGCGGTAAGACAAGATTTTATTGATCAGTCTCAATCGTTGAACCTAATGATTTCACCTGACATGCCAACCAAGGATGTCAACAAATTGTTGATTGACGCATGGAAGTTAGGGGTAAAGACATTGTACTACCAACACTCAATGAACTCGGCACAGGCTTTCGCAAGAAAGAAATTGAACCTAAATGACCTTGAATGCGTGGCTTGTCAGGCATAAAGACTCAAAAAGGTACATAATGTACAATAAACCCATCACTAAAGTGGTGGGTTTTTTTATGTCCTAAAAAAAATAATGGGATATATTTATCAGATATGGCAAATGGTAAAACATATGGATTAACTTTTCCCTTCGTAGATTCGTTTGATGGAAAGTATTTGGATCTCACTGATTATCCTGCTGAGGAAGTCAGAAGTAACCTTATTCACCTTTTATTGACAAGGAAAGGTTCACGTTACTTTTTACCTGACTTTGGGACAAGATTATTAGAATACATTTTTGAACCTTTGGATGGCCCAACATTCCAAAGTATTGAAGCGGAAATCAGAGATTCAGTACAAAAATTTATGCCACAATTACAACTTACAAATATCTCCATTACATCACCGACAGGAGAAGCTGCAGGTCTTACGGCAACTGAAGCGGGTGGGGTGATAGATCCGGGCATTAGAAGATACAATCAAGACGTTAGTGAATACACCGCAACAGTAAGGATTGATTATTCAATAACAAATGATGTTTTCAACACAAAAGATTTCGTCATCATAAATATTTAAGATTATGGCTGAAAGAAGAATTTCCTATACTGTAAGAGACTTTGCGGCAATCCGTCAAGAACTTATCAATTACACAAAAACATATTACCCTGAATTGATAGATAACTTCAATGATGCATCTGTCTTTTCAGTTTTCTTAGATTTGAATGCCGCAGTTGCCGACAACCTACATTATCACATTGATAGAAGTATCCAAGAAACAGTTCTTCAATATGCCCAACAAAGATCTTCAATTTACAATATTGCAAGGACATATGGTTTGAAAATTCCTGGTCAGAGACCATCTATCGCTTTGATAGACTTTTCCATTACAGTACCAGCCTTCGGTGATAAAGAAGATGAAAGATACTTGGGTATCCTCAGAGCGGGTAGTCAGGTTATTGGATCAGGACAAATCTTTGAAAATTTATATGATGTAAATTTTGCATCACCATTCAACCAAGATGGTTTCCCAAACAGATTGAAGATTCCAAATTTTGATGCGAGTGGTAATTTGATCAACTACACCATCACAAAAAGAGAAACAGTCGTAAACGGTATTACCAAGGTATTCAAGAGAGTTATTACACCTAATGATGTACGTCCATTTTTTGAATTCTTTTTACCTGAAAAAAATGTTCTCGGTGTAACATCAATTATCCAAAGAGATGGTACCTCATATTCTAACGTACCAACACCACAGGAATTCTTGGGGGCTCAAGGAAGGTGGTATGAAGTACCAGCTTTGGCTGACGATAGAGTTTTTATTGAGGATCCTACAAAACCATCTGATGATCCGGCAATCAAAGTTGGTAGATATATCCAAACACAACAGAGATTTATAACAGAATACACACCTGAAGGTTTCTTGAAGATTACTTTCGGTGGGGGTACAAATACTGCGGAGGATCAACTACGTGAGTTTACTGCTTTAGATGTTCCTTTGAAGATTCAAAGGTACCAAAATAACATGATGTCTTTGGGATCAACACCTAAGGCAAATACAACTTTGTTTATTCAATATAGAATTGGTGGAGGACTTGGAACTAATTTAGGTGTGAATGTCATCAACCAAATTGGAGCCGTAGACTTTTTTGTCAATGGACCATCGGATGTAATCAACAACTCAGTAATCAATTCCTTGGCTTGTAACAACGTTACAGCTGCAATTGGTGGTGCAGGGTACCCTTCAACAGAAGAGGTCAGAAACTACGTTACATTCAACTTCTCAGCACAAAACAGAGCGGTTACCATCAATGACTATGAGGCAATCATCAGAAACATGCCAGGTCAATTCGGAGCACCTGCTAAAGTTTCAATCACAGAGAATAATAATAAGATTCTGATCAACGTTTTATCATACGACTCATCAGGAAATCTTACCTCGGAAGTTTCACAAACTTTGAAACAGAACTTGGCTGAGTATCTGTCAAATTACAGAATGATCAATGACTATGTACAAATCGGAAGTGCTCAGGTTATTGATTTGGCAGTTGATGTCCAAGCAGTATTAGACTCAACACAAAACCAAGGTGCTGTAATATCCAACATTATTGATAGAGTCACAACCTTCTTTAGCCCAACAATTAGAGAGATGGGTGAAGATATTTTGGTATCTGAACTCAACAGATTGATTCAATCTGAAAACGGTGTAATAAGTGTTGGTGAAATCAAAATATTCAATAAGGTAGGTGGACAATACAGTTCATCACAAACATCAATGCCATATTCAGATGCTGCAACCAAAGAAATCTCATTGGTTGACAACACAATATTTGCAGAACCAAATCAAATCTATCAGATTAGATTCCCAGCGAAGGACATTACAGTTAGAGTTAAGAATTACCAAACAACAAACTTCTCGTAATCTATAGTTTTCCCAACTTTAGATTACTTTTTATAAAATAGTGGATAAACTATTTATCATAGAAAGTTTGTTTTAATGTCCAAGTCATACAGAATAAGAACCCAAGTAGGTGTAGATAGACAAATCAATGTACAATTAGATCAAGACTTTGATCAGATTGAAATTCTATCTCTGAAGATCAGAAGTGAAGATGTTTTCACAAGAATGTGTGCGGACTATGGTGTTGTCGTTGGTCGTGTTTTTGCCAACGGTGGTTATGGTATCCCAAACGCCAAACTATCAATTTTTGTCCCAATCACAGATGAGGATCTCAATAATGAAATTATCCGAGAACTATATCCTTACGAAACAATTGAAGACGTAAATGAGGACGGCTATCGTTACAATCTTTTACCCTATGAAAAAAGTCACTCAGGACACGTCCCGACGGGAACCTTCCCAAGTAGGAATGATATTCTTTCTAATCCAGCCCTAATTCAGGTATACGACAAATACTACAAGTACACAGTCAAAACAAACGGAAGTGGTGACTTTATGATTATGGGGGTTCCAATCGGAACTCAAACTTTAGTAATGAACTTGGACTTATCAGATATGGGTCCGTTCTCCCTGTCCCCACAAGATTTGGTAAGAATGGGTAGAGCAAGTTCAAGTGACTTCAACTCAGCAACATTTAGTACTTCATCGGACTTCCAATCACTCCCTCAAATTGTGACTCTGAATCAGAGTGTCAACGTACAACCATTTTGGGGACAACCTGAATTATGTGAAGTTGGTATTGTTAGATACGACTTCAATTTGGGTGATGTAGGTGTAACAATTGAACCAACGGCATTGTTCATGGGTTCATTGGTTAGTAACCAAAGTGATCAAGCAATATCAAGGAATTGTGTACCACCATCAGAGATGGGGGACTTATGTAATTTGAATGTAGCACCAGGAGAAATTGTTGCAATCAGACAAACGATATTCCAAGACACAAATGGTCTACCAATATTGGAACAAGCCGAATTACCAAATGGTGGAAAAGTAATTGACGAAGATGGAACTTGGTTATTGGAGGTTCCAATGAATCTTGATTATGTTACTACAAACGAATTTGGTGAACAAGTTTTGAGTCAGGATCCTGAAGTCGGGGTACCAACTCAAGGAAAATATAGATTTAAGGTCAAATGGGATCAATCTCCAAGTTTGGAACTTAGTGAAACTAGAAGAGCTTACTTCTTGGTACCGAATATTAAGGAATACGGTTGGAGTAATTCCTCAGCCGATCCGGCTTTTACTTTGAATCCCAATAGTCAACAATATCAGGATTTTATTGGTTCTTACTATTTTGGTTTGGAATGGAGTGGGTATACAAACGTAACTGCCGCTGTAAATTGTGAAGATACATTCTACAATTTTCAATATAATAAAGTCTATACCGTTTCAGGATTGGTAGACCAATATTATAAAGGTTTGAATCGTGGAAACTTTTTAGGTATCAAAGAGATTACCGATAACACTTGTGCCGATGAAAATAATAAATTTCCGGCTACAGATGGAGTTAGAAATTTTGACTTTTTGTTTTTTGTAACAAACCTCTTATTAACTATTCTGTCTCCACTCGCGGTTGTTGTAATCCCCATTTTGCATTTAATAGCCCAATTTTGGCCACAATTCAGGTGGTTGATACAAAACGTATTTCCAATATGGCTTGGATTCAACGCCTTAATCAGTACAATAAACGCAGCATCGGCATATCCTGCGATCGGACTGATAGTCACAAACGCTTTATGGGCCATTGCATGGGCGGCAGCAGCGGTAGGATTTACTCGTGTTGTTAGACCTTTATTGGACAACTTCACCTTGAAACAATTTCAATTACCAATGTTGTCATATCCAACATGTGAAGCTTGTGAATGTTCCAACGATGATATTATTTTACCTGAAATTACCGAGAATATTTTCGGTGGTTCTTCAAGGATTGGAGTGCAAAAAATTGGAGATTATAAAATCTATTCAAGAATTTCCTCATCAACTCTGATTAGTTCAAACACACCTTCTCTTTGGGGTGATTTGACTGGAGACCCTGGTGATACTGCTCCTGAGGGTATAGACCCTGATTTGTATAATAATAATAATGCAAATAAACGCCAAAACAAATACATTGCCGATCTCAATGGATTTCAATATGCATTAGCAGGTTATCCGTTAGTAGATCCGTTATATGTAACTCCGAGTACGAACAATTTTACAAGTACACTTGAGTATGGACGAGGAAGAGTTGCCGGTACTCCTGTTGTTAGGACTTACGCTAATGATGATACGGAAGGTATAGTTGGAAGAGATATCAATTTATCACAGTCTCTGAACCTTATGAACTTGAGAGAAAGATACTTTGAAAGTTCAAATATTATTACAACAACAATAAACCCAACCACGACTTCATCACAACCATTTACTGATATGCCAATGATTTTGGTGTGTCAACCAGGGTCTACGTTTGTTGCTGGAGATGTACTAACATTTGTAAATCCTGAACAACAATTGGATCCTAATTTCAGTGGTCAGTCCCTAAACCAATTCGGATCCAATTCAATTACGGGAACTTCAGTATCGGGGGTGAACATTTCAACAAACGTCACCTATATTCAACCCAACGGTACGGTGTCTACGGCACAAGTATTTTTGAATTCTACAAAACAAGAAAGAGATTATAATGCTAAGACCGGTATTGAGTACTTCCAAGTAATAACGAGTGATACTGCGGAATCCGTTTATAATGATTTAAGTCCAAACCCTTCTGTTCTTAGAAAATATCTGTTTGACAAACAACAGGAGATCACATACATAGATGCTAATAACGGTGTAAGAACTGTAACCTTGAATTCATTTTTCTCAATTGGAGATTCATGGAAAGATTATTTGATTGTATTCTTGACAAGAGGAGTTGATCCATGGACTGAAAAACAAGAAATCAATTACGATTTATCCAAAATATATGGATACTCACTGAATAGTAATACTGTTGGTATTACAGGTTCATACTACATGAACGTGCCTATACAACCTAACAGTGGTTCGGGTACTTGGTTCACAAGTTATAAGACACCTGAATCCCATAATGTCCCTTATACAACTTCAAAAATATTTTTCAAACCGTTCAACTTTACACCAGACTCAACGCAATTTACTACCGTACAGACTACCCAACCCAAACTTTATTCCTCATTAGATAAATCAACATCTAACTTCAGGCCTTACAACGGGGATAAGAATGTTGGATATTATTTGAATTCTAATTTTTCTGATGACGGAGTTGTTCAACAAGATATGAAATTTTTCAACACATCCTACCAAGGAGTTGTTGAGGGTGGTACATTGATTGGATCTACTGATGGACAAATTCAGAAAAGTATGTTGCAGATGGATTCAAGACTATACTCACCAGCCTATACTTCTTACCCTAATTTACCATCTACAAGTATTTCATATCTCGGGGCAATAAACAATGCTAAATTGGTTATGAGATCAGATAGACTTCCATCATCGGATGTTTATCAGAAAACAACTTGGACTCCATATGTAAGTGCAGGTAATACAATGTTATTACACCAAAATGATAATTTTGTGATTTATAAGATTGCAAGTGGAGGTGAGGGATCAATATCTACACCATTCAATTTTGATTTGGGATTAGGGTTACAATATGAGAGTACAGGTTTGAATAATAATTTTGATCGTGTGCTTGATACCTTTAGTTGTCAGGGTATGGTCCCATTAAGATGTTACACAGTGAATGCTAACGGGGAACTTGAGGTTTTGGATCCATGTCCGGCCAATGAAGATCCTATTAGAGTTGAGGGTGGTTGTTACGATTTATTATCGCCTGATGAAAATGGTAGTTATATTCGTACCATAAGACCGGCAATCCAAAATTATTTTGAATGGGCTCAAAGATTCAGGTTAACTTTTGCAATCTGTCGTGGAGTGTTCTCACATATTTTTGTAAACTCATGGGTGAATGGAACCCTGTTTGCATTCCCATTTAGAAACAAACCAACCTTCAACGCAAACAATCAACTTGAAGTAAGACGAGTCATTTCAGTTCAAACTCCGTTTGGACAACAACAAAAAGTTTCATACTCTTTCTGTTCGGACACAATTGCATTTGAACCGAATTCTAACAACTTCTATTATCGTTCATCACCATGGAGTGGAACAAAATTCATCGGTAAAAAATCACCAACACAAACTGGTACTATTGTCGGTGGAGCTTCGTTCACACCATTGAACAGATATAACCTGTTGTTCCCGACAACTATTATGGATTTGGGTCCAAAATATTTTTGGACTAAGGATGTCAACCTTTCACCTGATTATTATGGATATCAGATGGATAAAATGAACACATCATCTTGGAACGAGGTTTCCAATTTGATACAACTTTTCACTATTTCAAGATTGGTAAACATATCTTTCTTGGAAAGTATATTCAGTACTGGTGATGCTGCTTTATCGGGGTATTTCAGTAGAGACGGACAAAGAGTTGATGGGGACTACGCTCAGATGTTACAAATTAACTCACAATACGGGGTATCACCTCTTAACGAAGGTAATTACGTTGATGATCCAACAATACCGGGTGATAACCCAATTTACATTTCTTCAGATTCACAGGGTAATCCTGTATTTGGTGTTTTCTATAATTCATACCCATCTGATAGAGATTTGATTTCACCTCGTAGAATTGACAGAAACACTACAGGTTCTATTCTGATTGCTGACTATTTAGGTACCAAATCACAAGAAGTTCCCTTCTACAATTGGAGAAATAATGGTTGGTCTCCAACACCGGAAAACTCCATTTTCGGTAATGATAAAAACACTTGGTATACTGATTACAATCTAATATTGAATTTGGGTAGAAATATCTACAGTGAAAAATATCAAGAATTAGATAGACTCAATGCACCATATTTCTTGGGAAACAACGGATTAATTCAAAATCAACAAGGGTTCATATTCCAACGAAACGGTTTGAACCAATACGATCCTCAAAACACAAGTCCAAATAATTTTTCTACAATCACTTCAGCCCCATGGTATTTCTACTTTGGATTGAAGGTAGGTAGAAGTGCTATGGATAAATTCAGACAGACATACATAGGTGGAGAATGAGTAACAATCAATACAATGTAATTAAACCTGACTTACAGTTTGCCTCAGCACCTGAAAGTGATATTTCTATCAATACTTATTTGGATCAAACACAATCTGAAGTAATTGATTACGATAGGACTGTGACTGTCAATTTGGCAACATTGTTTGACAACGAAAGAAATCAATCAAATATTTTCAGACCAATCCTAAAGATTTCTTATATCTATGAAAATTCATTGGTAGGATCAACTGAATATGAAATTTATCGTGACAGTTTATACTATGTAAATCCTGAGAAGTCGACACCTATCCTTGGCGGAAATAACATTTGGAGTGGTTTACCCTCTTACCAAGAATTTGAGTTTATCAGAACCGACGCTACAAACCCACAAGTTTCCTACAGAGCCAAAAGTGCATCATCATACAACTGGAGTGTTGTTTACTCATACCCATATCTGAACGACTTCAATGTTCCCATGGATTATTATTTTGCGGACAATTCATCATTACCTACTTGGGTATCAGGTGACGGTATACCATTTTACATATCAACAGGGGCAGATAATGGATTACCTATTATACAATTCAATTGTATTGCACAACACGGATTGACTCAGGGTGAATGGGTGGAATTATCATTTGGATATCAAGGAACCAACACATTCCAAGTGTATTCTTTGGGTAATGGAACTGAGGGTTCTAATGAGTACGTATTCAACTTAGAAAACGTAGGATACACGGGAACCACTTTCAACACGGGTAACGATGGAACTTTCAAACGTATTGTTGACATCAACAATTCGGGTGAAACAAAATCAATCTATTATGTTAGAGTCCATAAAGTAATTACTAATCCTGAAGATAGTTTGATTACTTTGAACGGGTTTGAGTTGAACTCATTCCAAGATTATGCCGCTTATCAATTCTCATCTCTGACCCCAAACAATATTGCTTCGGTGGCTAAGTGGCAGAGTTCCAATAGTTACAATCTTACGGTTGCTCGTGATTTAGAAATCACTGAAAGACTTATTGATAACAACAACAGACCTGTTAGTCAAATTTTTGCCACATTCCAAAATGTTGGACAATATGGTTGGTGGAACAAACTAAGACGTGGATGGGAATTCAATATGTTACCTGGTCAAACAAACCCATGGTGGGATCTAACCAATGGACTTGCTTTGGAGTCAAACTCAACAACAACCTACACAAGAAATATTGATGGATCTACGGTATGTGTGAATCCACCCGATTGTTACACTTTTACCGTAAACTTACCAAGAGTAAGTGGTGATACTCTGTATGGTGATTGGTGTGAGTTCAACAATATCACACAAAGAGAAAGAGTGATATCCAAATACATGAACAAGATGACTTATTACACCAAAGCTTTTGATGTATCAAGTCAACCAACTTCAAATCCAAATGGATATTACTATCAGGTTCACTTCCCTGTTGTCTTGAAATACTTCTCGGATTATATAGAATCTGCTGATCCTGACTTTGTACAGGATATACCAAATTACGCTTACTATAGTCAAACCCTCAAGAGTTGGTTATGGAGAGACCTGTATCCTTTGGGATTCATTGACACAAACGGTGATGGAGTGGACTATCCATTCTTGAACGACAGCCATTATCCATTTACGGATATAATATTTAGATTATACCCCGAGGGTGCGTCATTTGACATAAATTCAATATACTCGGTCGTTCCCGATCCAATTATAGATGGCTGTGAATAATAGAAGAATAGTGATCCCCAACGCTGTGGGAACAACTTTGGATATTCCAATTGAACAAACTTGGGATTTTCAAGGATTGCAAGAATCCATAGAACAATACGAACTCAGTGTATTGGAACAGGTAATCAACAAAGACGAAGACTTTGAGGTAACCCGATTTGCTCACGCTGAAGATCAAAATGATGAAACGTCAATTTCATACATTTTCAACTTTTGGAATCCAAGTATTTTGGGTGGGGTTTATGAAGAATCGTACACATCAAAGTTTACTGTAGATCAAATCTACTACTACACACCACCTTTTACAAAGTCGTTTTGGAAACTTGACTTGTATACCTCACCCCTCAATAGAGATCAACAAGCGTACATTACAATTATATTACCAACTCAACAAGGATTCAGAGAAAATGCGGTGTTGAATGGAACAACAAATGTCACCATAAAAAAACCTTCTTACCGATTGGATTATGTTGGTGATAAAGAAGGTTTCTTTATTTACTGGTTGAAGAAAAGGGATTTCTTGAATATTACTGACTTTTATATGACCGCAAAATTCTTTGACGGCAGTACTGGTCAATTTATCAAAATGATGAATACACCACAAAATACTTTATCAAATCCTTCTGATTTCCCACAAGAAGAATATTTCTATTATAAAGTGGTATTGGATTATCCAACTCAAAAATACGAGGTTTATCATTACCCTACTTTGGTAAAAGTGGGGACGAAAACAAACCCGATAACTTGGTATGAATACGTAAACCCATAATGGAAAGTCAAACAATGTATGTGAATATTTCACCAGGGGTTCTGTCCACTTTGGTGCACGATGTGACGGTTTCAGGAGATACCTTCGGTGTGTACTCAGGTATGACTCAGATGCTCACAGGTGGAACCAACAATACATCATTGTTTACTGGTTTGACGATCCCAATTTTACTTGTCCAAAACACAATTGATTTGGGATACTATTCTGTTTTTGACGGAGCAATCCTTCAACAGAATGTTGTAACAAACTTTATTTTTTCATCAACAACTGCAAATCCATATGAATGGAATGTGTATAATACAGTTGATGCGGACTTCAATGCCTTTCTACAACTATCAAGTTACTTTATAGATTGGGGGGATGGTAGTCCATTACAACAGATTACAAACTACGCACCAAACTCTATATCACACGTATATCCTTCAGTAAGTTCTGAATACACCATCACGATGTTTCAGAATAATCCTTGGGGAAATACCACGGTAAGTAAGACAATTCAAGCACCATTTGTTGATGTTCCCAATTTCAATCCACAAGGGACGGCGTATTTCACTCCAAATGTTGGTGCTTGGACAGGTACACCAATCTCGTACAACTACATATTCACAGGAGATAGTGTGAATGTTGTTAGTGCTCAGACATCTAACAATTATACAACAGTTCCGTTTACAATAACGGGTTTGACCTCTTCAAGAATTACGGAACTTGCTCAATATGGTACTGACAGGTATGTTCTATTGTTACCAGTTAAGAAAGAAGGAATTGATTACGGTATCATCACAGACATAAATTTATCTTATACTGCTTACACCATACAGGATGTAAACTATATTGATTTTGCGGATGGAACCACAATATATGAAATTCAATCGTCAGGATTGATTCAAGATTGGATGGTTGCAGAGCCATTAGTGAAAGATGAATTATTATTAGGTGTTGCAGGTCAAGCAGAAATTCAATCTAATGTATTTATAGAACGAGGGAAAAACTCTGCATATGAACGAGTCCAAAGAATTGGTGAAGTTGATAATTTGGGTGATCTCATAAAATATGGATATAGATTTTTTAACGTAATATAACATGGCAACAGGAACCTATGGAACAATTAGACCGGCAGATGTTTCTCCTGAGGATGTTCAAATTATAATGAACTACACACCCTCAAGGGATGTAACAGATAATTTTGTGTTGACACAACTCAATGCAAGTCAAATACTACGTCCATATTTCAACAACAACCAAACAGGTGGAAATACGAACGAAATTTTGGGTGGTTTATACAACCTAAGATTACCATCTAACGTATTCAATCAGTTAGGTATCTATACTTTATACATCAGACCGGCAGAAATAAGAACAACAATTACAGATTGTGGTGTTTTATCGGCACTTCCAAACGTAAAAGGAATCGTGATTGATTTATCAAATGTACCAAACCAATTCGTAAACAAATTTATTGCTCAAGGATTGGTTGGATTCAGAGTTGAATATCTAAATCCTGATGGTAGTAAGATTCCAAACTTTTTCAGAATCATTACATCTAACTTCTTTTGTGAACCTATTGTTCAGAACCTGACCAACACACAACAGAAATCAGTTAGATACCGATACACTGAGGGTCAAACAAACTTGGTGTTCTGTACTTTGTCACCGAGTTCGGCACCTACTAACAAACCTAATGCAACGCCATTTATCGGACAACCCGATCAAAATATTATCCTTTCAAATACATTCTTCAATCCACTTACATTAGAGGTGACAGTTGGACAGTACGACTTGGATACTCTTGGAATTGCCTTCTACGGTAATCAAACTAAGAGTATGGAGGATGGTATCTACACGATCTACGACGAGGAGAACAACATCTATCAACAATTCAACTTGTACGAAATCAAAGATGACTTCAATAATCTTCTTTATGAGGTCAAAGAGAATCGTGGTGATAATATTGATTTTAGTAAAAACTTCCAAAACATTACTGAACAATAATAATGGCTAAAAAGTTCATTCCAAATACTGCAGCATCGGGAGCTGGAACTCCCTTTGATAATATTGTCGGTTTGCAGACTGTACAAGGGGGTGGACTTACGCAAGGAAATTTTGAATTCTCAACTCAGTTATCTGAGAAGGTAAACAGAACCTTCAACATCGGTGTTTTCCAAGATCCAATCAATTTGGAAAACTTAGACATAGAATCGGTAAACGAAGCAAGAGAATTATTGGCAAAAGAATACCGAGTTTATCCTAACTACGATCTCTCTCAAGTAACAAACTTTACAATATTTGGTTCACTTCAAAAAAGACTTGAGGTCTCAGTTCAAAGAATTCTTAACTTTTTCCCCGCAGCAATTGAGGTTGATAGAGTTTACTATGATTACTCAACTGGGTTGACAGTAACAAATATAACGTATGATTCTGTAAATAATGAGACACAATTTGAGATCAACGTATCAAGAATTAAAAACCCATTCTCGTTAGACTATTCAGTAAACTCAGTAATCAATTTACAAAACAGAGAGTCTGAGTTTTCACCAATCAGAGATTTGACAAACCGATATAGAGATTATTCTTTATTCACGGTATTAGGTGAGTTCCCAATTGTGGACTTCACACCGTCTCAGAGTTTGTTTAGTGGAACTATTGTGGTTGTGGTAACAGGAGATGCATTTCCTGGTCTAAGTAACACCACAGAGAGTATCTATATCAAACCCAATACATATTACACTGAAAAATCATTTACCGAAGATTTTGATGAAGTTGAAAAATTCTTACTTAATAGATTATCAAATCCGATCTACACGGCAACATTCTCAGTCCCTGTTGAAAGTGAAAACGGTGTCCTGACTATATCAAGTCAAAGTGTTACTTGGCCGTTAGATGGATTATGGAACTTAGATATTAGAAGTGATAGGTTTGAATTATACCTTGAACAACTCAACCAAATAGGTGTTGAGTTTGATGCCTTCAAAACAAATCTCATCGCGAGATTCCTTGTTACAGAATCACTCTTGGAGTTTGATACGCCTGACCACAAAGTTAGAAAAGTTTTACAGATATACGGAAGAAGTTTTGATCAGATCAAACAATTCATTGATGCCTTGGCATACATGAACTCAGTATCGTACAACCCTGGTAATGACATACCTTCCATGTTATTGAAAAACTTGGCAGCTACTTTGGGTTGGGGTACAAACATATCACCGATTACTGAAGAAGGTTTCTTAAATTCCGTGTATTCATCAAGTGGTGTAACTCAATACGCAGGATTCTCAAGAGAACTTACACCGAGTGAATTGAACTATCAGTTCTATAGGAACTTGATTTTGAACTCCGCCTATCTGTTCAAATCAAAAGGAACAAGAAGATCAATTGAATTCACATTGAGATTGGTCGGTGCTCCTGATGCCTTGATTGAATTCAACGAACATGTTTATCTTGCGGATCAGAGAATCAATATGAGACAATTCAACCAACAGTTTGCTCAGATAACTGGAGGAACTTATGTTGATGTGGAAACACAATATGTACCTGGTGATACCTTCACAATTTTGGGTGTTCCGTACACAGGATTTGCTACAACGTCTCAGATCTTTATTGTGGATGAAGTACGTGAAGATTATCCTGTGGATGAATTTGGATACCCACAAGCACCATTGGAAAATGATGACTACTTCTTTGAGAAAGGTGCTGGTTGGTTTGAATCTACACCACAACACAGAAGCCCAGAATTAGTCAATCAATCACTATCTGTATTTACGGGTAGTAGTCCGAACGTTCAAACTTTCTTAGAACCTTTCACTTATGGACAATTGTACTTCAGTAAGTTCAGAAATTTCCCTTACATGAATCTTGGGTTCAAACTGAAGTATACAATCGACAACAAGAAGAGTTGGCAACCACCTGTATTCAGAGTTGCTAGAAATGCTGGATATGAAGCCTATTACACAGTCGGAGACGAGAGATTAGTTCTCAATGCGAAGAACGTCGATTTATTTATCAACCCATCACAAGGTATTTTGTACAACGTATGGCAAATGTCATCTAATTACAATTACCCAATACCAAACAGTGGATATACCCCAACCTACCCAAGTTTGGGACAAAACAACTGGTCATTTATTGATCCACAACCAAACAAAAAGACATTCTTTGAATTTGCTCAAACCTTTGTAAAATCTACAATCAACATCAGAGACAGATGGTATTCAACAGATGGAAAAACAAGTGGATATCCTGACTTGTTGAACATTTTTTACAAGTATCTTTTGTCAGATCAAAATGTAGGGATTCCAAATGACAATTTCTTGTATCAAAAACTTATTGAATACGTACAAGGAATAGGTCCATATTGGATTCGTTTGACACAACAAATGATACCCGCCACAACAATTTGGAACACGGGTGTAAAGTTTGAGAACTCAGCACTTCAGAGACAAAAATTTGTCTACAGAAGACAAAGAGGTTGTCAGTTGATTCCAATTGAGGTAGATCCTTGTGTTGCTATAGGAACACTCTATGGATCTGATTGTTTACGTGAAAGTGCGGATTGTTTTGTGTATCCTTGGATCGGACAGACGAGTGGAGTTACTTCATTCTCACAAATACTATACTCAGTATTGAATTCGTATTTGAATTCAAATGGATTGTTGATTGGAGATTGTGACACTAACTCACTTTATTCACAATGGTTTGTGGAAGTAAAAATTGACGGAACTACAATTATACAAAACCAATTCTTTACAGGATATGGTATTGGACAAGTTCCAACAAACATTCAATGGAAATCTGCTTTGGTATTTTACCTAAGTCAACTCATTTCATTTGGATATTACTTTACCTTGAATGGTAATACAGTTACAGTTTACAAAGTAGGATGTGCTGAAGATACTACACCGAGTACTCTACAAATCAATGTGGGGATAAATATTGATATAGATTGTGTATAATGCCTTGTAGTAATTCAGTTTATTTAGTTTGTTGTTATGATCCCACAAGGTCCTTTTCAGCCTGTACTCCAACAATTGACGGAGTACCAAATTCTTCGTTTGTTGATGGTGGATTTTACTTAGGAAGTGATCCACTAAACGCTAACATTTGTTATTCTGCAACGTCCACTCCTGTTGGAACCGTATATAACTTACAGCAATCAAGCTATACCACACAAGTAGATTGCGATACATGTCAACTCAATTACGGTGGAGGATGTCCTTCAGTTGTAACCTTTACAAACGCCATATTGGTAAACTGTTGTGATCCGACCGATACTCTCAACGCTAGTGTACCTAACACCTATTCTGTAGGGATTCAGGCAATTAGATATAATGATAAATGTTGGACCGTTCAATCATTTGGTGGTGTTGGAGGTGAAGAACTTTACGCAGGATATGATGGATGTGGTGATTGTTTGAATAATTTTCCATGTTGTGGATGTTACGAGCTTGAAGTTGGACCCCTTTTCCCACTTGTTGTGGATAATGGAGATGTTTTCATTGATTACACAAACTGTTCAGGTAATTTACAAACAGCAACTGCAACCACAGGTAACCTTACATTCAACATATGTTCTCAATCGGGTGAAACTATCACAACAAGATTTGATGTGGGAGGATCACCTTATACAGGGGATACCTACCCCTATGAGCCTTTCGGGGGACCAAACCCAGACCTAACGGTTTATGTAACGAATTTAGAAGAGGTATGTAGTGGAGAACCTTGTGGTCCGTTGCCATCGGCTACACCAACACCTACACCAACAATTACACCAACCCCCACTATAACTGTAACCCCCACGGTAACACCAACACCTACAAGTTCACCTCCGTTTTTACCTTCACCTCTGAATTACACTTTGAGTATCACAGGGACATGTACTTCAGCAACTGGCGCGATATGTGTTGTTCCATCGGGTGGTGTTCCACCTTATACAGTGGAATGGTTGACCCCGAATTTGGGTTTTGGTCTTTGTAAAACTGGTCTTACCGCGGGTAGCTACTCAATCAAACTTACGGATTCGTCATCACCTGTAAACCAAACAAATTACATCAATGCGGTTGTTGGAAATTCATTGTCACTTGCAATTTCAAGTGTCAATGACACAACATGTGGATTGGATAATGGAGATGTTGTTGTTTATGCCGTAAGTAATAACTTAGATATTACATATTATTTGTATTCGGGATCAAGTGTTCTGAATTCAACTACAACCACAAATGGAATTGCCTCGTTCAACCAGTTGGCTTCGGGTAATTACTACGTCTATGGTGTAGGTGTTGATGGATGTACGGCAACAACGGCAAACTTTGTGGTGGATCCATCAGATCCTTTGGACTTTGGATTCTATGTGGTGAATGATACTCAGTGTTTGAGTCCATCAGGAAAACTTTATGTTACGGGTCTAACAGGAAACGCACCATACACTTATCTATGGAACAACTTGGAGACTACTTCAAGTATAACAGGACTAAGTGCTGGGTCTTATTCAGTAACCGTTACTGATAACCAAGGTTGTACGGTTACCAAGAGTGCTTTGGTTGACTACGTACCTGGTTTAGGACTTGGATCTTGGACAAGTACGGATCCAACTTGTTTCAATTCAGACGGAAGCCTTACGTTGACAATAACGGGTGGAACGGGTCCTTATTTCTATTCGGGAAGTAATGGTACCACGATAGTTACCTACGCCACGTCCTATACATTTACAAATCTTTCTGCGGGACCGTTCTTTGTTACAGTTACCGATGCCGCACTTTGTAAACAAACCTTCAGTGCCACATTACTAACACCAACAGCTTTTTATAATGTCGTTGCAAATGTTACAAATTCAACATGTTCATCACAAAATGGATCTATAAATGTTTCCTTACAAGGGGGTAGTCCGCCTTATACGTATAGTTTGAGTTCGGTAACATCAACAACAAGTGCCACGACAAACTCAACACAATACATTTTCAGTAATCTGTCAAACGGAACATATAATTTGACAATTAGTGATGGGGGTGAGTGTGAATACAACTCAACGTTGGTTGTAAACTCAACAAATCTTTTCTCAGTGTCAGTGTCGGCAACCACAGCTAGTTGTGGACTTGATAATGGTTCAATTGTTTTGACAGCAACGGCGGGTGGTGTACTTCCATATACTTACACCTTGGACAATGGACAAACCATAACAACCACAAGTTTATCAACTACGTTCTCATCTCTACCGAGTGGTCCGTATCAATATTATGTGACTGACGCCAATGGTTGTACCGTATCAGGTAACACAAGTGTTGCGGATTTGAGTCCTTTAAATTTCTCTTTGTTCCCAACACAACCAGTGTATCCTTCAACCACAGGTAATATATCGGTATTGATATCACAAGGTCAGCCACCATTTACATTCACATGGTCTCCGAACATTCCAAGTAATCCACAATCAATTTTTGTCACAGGTCTAACTGCCGATACCTACACCTTGACAATTGTTGATGATAATGGATGTACCCAAACAAGAAGTACGGTTATAGAACAACCCAATTTCCAACAAACTTATCAAACATTCACAATGTGTGAGTCTGATTTTGTTTTCACCTCGGCAACAAGAAGATCAATGTTGGATATGGTCTATGACGGATTTATAGATCTGACAACACCTGAAACTGGATGTACATTATCCTCAACTACTTTCACAATAGAAGTGGAAGTTAGTGGTAATACATATTCAAATTCTTTCTATACAGGATACACTTTGACAGATGTACCAACAGACACTGAATACTTCACCGCAGTTGAAAATTTATTGACAGGAATACCAGGAGTTTCACAAGTAATAATTGATCCCGTAACATCTCAGGTTTCAATATTTACTGAAGGTGAATTGGCAAACAAACCCGTAGTAATTGATTTGATAATTGATTACATAATATTGTGTCCGACACCATGTCCATCAGCGACACCTACGGTCACACCTACTATTACAACAACACCTACGGTAACACCTACTATTACCGAGACCCCAACACAGACACCTACTCCAACATCAAGTAGTACAACACAAACACCGACCCCAACTAGTACTGTAACCCCGACAGTGACTCCGACTATAACTGAAACTTCTACTCAAACGCCAACTCCAACACCAACAATAACCGAAACACCGACAAATACGCCAACATCAACAATTACACAGACACCAACTCAAACTCCTTCAGTAACACCTACCCTAACTCCAACGGTTACACCTTCATCTGATCCGTATCCATACTTCTTGGCGGGTTATTGTTATGATGGAAGAATGTATGCTGATGGCGGAAGTTTCTCATCAAATTGTACGCAAGTTCAAAGTGGTTTGGGATCCGCTACTCGTTATAAGTCAAATTATCCGTATAGTTATTTGTACAGTGGATTGTGGAGTACAGTCAATATGTTTATTTATGATACTGTCACTGCAAGTTTATTGAGTTCAAAACCAATCGCCGATGGATGTCAGTATTGGGAAACTAGTAGTTTGGGTAAAGTTATTGCAGGATATCCACAAGTTGGATTTGATTGTACAACCCCTGGAGGTTGTTGTCCTGGTACCGCACCAAGTTAAATAAATAATCGTTATGCCATCACAAATTCAAATAACAAGTTTTACGGGGGGGTTACCAGCACAGGTATTCGTATCTGACGTATATGGTAATAACAATACGTTTGTGGGATCTATAGTTTCGGCGATTCCACCAACAATTTATTTCACGTTACCATCTTTATTTGATTTTGCACCTGCGGTTAAAATAACCATAATAGATTCAAATGGTTGTGAAGAATTTACAATTGATGAGTGTCTGACCATTTTCCCGAGTCCCACACCAACTCCAACAGTAACTCCAACAATCACCAACACACCGACTGTTACTCCAACAATAACGAACACATCAACTTCAACGCCAACACCAACGGTTACCGAAACACCAACAAGTACTCCTACACCAACTATTTCTGAAACTCCAACTCAGACACCAACTGTTACACCAACTTCAGATCCTACACAAACTCCAACCTCTACTATCACTCCAACGGTAACACCAACAATTACTGAGACTCCAACAAATACTCCGACGGCAACAGTAACCGAGACACCAACCAATACTCCTACGACAACCGCAACTCAAACTCCGACAGTTACTCTTTCGCCAAATCCAACCCAAACTCCGACACCAAGTATTACACCAACAGTAACGGATACTCCAACAGCAACACCGACTCAAACTCCAACCGTAACACCAACATCGGATCCTACCCAAACACCAACGCCAAGTATCACACCAACTGTGACTCCA